GAGGCTGCCGCAGTCTCTAGAGATTTCTTGGAAAGATTGGCTAAGCCAGGTAGAAGTTGTTTAGAAATTCCTGCAGCAAATAATACAGCAGCTCCCGCTAAGGCTCCCTGGGAAGACCCCAGAATACCTGCTAAAGGTTTTGCCGCTACATTAATAAAGTTAAGAATAGTATTAGTTAAGTCGCTGAAATTAGACGCCAGCTTATCGTACGCTGTACTATTACCAGCGCTTTCAGATAATCCTCCAAACTTAAGATTAGCTTCGTCAAGAACAGCATTTAAGAAACCTTGACGCTTTTCAAAGTTACTCAACTGAGATACGTTCTTATTTAGAACAGCTGCATACTTAGTATTAGACTCATTAATCTTGGTCATAATACCAAGTTCGTCTAATAGTTCTGGCTCTAGCTTAACGACACCTCTGGTCAAACGATCTAGGGAATCTGTTAGATTGCGACCCAGCGCGAACGAAGTATCTCTCGCAGCTTTACCTAAAGCCTCAATTTCTTTTGCGCCGAATCCGGCGGATGCAATCTGAGCGGTTGAACGTAACGCTTGCTCAGTACTAATAGCATTACCGGTAACGGTCTTTAGGTTTTCGGCTACAATAGACAGAGTCTGCCCAGTTCTAGCTCCGGCAGCTTCTAAGCCTCTGAAAACCTGCTCTACCTGTGAAGCCTGCCTTAAAGCATTAAAGGCAGCAGTTACCGCGAAGACGTTAGCTGCAAGCGTAGCATACGCCCCAACAACGCCTCCCGAACCGCTGCCTAAAGTTTCGGCTAACTTCGAGAAACTCTTAGTAGAGTTGGCAGTTCCAATAACACCCTTCTTCTGAGTGTCAAAGAACTCTTTACCGGTTTTGTCTGCATCCTTCTGGCGCTTCTTTACTCTCTCGACGCTATCACCAAGAGCTTCAAGATCTTTTATTACTATTTTTTGCGTACCTTTGTCGGTTACTATTACCTCAAAAGTTACTTTATTTTGTGCCATAATATGAGACCAACCAAAAGGTCTTAGGCTCCTCGTTTAGCCTGTGATTCCATTTCTTTTCGCTTCCTAGCTACTGCTTCTCGGGACTTTTCGATAACTCTGCTATCTAGTCTAAGCATAGTCTCTAGGAACATTTCTTTATCTTGTACCTTCATTACGTCCATATGGACTTGAAGAGGGGAATAGTCTTTTCCCAGATAACCAATATCTGCTACAAGCCTATCCCCTAATTTGTTAAATACTACAATCGCTTTCTGCATATCATCCGGAAGATCGGATAATTCCGGTGGAATCTTATCCGGGTTTGGCTCTTCATTCAACTGCTCACACATGCGCATGTATTTCTCATACGTCATGCCCGATTCAGTGTTATTCTGCCACCTCTCCAGACGCTTCCACGCTTCTTCCTTTTGGTCCTGTACGAAAGTTATCTAAGTTAAAGACCTCCTCGTTCAACCAGGTATCAAACTCAGAAGAGTTAGATACTAGAAGATGGGCGTTTTCCTGATCATAGTCCAGAACGGCTTCCGGGTCTTGACCAGTAAGGTCTACAAGCATGAGCTCTTCAAGATACTTTAATTTAAGACCTTTCCAGTTTGTAATCGTAGCATCCGTGAAAGCTCGAACAAACTTTTTCTCGTCTAGCGTCTCATACGGGACTCTGGTCTTTCTATCTACCTTTGTGTAAGTGCATTCCTTACGAAGGGATACTAGACGGTCTCTACCTAGGTTAACCAGTTCGACCTCGAAACCTTCCATACCAGGAAAATCTACCCAAGCGGACTTGGTGTCAACCATAAGATTCTTTAAATTCATTATTACTCCTTAAATAGTATTTAAACTTATAATAGTCGATAGGCTAGTAGGGCTTGACGTTAATCTAAAATCAAAGCTCTGTATGTAAATATCCTGAACGTCTAGCCTATTCGTGTAGACGACAGTAGGGAGGTTAAAATCTAATAAATAAGCGGAGCTAGAAGCGCCTACTCTTATTCTTAGAGGTACATCTACGGCCCAACTGTTGACCGTGGAATTATTATCATCTGTGATATATTTCTGTATGGAGCCTGATACGTTTCTTTTAGACACAACAAAAGTCTCAGGATACATAGTTCCCGAGACGTCCGTAATGGATAAGCTTTTATGCAGGGTGTCGTAATCTAACCATTGTACACTATTGGAAACCTCTAACGAAACTGCCGTTACGTAGGCTTGAGTTATGGAATTTACCTGAATACTCATAGCGTTAGGGGCTACATACGTACTAGAACTAGATCTAGCAATCACTACTCCTGGAATAGTACCAGTAAATTCATATAGCTTACTACCAGAACCAGAAACAGCTAAAGATATAAATCTATCTTTAACTATTTGGAAGACGCCAGATTCAATCACGCAATTATTAATAGCATACGTAACTGTATCTAATTTGAAGTATAAATCGAACCTTTTCAAAGTTACTTCAGTATTAGTTGTATCATAATCAATTAATAAATCGAATATAACTTTAAGATCCGATTGTCTTAACAATGGTATAGTGAAGTTAAAATTAGCCGGATTAGCTCTAGTAATCGTGGCTTTATCGAACATATTATATTGATTGTGCAGCGTTTTTACTTCTATTGGCGTTTCATTGAAAGTCTGGGAGAAAGATACGTCTGGATATATATCTACAGAGTATTGATTACCAGCATACACTAGGTACAATTTTGTCTTTTGTTTAAAATTATAAAAAGGCATATCCTGGTTCCTGAAACGCGTAGGGGAGCACAAACGCTCCCCTATTTGTTTACAGTATAATGTTTTCAGACCAAAAAGTCAAGAACTATTTTGTTAGACTCCAACGTAGGAAATCTTAGAGATTTCGTCCGTAGCACCGATAGTGCTTGGAAGCGCTGCGAAGGCTACGTCTACGGAAATAACGTCACCCGTATCAAATGATGGTAGTGACAAGTGAGCCTGAGGAATCTTAAACTGAACACCAGGCCCTACAGGTGCGTCACCAGCGGCCTTACCACCAACATAGAAGTCCAAAGCGAACGAGTTAGTGATTGCGGTAGTTGCGTTAGAAAGATCCTCGAATAGTTCGATAGAGCCATTAGTCTTTTCGTCCAGATAGCAAGTGAAGTTACCGGAGACCGTTCTAGCACCCGTGATGTGTCCTAGCGGCTGGTTTACTCGTCCTAGAACTTCTGGGATCAAGTAGGTAAGGTTGTTGCTAATTGTAATGCTACCACCGGTAAGGGTAATCGCATAAGTCTTAGACGATCCGGAAACAGAGCTAACAGCTTGCAGCTGTGTAAGCTTGTTACGGATGAAGTTGTTGGTCTGATTCGTACCGGCAACAATAGCAGTGCTTGCATTGAAGGAAGTAACTTCCTTTACGCTACCACCCATACCACTCCAAGAAATGGTGGCGATACCTTCGATATCGAAGGTAATAGCGGCTTCGTTGATGGAAGCATCTGCAATCTTGTAGATAGTAGTGTCACCGTCCGCAAGATAACTAAATGCTGCTGTACCTGGGCTGGCCTTAGAGGCGCCTAGTACGAAGTAGATGTCAAATACACCTAGCGTAGTCTTATTAGAAGAGTTGAAGTTGATATCGAGCGCTGTAGCGCCAATAGTAACACCGCTAGCCCAGGCTGGGGTTGCTGGTGTGAAGGTATTTGCGGCTACAAAGTTAGCCCAAAGTGCCTCTTCAACTGCTCTCATCTTGTTTGGGGTACCAGTTACAAGATAAGGACGTACGTAAGTGTCAAAACTCCATTCTGAAGGAGCGAACGAGTCAGTGAAATAAGCTCTACCGCGACGGCTATTGCCTGCGGAGTCGGCCATTTCATTGAGAGTCACTTCAGAAGTGTTTGTAGTCTGATTGTAGGAATATCCAGATAGAACTGGAATTTCCCAAATGTTAGAGCCTTGCTGAATGTATACTCTGGTATCCTTACCGAAGTATAGATTGGAAGCACCTGCTGCTACTGGCATTAAATTCTCCTATAGTCTCGAAAAGACCTAGATCCTGAACAATTGTTCGTGTCTGGTATTTTCAATAATGAACTTGGAGTAGTATTTCTCCTACGCCTATGGGATTTAGAGCTCCCTCATCCGTATTAATACGTTCAATACGAATATCGTGAGTGAAATTGGTAGTTCCTAGAGAATCTTGATAAGCCAACCTGCCATTTTCTTCAATTACAGTCTCAATATCCTCTAGGAGTCCCTCTAGTACTTCCGCTGCGTCATCATCTTGTACGTAACATCTGACAGTTACATATAGATAACGATCTTTATACCCGCCACCTTGGTATTCTCTTAGCTCCTCGCCGGGAGTTAAATGGACGGCTGGATATTCTGAAATTTCATCCCAGAAAAGCAGTTTAGGGTGTACGTTTTCATATAGATTTGTATTGTAAGAGCCAGTACCATCAATTTGTTTAAGTAGTTCAGCAATAGACTTAGCTATTGAATTCCTCTTAGTAGTAAAACTTCTAGTAGTCATGTAGCCCTCTTAACATAAAATCTGCCTATAGCTAAATCTTTAGCTATATCTCTAATGGATCGTTCGATTAGTGCTTTAGGGTCTCTACCTGGAGTATTCCAAGGAGCCTTGCCTAATACAGGGTCGAACACGTCGTAAGGGCTTCGTTGATATGTGTAGTTTAGTCTAGGATAACCTTGTGGGGTCTCCGTAATAGATATAACCTTTGCACTCTCAGAAAACCTTCCCGTCTTGTTGTGTAGTCTAGGACCAGTCATATTCGCGCGAATAGCGGGAGGTAGTCTGGCGTTTATTAGATTTATCATACTGATATAAGATCCTTGACTTTTCTTCTTTATACCAGTTGTAAGGTCTGGGTCAAAAGGCTCTACCTTACCTCCCTTACCTTTAATAGTGTCAGTTTTAGTGGCTCTAGATGAGGTTCTATTAATAGTCTCCTTCTTAGCACGACCCTTCTTTCTGACACCGGCATTAATTAGTTCTTTTCTAACAGTATCAAGGTAGGAGTCTGAAGACTCTTGGTTAGCCCAATCATTGTTATCAATGAACTTTCTTGCTTCTGATAAGAATATTTTTCGGAATAATGCTTCGTTTTTAGCTCTGTTAGGCCCTTTAGCCTCTAATATAGTCTGAACTACGAATCTTTTGTCTCCGTTTCTTGAGAAACTAGAGGCTATTTCGCTGATATGCTTTATTTCTGGTAGTGGTAGGGTTGCTAAAAACTGCTTCGTAGGAGTATCATTAATAGCTCTAGCGAAAGCCTGCCCTATTTGAATATCAGCGTTAGACCCTTCATTATGCCCTATATCAAAGATATTGTCTTTAATCGGGTCAAAATTTACTTTCTCTAAGAGTCTATTAATTCGATTTTTTAGAAGACCAGTCGCGGATTTAGTAACTTCATAAATAGCTTTAAAGTTACTACCAGAACCATCTGCTGTGATCACCGAGCCGTTAGACCCATAAGGTTCCACAGAGACGATACTACTATTTCTAGCCTTAGCTAGAATATTGTTGTAGCATTCCTGTGCTAGCTGTTTGGCATTGTCTTTAATGGGCTTTGGCACATCCCCGCGTTTAGTTGGGCGTACGAAAGCTATTTCGGACATTATCTCGCGTTCTATAAGCTCCGGAGACACGTAAAGGCTAGTTACGAAGCGATCTCCTACCTCTGCTCTATATTGCTTGGTAGAAATTTCCGTTAACGCATTAAGCGCCGCTTGTAATCTAGCCTTTGACATTAGTAATTCCTATAGTTATCTAACAATAGTCTAATATGCGAAGGCCACTCATCAGCTTTGGTAAGTGTGTTTATAATAGTACTTCCCATAATAGTCTTAGATTGTCTAAACTGCTCTTCTTTATAGTAGTTTACGAGTTCTATAGCAGCTAGCTTCACATCGCTAGGAGTATCTTCATATCCGGCTCGATAAGTGATTTTAACTGTATTAGGACCCTGGGGCCAGTATCCGAAACCTCCGGTACCGGGAACTCTTACAATAGTATCTCCCGATACGTAATAGTCGCTTTCGGCTGTTAGAGGGACGTGAATTGTGCTATCCCACGTGTATCTATCCTGTTCTGTAATCTCTACAACGTCTCTAATTGGCCATAGCTTAGGAAAATAGACATTTGTGTCATAGTCGAAACTGGCGTACTCTACGACCGGAGTGTCGTAGTTGCCTGTTAAGTCGTATCCTAGATAGGCTTTTATTAAACTACTTACCGAAGAAATTAGAAAACTAATTTTAGTATCATCATCGGGTTTCCTAAGACCCATATAATTTTTAAATTCTTGAAGTGTAATTAGGTCTGTCATAATCTAATAAAAACCGTGGGAGGGGCGGACCCCTCCCAACTTGTCTTAGCTGGCTGCGTACTTGAGACCAACAACGCTCGTGGCGTTAGGGATGATCTCGTCGAAACCAAGGCGCTGGCTGGTAACAAGAACCTTTCTCTGATTCTCAACCTGATATTCGCTTTCAACGGTAAGACCACGAAGACGTGGAACAACGAAGTTGCGACGGTTAAGAGCAAGAGCGAAGTACTTGCCGGCTGCAGGAGCGGCGAACTCGTCGCACATAACAACCTGGGAGCCGTATAGGCGACCGACTTCACCGGTAAGCTTGTTAGCCTGGCTGCCAACAAGGTCCATATCAGCGAACTCTGGATCTTCGATAAGCTCGAAGTAAGCCTGCTGAGAGACAACGTAGATGATGTCGCGTGGGTTAAGTCCGTACTTACCCATAAGCTTACGCATACCGAATAGAGCAGCGCTGGTAAGCTTGGTGTTGGTAGCAGCGGTGGTAAGTGTACGACCGTTGGTGCTAGCAAAGCTAAGAAGTCCGTTAGCAGCACCGGAGGTATAAACACCATCAACGTGATTACCTGCAAGAAGCATATTCTCGACACCGCGAGCGTGTGAACGAGCCATGCTCTCCTTGATAAGAGGTAGAATTGGAAGAATTGCGTCTTCTTCAGTCTCGTTACCAAGATAGGACTTACTGATCATCTTGACAGTGCTTAGGATCTTCTCAGTTAGGGTGATACCCTGGTAAGGAGCTCCGTAACCAGCACCACGCTGATCCATGTTACCGTTTGGCTGTGTACCAGAAGCAGTGGTGTTGCTGGTAATTTCAGCGTAACCAGCGTCTGGCATGATTGGGAACGTCATCTGAGCGCTGTTCATGTTGATTTCACGGAACAGAGGAGCAAGAATCAGCTCGTTCCAGATATCGCGCTCAATATTGGTGCTAACGGTCGTTTCTAGACGGTCGGTACCAACAGTGACGGTAGAGTGTGTGTTGAACTTCTCGGATACTTCCTTACCAAGCTTGGTGTCGGAGAATCCCTTTCCTAGAACCTTACCAAGAACGAAAGCGTCCTCAGCGTCCTGCATGAAGTCCTTATTCTTAGACCAGTCGTCGCCTAGGCCACGCTCACCGAAGATCTTCTTGCTTTCGCGCATCTTAAGCAGCTCAGCATTCTTTTCCTCAAGGTCAGTCTTTAGCTCGCCAATGGTCTTCTGTAGGTCTTCACCATTAGCCTTTAACTTTTCATCGAAGGCCTTCATTAGAGCTTCTTCACGAGTCTCTACGATAGCCTGAGCAGCAATGGTTGCCTTTTCGGCAATTGCCTTCTCAGAAGCTTCCTTCTCAGCAGCGTCCTTTGCAGCCTTAGCCTTAGCTTCTTCCTGAGCAGCAATAGCATCAAGAGCAACTTGCTTAGCCAGTGCAGCAATATCTTCTGGGTTCATTCTTTTAATCTCCGTTGATGCTTCTTTAGCATCCTTCTTAGGTGAGCTGTCGTCGTCCGGAGTATTTACTTCGGTAATAACTTCCTGCTGGCCTTTGAGAGCATTTACTTCTTTGTTAAAATTAGCACGATCTTCTGCAGACTGCAATGACTTTGCAATGCTGAAGGTTGCTGCTTGGTTGCAAGGAACAGAAACTACAGATACTTCTAGGAGTTCCGCTTCCTTAATAATGTAGCCGTCGGTGACTTGGTTATAATCCGCGTCTTTAATCATGAAACCAACTGAGAATGTGGTTAGCACGCCGTCTTTGATTAACCCATAAGCCTCGCCGGCAGACCTGCTAATTAAGCAAGTGATCTTCAGACCGATGGCATCAACCTCAATATCTACAGCCTTACCGATTGGTCTACCGTAGTTGTGGTTGAAAAGGATGATTGGGTTTTTCTTGAAATTCTCTAGGCCACCCTTTAGCCAGGCGTCGGGGAGTACGACGTCCCCGACCCTGTCCGTATCAGCTGTGCTCGCATATCCCGAGATCTTCAGCTGATCATTATCCTCTTCAATCTTCTCGATTGGGGATAGTAGTTTAAAGATATGCGCCATCAGCGTATATTACTTCTTGTCGGTTGCCTTAGCAGTCGTGGTGGTCTTCTTCTCTTCACCTTCACCGCCTAGAGCAGCTACGGTTGCGATAGAAGCGCTACCCTGGCTACCACCGTCAGTGGCATCGCCAGTCTTAACGTCAGTGGTCTTTACAGCATTTTCAGCTTCAACCTTAGCCTTGATACCGGCTGGAGTATCGGAAGTGACCTTAGGGTCAACAATTTCCGGCTGAACGTCAACAACCGTACGTTCCTTAGTTACAGGGTCTACATTAACAGTAGCACCTGCTAGCTCGTACTTTGGCTGCTCGCCTGGCAGCGGACCACCGATTGCAATCTTGTTTGCGTTTGCACCCTCTGGAGTAGCAGCATTCTTAGCAAGTGTCTCTGCAACTACCTGAGCTTCTGCTTCTCTACGAGCCTTCTTGTCCTGATTCTCACTAGCTTCCTTCCAAGAGGCTTCTAGTTCGGCGGCTGCCTTGTTACGGGCTGCAAGAACGTCGTCGATGTCAGTAATAACATCTGGTGCAGTTCTACCTTCTCTTGCCATTAATAATTTCTCCACTTTATTCCAGGTTCCGAACATACTGCGGATTTGCTGGACACGTATGGGGGTGTCTAGTTCGCGAGAATACTCTTGATAACTTAGTACACGGCCCTTTTCTTTAAAGTACTCGGCTAAAGTCTCAATAGCCTTCGTTTTACTTGCCATTGGTTGGCTCCTTTTTAGGCGCACCACCTTCTATAGGGTTAGCAGCACTGCCCGCAATATTAGCTGGTATTCTTAACTTATCGCTCATTGGGTCTTCGTCTGGAGGAAGACTCAAAGCTACTCTAGCTTCGTTCGGCTTCATAATGCCACCGTTAACTAGAGATTGGTAATAAGCTGCTTCTTCTTGTAACTCAGGTCGTAGAGCTTCGATATAAGCTGTATCTTCATACACCTCAAAACCGAAGAAATGCTCCATTGCTGAGTTTATCTTGTTCATGATCGGAATAATCGTCTCAAGATAGTACAATCTGTGATTTGGTCTAAGGTTAGCATTGTTGCCACTGTCCAGCAGAACCGGAGGAACACCAATAGCCTTTACAACGACCTTCTCACACTCAAGAATAGCATTTTGGAAGTCTAAGTCTTTGAAACTAACGTTTGAGATAGCATCAATCTCTAGACCGCCGTCAAGAATAATTGGTCTTTTACCACCAGCACTAGGGCGGAACTTCTGTGACCACTCAGCAGTTAATCTGTCTTTTAAACGCTGGTTTAGAGTGCTTTCCGTTTTAAGTACTAAACCAGGAACGGCTCCGTTCTTAAAGAAGTTATCCTGAAACTTTCTCATTTCTAAAATGAGTCGCATTGTTCTCAACGCAGGTTCAAGACGGGAACTTCCTCTAAACAGAGTCTTATATGTGTTGTCTTTGATATGTATGATTTCTTTAGGCGAGAATGTATCTCCGCCGTCATACTTATATCCAGAAACGTAAATCTTTGGGTCACTTATTACGGTCATCTTAACCGCAGGTAAGTGATACATGTGCACACCATCAAAATAGATGAAAATATTTCCATCTATAATCAGGTCTAGGATCATGGCTCGTCTAAAGGAGTCAATGTCCTGATACGGATTAGGCTCAAGGTTAAGTAGTCTATCTAGAGTCTTTTTCTTTACTCCAGGTACGACACTGGTCGTTCTAGGCTCTCCGATCTTGTTCTTAATAGCGGCCGCGTCATCAACAATCATGTTAACGGCTCGGTTGACTATTTCGATCTGCTCATAACATTGCTGATATGAATAAGTAGGAGACTCGCTAGCGACTTCTTCTCTTCCTTCCGTATAATTTGGTGCGACATTAATCTTATTAACTGTCCACTGGAGGAAGCCCATGTTTTTCTCTCTGTATATTTACCCAACGCATTTCTTTCTTAGCGAAATGCAACGGCGGGTCTTTACCATATACTGAGTGAAGCTGCATGTGGTGTTCGTGACAAAGAGTTACTGTGTGATCGTACAACTCTGCTTGATGCTCATCTATAAACCTGTCACGTACACTAAGAACGTCCTGCTCAGTATTGATTGAAAGCTTGTTTGCCTTTAACCATTTGTTAAAGAGCGGAGTAAGCGTATAGAAGTGATGGAAATCTAAATTGTCTCTAGTTCCACAAATAAAGCACTCTGATCCTTTTTTATAGTTAGCTTTGGCTTTATCTCGAACATATTTGATCGGATCTCTCTTTAAATCGGTACTCACCACTTCTCCTTTTATTCACACAAGTATAGTCGATCCCTAGGATAAAGTCAAGGACAATTTTTCCTAGGGATGCTAAAATCAGCTGTATGGCTTTATGTATTAATTCTTTTCTTTACAAATTCACTAGGGATCATACAGTCTAAGGTGCCTGCAGAGACTTTAGTCTTTACGTACGCCACGAGACTTCTATAGTCCTCCTCATACCAATACAATGTATCTGCTGGCGGGGTCGATCCAGTACCTCCGGCCGTTAAACCGTGGCAAAAAATATCTACAGTAACTCCTAGTTGTTCTGCCATATCTACATAGTTTTTGGCCGTGGTAAAGGTCTTACCGCCAAGATTAAGAGCTCCATAACCTAACAGCTTGGGACCGGCGTTGTATTGATTAGGATGAATAACCCATGCCCACCCAGACCTAGCCATAGGAACGTCTTTTTTAGCTAATATCGCGTCCGTATCTACATCATTAGCAGATAGGGGATAACTAAATAGATTTATGGCTCTGGTAAAGCTCCATTTAGACATTATACCTCTAGCGTAGTCAATGTGAGAAGCTAGAAGAGCTTTATTAGCCGGCTGCGTATAGTCTCCGTGGTCTTTACCCTGCGTAATTGCATCCCAACCTTCTTCGTACACCTGAGATAGTAGACTGAGACTAGAGCTTGGATTTTCAATAAGATTGGCGTCACCCGCCCAATATCCCTTGAAGCCCTGTGCTTTAAGAATTGGAAGAGCTTTTCCAGGTATAGAGGCTTCTCCGTATTTATCAAAACCAAACATCACAGCACCTCTGGTAGGTACAGCTGTATGGTAGAATATACCGCCAAGATAGATCTCGGTCTCCACTGCTCCATTGGTGCTTATTTGCACTTCAATGCCGTTGACTGTGTCCGAATCTAAAAATCCACCGGCTACTGTCCAGCTTGATCCATTAGGATTTACAGCGGCGGTGCCTGCGGGTTTAACAGTTAATAGATTCCAGCCTTTATGCAACTGACCGGACCAAGCCCAACTAAAAGTTTTGTTTTTAGTACTGAAGTTGTCCGAAGTGAACCTTAAAGCCACTGAACCTTGATTTGCGCCCCAATATACCCACATTCCTACAATTAGGGCATTCTGCAGCTTGAAATTGGCGGGAATCTGAGCTGCGGGCCATCTAGCTGCTACGAATGTATCGGCTGCCAGCGATTTGATAGATAGACCCGAAGTTGCTCCAGAAGGATGAGCCGCGGGATATGCTTTAGTCGCTAGCACCGCGGCGGAGGCCGCCGCCACTCCTGTAGCCGTACTAGTAGGGGTTAGTATAGTACTACTCCCTACTGCGGTATTCTCCTTATTCTCTCTATAGGCACGGCGTTTAAGCCAGTACCATCTAGAGGCATTCGTCATTGCCATTACATCTTTCCTACAGAGGATTCGAAGCTGTACAGAGCATATCTAATAGCGTCAGCCATGTGAGATGCAATATCGTGCTTCGGCTTCTCCTTGACGAGGTTAGGATTAGGATCCCACTTATAAGCGTCAAATGCTCTCAGTACCTCACGACAGTGCTTTGGTACAATTACTTTCTTATTATCAACTAGGGAAGCTACGAAACCGATACCGTCATTAACGGATTTAGTCGCGTTAATTGTCGGAATGTCGTAATCTTTAGCAAGGTCGAACTTAGTCTGTTGCGCTGCCGAGTCGATAAATACGTAGTCAATTTCCCACTTTTTGATCAAGCGCTCTATTTCCTGCGCGTGACCCGAAGTGGTCTTCTCGTTGTCAAAATACTCGTCTAGAACGTAGTAAATATCAGCCGCATAATCATATCCAATGACACACATTGCCGTTGGATCCTTGAAACCAAGGTCTAGACCCGCGACGATATCCAACTTATGGCGATCGTTGCCGCGAAGATAGGGATGCTTGAGCCTGATCTCGCTAACAAACGAGCCGTCTGGAGCTGTAACAGGATTCCCGCGATCGTCTTCAAGAAATACTTCATGCGTCTCTCCTTCCTCAACTATACAGTCGTCCGTTAAGTTCCAAATCTGACCTTCGTAGTTGTTGAACGATGCCTCATATTCCTGCTCAAATAGAGCCTTAGACATTGTACGACGTGCCTCAGCGACGTCATCCTCAGTCATTCTAGGATTATCGGCCCAGGTTGCGTGAATCGAACACCAGTCAGGAAACTTCTGCATCTGGCCATCTTCACCAATGTCGTAACCGCGGTTATAAAGCACGCTAAACCAGTTCGACTTACCACGAGGCGTCGAAATAAAGATAGCCTTCGAATTCGGTTTATCCAACGTAGGTCTCAAAGCCTGCGAGAATGCCTCCATTCCGTCAGTCAGTGCCGCCTCGTCGAAAATAATCAAATCGTAGCTACGTCCAACGCTAGAGTCAACCTGATTGATCGAACCCATACGGATCGTAGATCCGTTCGACAGCTCAACCACTCGGTCCTTAGCATTATCGCGCTCCGTCTCAATATCATGAAACTTCAACAGCTTATGCTGCTCGTCCCACGAAATCGAGCTCAGCTGGTAATTCGGTGACATAATCAACACGTTCGAACCAGGAACCAGTGTCACGCACTGCCCAATGATATTCGCAATAAACGTCTTCCCCTGTCGTCGAGACAATGCCGCAACAACAAAGCGATACTTATTTATCGCATTAATCAAAGCCATCTGAGAAGGCAACGCCTCCTCAAATCCCTGATAACGACCCTCGGCCAGGGTCTCAAGGTACCGTGAAATCGGTACCTTGAGAAAACGCCCCGGCAAGTCTTCAACAATATGTGTGTCTACTACGTCAGCTCTGCTGATCTTGACTGCCATTTTGATCCTCAATAATTACACCATTTCTAGTAACATTGATCGATCTCTTAACGAACATGCCTACCAGGCCGGTGAATATCATAAATATGTTTAACATTGCAAATAGTCCGAGATAGTATGCGTAGCGCGGATACTCCTGAACTAGATACAGAACTATAGATGCGTAGATTGTCATCATTGCACCACCGCCGGCTAGGAAAAATAGGGCGAAGCCCTTTCTGCGATCCGAGGCGGCGAGATATGTGCTAGGGACGACGACCGACGCGGGCTGAACAGCTACTACGGCAGGTGCTACCGCCGATGTATTAGTCGCTGTCTCCGTCGTTGTTACTGTCGTCATTAACGTCTGCGGCTAGCATATCTGCTGTGATAGATCCTGCAGGGATCTTGGTAGCTTCTACAGTCTGAAGATCCTCCGAGTCAATCGGCTCCACGGCTTCTGGGACAGGATTCCCCTCGTCATCTACAGCAAGCTGTTCAGCAGTAAGAACATCATCTGGTGCAGCCTTCAAAGCCTCTAGAACGGCTTCAGCGTCCTCCTGACCTTCCAGTTCACGCTCCAATAGAAATTCTTCTGCAGCTTCATTAAGTCGACGAACTTCCTCTGCGGCGATCTGGTCTTCAACGGATGCGGAAGCTAGCAGATCGGGGTGCTTGTAAAGGGGCTCCTTGTGGAAAACACCGTTCTCTTCCCACTTCACGTATCCTCTCTTAATAGTCTTCATTACTTTTTCTCCAGAAGCCTTTCCATAAGCTTCCCGTAACTAGAGTCTCCGTATTGGTTGACCTGAATGTTGGTCTGGGAGTCAATAGTTTTCTCTTCTTTTTGTAACTTTATTTCGTCCATGCGAAGCTTATGAGCTAGTTGTAATATATCTATCAAGTCTTTACTTGAGTATATGCCTGTCTCTTCAGCTTCTTCTAGCTTGGCATCGATCACTTTATCCAGAACAGAAGCTAGTTTAGTTCTATTACGGTAGCCTAAGTCTAAATAGACTCCATCTAGGTATTTTTTAACATGAGTCAGTTGTAGTTGTCTTACGACCTCATGCTGTGGTATTTCCAATTCATAAGCTACAGTTTTAACATCACCATATTGTAGGTATGCGTTTGCAACTTCTAGCCCCTCCGGTGAAATGGTTAGTGCGGTCATTAAAATTCTCCTTATTTTGAGTAGTATATCAAATTCACCTAAAGAGAGTCAAGGTAAATTTTCAAATGTTATAAAAATTCTTGACATTTGATCAAAATTAATCTATACTCTAAACATGAAACGATGGACAAAAGAAGAAGATCAAATTATAATTAACGCCAGAGAGAGGGATGAATTTCCGGAAATAGAGGGAAGAACTACAAAGGCGATACAATGTAGAATATCTAAATTAATACAATACGGGGTACTAGAATCTAACGTAATTAGAGAATCCTGGAAAGACTATGAGGATGAATTACTTATAGAGTTATATGAATCGAAAGAAACTTATAAAGCTATAGCTAAACAATTGGGCCGTACGGAGGCTTCTATATCTAGAAGATTGTCTAAGCTGGAGGGGCTCGAAAAGGTTCGTAGAGGTAAAAAGCATAGAGAAGGTTCTTGGATCGAGGCTGATATTAGTAAAGTCAAAGAACTAATAGAGAAGGGTCATCAGTACAAGTACATTGCAGAGGTTCTAGGGCGTAGTGAAGCTGCTATAACTAACGTGGTACGTACTAGAGGTTTGGGAGTTAAGAAAGAATATACAGATGAGTATCTGCTGGATTTGGTTAGAAAATATGTAGTCAAAGAAAGATTAGATTACTTCCGAGAGGATGAAGAACCTAGCTCTATGGCGGTCGTGGGGCGTTTTGGTAGTTGGGTAAAAGCCTTGGAGTTAGCCGGATTAGATATAAATCATAGTGTTCTTAAGAAGAATAAAGAAACTTATTTATATTTAGTAGATTTTGGTAAATTTAAAAAAATAGGTATAACTCAGAGAGACACAGAAAGTCGTTTTAGGGGGTTCCCAGCGTATAAGTTATTAGACTTCGTGAAGTTTCCAGATTTAGATGAGGCAATTGAAACAGAGCGGGAAATTTTGTGGAAATTGAGGGAAAGTAGGGTAAATCCGGGGTTGCCCAATGGCAATACGGAATGTTTCATATCTGAATGTAATTGTATCGAGGATTTGATTTAACAGCACCCTTTTTTGAAATCAGAAAAATCCAATTTACCGCATGTGGGTGGGACCTGGGAATGGGTATTTTTACTTGTCTCGTAACCGCCCCTATACTTGTCAAGCGATTTCTTTTACTTCGCTTAATTTAGGCAATACTTGTCAATAGCAATGTATTACTTGGCAGATACTTGAATCTATACTTGGTCCAGAAAAATCTTATAAGCCATTGAAAACACACGATTCTTTTTTCACACAAGGGGCAAAATATGTGTATAATCGGAGGTGTTGACAACGAAGGAAACGAAGCCATGACCAACGAGCTGCCCGCCTGCCTGGCCTGCTACTTCACTATCGTTAATGGCGATACTGAAACGCCCTTGCTCTCGCTGGAAGGTGTGGATGCATGGGAAGCGATACGTAACCATGTTCTAACGCGCAGCTATGAACAGCTAAAGGCGGAAATAGCGGATCTTCGCATTGACGTTATAGATGATCCCGAGCGCTATGCCGTTATCGTCTATCTGTAAAGGAACCCTGACTATGAATTTCATCGTAACCAACATCATCTGGGCGCATGACGATTGGGGCGTCGCTACCTTCATGCTTCCCGAGGAAGTCTATGTGTCGTGGGAAAATGGCTGCATGACGAAGGAGGAGGCAATCGACTTCGTTAGCGAAGCTAACGACAATCGCATGATAGAACATTGCGAAGTCTTTGAAGACTAAGGCTCTCACTATCCCGCCTCGCGGCGGGATAGCATTAGCTTTAGGCTAAATGAGAACGCCTCGCAGGAGGCGCCGAAATCCAGCAATATCAAGGACTTAGCAGCATGTCGGACGTTATCGCATCCATCGGTGTCATCGCAATCGTATACGGAGCGGTGATATGGTATTTCATATCCGGGCAGGCGGCGCTGGCGGAACGGAACGGGAACGGAACGAGAACAGACCGGGAACAGGACGAAAATTGATCTAAGTTATAAGTCAATATTCAATGAGCGCATTTTCAATGCGCTCAAATTGGCGCCGATTTTAGCACAGATTCAATTCAATGTCAACTGAAAAGATTTGTTGACAAGGTGCTTTTTTCGTTTTATTATAAGGCTCAATTTCAGGAGATAAGGCAATGTCGTTCGAGGCTTGGAAGGCAAAGGTGGACAATCTTGTCGCGGAACAGCTTAGCTGCTTGACCACCGATGACTTGCCCGATCAGATGTATTGGGATATGTATGAGCAGGGGGATTCGCCGGAGGAAGTCGCCAGCGAAACCGTCGAATTGTTCCTTAATGGAGAATTGTAATGCGCGTTATCATTCAGGGTAATTGGGCGCCCTATGTCGGCACGGACTATTGCGATGCGCTGGGCATATATGACAGCCTAGAGGCTGCGGAAACCGACGCCCACTGCTATGCGTGGGAACGCTGGGAAGCGCCCGAGGAGGAAAGTGGGCTCGAGGACGAGGGGCCGGATTATTGGGTCGAGGAATACGATCCCTATAAGCACGACATGCTGCGCGTTGGTGGCAATTCCTTCGCGGAAGAATTTGAGGCGATGGAAAAATAAATGTTGACTCGATTGGTAGGGCTGCTAAGATGGCCCTACCAACTGAGGAGACACGGACATGAATGCATCGCCCTTCGTTATCGTTGATATCAAGAGCAACGCGCTTCTCGCAACTGCCGCGACCCGCAAGGGTGGGCAGGAAATGATCGACCGTATTCCGGCATGGCGCGGCACGGCCGGTGTCAAGATGCGGGCAGATTGGAAGGGGGCGCGCTGATATGATTATCAACATTCGCAAAGAGGTGGAAAGCCTTCTCGGTCGCAAGATGACAAGGGCGGAGGAGAGGACATTCAAGAGCCTTCGCTATTGTGGTTATGCCAACCCATATGACATAGAAAGAAAACTCAAAGAATGAGGCTTCGGCCTCATTTTTTATTTGACTGCCATATGCAGACTTGCTATAATGGGATGACGACCCCATTTTGCGCCGAAAATTTTGGCCGATTTCCCAGCCATACATTACATATATACTAGCGTGAAGGTGGCGTCAAGCGAAAAATGTGTCAAGAGCAAAGATTTTTATTTTTACTTGACACGTTTTTTCTGTTGCATGGGTTGGCGAATTTGATATAATCGGGGCATGAAAACGAACAAGCAAGCTGCACAATACATCGCCGGTCTTCGCGACGGCAAGGCCGCCTTTATCAATGGCGACTTGACAGGCTCGCGGGAATGGTCTAGTGAATATAAGCGCGGATATAGCGACGGATATTGGAAAGCAAAGGGAAGGCCGAAAAAATGGTAACACAAGCCCTAATTCAACTGGAACGTCTGGCCGCCGGATATGATAACGGCGACGTTCCTCCGACTTTCACCTTGACGCTAACGGAAAGCGAAGTCGATTATTTGCATGAATTGCTGGAAGATGAAATCGTCATGTATGGCGCAGACATTCCCGAAATTCAGTCGCTCTTGCTTCGCGTCAAGCGGCTTAAAGGGATTGACTTGCATGTCGTCAACTAGAAAATTCGATCCACCTTTCATCGGAACGCTTGACAGCGGCAAGGCCGCTGCTAAGATAAGGAAGGAATGGCAATATAAAATTCAGCTTTCGGTCTGGAGACAGAATAATGAGCAAAGCAAAGGCATTTGAGGCTGGCGGATATGTCGGAATTTGCCTTATTCAAGGCGCGGCAATCCCTAGTCTGGTCGGCGTGATTATGGGCTGGTCCCATGAATTGCCGCCGCTTTCAATGGTCCTTATGGTCTGGGCTGGACTCTTTTTGTTCCTGCTGCGCTCCATATACAATCGCCAGATGCTTTACATTGTTTCGGAAAGCGTCGGAATTTTCTTGCAATCCATTTTGCTGGCTTTGATTGTATTTCCGACATAAGCAAAGGGGTTATTGAGATTGATTCTCAATAACCCCAATTTGCGCCGATTTTAGGGCCGGCGCAGGCATTTGTCAAGCGAAAATTTTCAATAAATAAATCTTTTTAATCGTATTTTTAGGCTTGCAATCATCGCTGGGTTAAGGCATAACAATTTCAGCGATAGGGAAACATCGCTTAAAAAAGGAAACCAAAATGGCTTATGTGATTTTTGACTTGGATGGCACTGTCATCGACACGTCGCATCGCTACCGTAACAATGCAGATGGCCATTGCGACCTCGATTTTTGGTTTGCTAATAGCACGCCGGAAATGATCGCTCGCGATACGCTCTTGCCGCTGGCGGCTTCCATGCGGACTATGTTTGCCGCCGGTCATACAATCGTCATTTGCACGGCGCGTGATTTTTCGCCGCTGAATGGCGTTGACTTGGGCGCAATTTATACGCAATTCTTGGCCGATAATGGTTTGCATCATCATGCTTGCCTGCATCGGCTGATGGCTGGCCCGGATCACGAAACGATGGGCGACGGCGCGCTGAAAATCAAGCTACTGTCAGACTATGCGTTTTCGCAAGGTTTCGACACTATCCGCGAAATGGGCGCGATCATGTTCGATGACAATCTAGGCGTCATTCGGGCACTGGCTGATGATGTCATGATGATTGACGCGACGCGGGAAAATGCCCGCCTGCGGCTGGCCGCATGAACGAAACGGAAAAGGGTGAAGCTAGGGCGCAAGGCGCTTTAGCTTCATTCCTCGCGGAAATGGTAACGAAAATTCGCGACCGGCCGTTAGAGTATCGCCGCGCTTTTTGGCGCGAAATGCAACTGCAAATGCGCGATATGATCGCGTTGGAGGATTTAGCAAATGTGGACTGAAACTATCCTGTCTATTTTTGGCATATTGCTTTGCGTTTTCATTTACTGGACGTTGCTAAAGTCAAATATGGACGTTCCACCCAACGCGGAAAAGGCGCTAGGGCCGTTGGGGCGGCTGAAATTTGCGCTTGACAATGACTTGCCGGTCAAAACGCCGCTAAGCTAAAAATGAGGCTCTTGAGAATGATTCTCAAGAGCCTTAATTTTGCGCCGATTTTGGCAGGTTCGCCGCGACTTGTCAAGCGAAAAAATTTTCTAAATAAAATCGCACTAATCGAATTTTCCCTATTGTGTTATCCGCTGGCGTCTGTATAAGGGGAGGGCAAGGACGGGAAACGGACTTGCAAATTCTTAGTGGCAAAGGAGCCTATGAAATGAATACAGAAATCATCGCATTTGCAAGCGCGGCTGGCGTATTTCGCAAGAAAACGCCGGAAAATCAGCGCAAGGCATGGGATGACTTGTCGGGTGACTTCGCGGCGGAATTTGATCGCGATCCTACCGACGATGATTGGCAGATGCTGGTCAACTATCAGGCGGAAAAGGCAGACGCCAAGCGCAAGCGCGAAGCCGCGAAGCTGGCGCGTGACGCCGCGAAGCTGGCGAAGCTGGAAGCCATGCCGGTTTCGGCTTCTCAGGAAGCTGGCGACCATATTGACGCTTTCCCGGCTGGCCGCTATATCCTGACCGTCGCGCAGAATAACACTGATGTTGACCGCGATTTTCTCGCGGCACTGGAACGCTACGCGGAAATGCACGGCGCGAAAATTCTGGTCGCGCAGACGGTCTATAATAAAAAGGCGTTTCGTCAAGTGTCGCTTGACGATATGGGCAGCGGTGATCCCGAGGCAAATATCTGGTTTGATCCGGCGATCAAGCGCTATATTGTTCGCGGCACAATCGACTTGCACGGCGCGCATTTTCTGGCCGACGCAAATGTCATCGTGACGGCACAATGGCCGACGCAAGGATTCGATGGCAATACGCCTCCCGGCGTTCATGCTATCGTGCCAACGTCCAAAATTGAGCTTCGCGTAGGCGCGGCACTGAAGGGCGCGAAAACGAAAACCATCGTCGGCACTGGCGCAGTTACCAAGCGTAACTATATCGTTCGCGGTCGCGGCGCTAAGGCAAGCGCGGCGCATTGCATCGGCGCGGTGTTTGTCGATACTGTCACGAACGAAATGCGGCATTTGCACAAGCTGGACGGCGAAAGCGGCTTCTATGATGTGGACGGTTTCTATTCCGCATCGGCTTTCGTTCCCTTGTCGCGTGGCGACGTTGCGGCTTTGCAATTCGGTGACATTCATGCGGAAAAGATGGAGCAAGCCAATCTCGATCGCGCTTGCGAAATGATCCTGAATTTCAAGCCGTCAAATGTGATCCTGCATGACGTTTTGGATTTTTCCAGCCGGAACCATCATAATATCAAGGATCCGACTTTCCTGCATGAACAATTCGTCAAGGGCAATACGGTGCGCGGCGACCTGCAAAAGCTGGCCGACGTTCTGGACGCCATTGCGGAAACGACTTTCCGCCATGACGGGCAGATTCACATTGTGGAAAGCAACCACGATTTGGCCATAAATACTTGGCTGAAAAATGCTGACTTTAAGATTGATCCGATAAACGCACTTGTCTATCTGGATTGCATGACGGCGCTTTACCGCCATAAAGAGGAAGGAAACGGCGATTATTTCAATATGCTGCAATATGCATATGAAGAAATTGGCGAAGGCGGTTATTCGGATCAAATCAATTTTCATGAAACCGATGAAAGCCTAGTTATCGCCGGTGTCGAAATGGGCAATCATGGGCACAATGGTGTCAACGGGTCGCGCGGGTCGCCAAAACAATTTGCGGCGCTTGGCGTTCCGATGAACACCGGGCACACACACAGCCCTAGCATTTTCTATCCTTGCTTTACGGCTGGCGTAACGGCATCGCTGGAAATGGGATATAATATCGGCGCATCGTCATGGGCAATCGCGGATACTATCACATATGCCAACGGGCAGCGGCAAATCATTTTTGCCTAATGTCAAGGGAAAAGGGGCTGAAAAGCCCCTTTTCTTTTATTTATTTTAGGGGCTTGACAAATTCTCGCGATTGCTTTATCATCGTGCCGCCAAAAATCGATCCCGATTTTGCGCCGAAATTTTAGCAGGTTTTTCAGCCCATGTCAAGAGAAAAGATTTTCAGATTTTTTGTCGATTTTTGTTGACGGGATGCTTCGCCCGATATATAAGGATTACATCAAGAGGCGATGAGGCAGCTTGATAGAGAAACACTAAAGTCAAAAGGACTCTTAAAAATGGACAACACCGCAAACGCCAAGCCGACCAACTATACCGCCGCTCAGGAAGCAATCATTCGTGCGGCTTGCGAAGCCGGCCCCAACGGAAAGGGCAATCTGGAAATCGCCAAGGCGCTGGCGGAACGCCCCGACATGCGCGATAGCGACGGCAAGGAACGTTCCTATCGTTCGCTGGTCGCCAAGATTGGCCGGATGGGCCTGCCCTACGCGGGCAAGGAACCGACCTCCAAGGACGGCAGCCCCATCGTCAAGAAAACCGACCTTGTCGAACGCATCGGCGCTATCGTGACGGGCAATCTGGACGGTCTGGAAAAGTCGCCAAAGGCCGCACTGGTCGCTATCGCCGCCTATGTTGAGGCAGCGGCCAGCCGCGTTTCGCTGGAAAAGACCGGCACGGACGACTAACGGGATTAGGGCCGGTCAAAATAATTCTTGACCGGCCCGCCCAAAACGTCTATAATCATCGCATAAGGTTTGGATTCGATTAGCCTGATTTGTCATAGCTTCCATTTCCCCTTTCACTCGCGGCTTGAAAAATAGCAATTAAAGACGGGGCGAACGGGAAGCGTGACAAACGAAAAGCGATCATTAGTTAGGTTTGGTTGAAATGGAGATAGGTCAGACTTAGCAAGGGGCTTTCCGTAATTCTCATTAAACCGGAATTGTCACCCTATAACAGTATCGTCTGCTGAATAGTTAAAACGGCGTTTTGCTAGTCAACCGATACGGCTAGATAGAAAAACCGGAGATGGCCATCTCCGGTTTTTTGACGTTCTAGCAATGTGATGATATATCATATCATGGGGCGACCGAAACGGGGCGATTATAGCATTTTTATAGACATACCTGTCAACCGAAAAATTATGCAAAAAAGCAAATTTTTCGCTTGACAGACCGCCAAAACGGCGTTATGTTTATCCATAGGGAGCGCCGAAAATTTGGTCACGGTTTGTTCTCATAAATTACATGTTGACATGGGCGTTTGTTCCGCCTAAGCTGGCACTGGAAAGGATTGAATATGTATTATGAGATTTTCACGCTTCACGGCCTCGACTGGTTTGACTACTGGAGCGGCTCCGACAAACTGGAAGCAAAAAAGATATTTAATGACTTGATTAACGCTGGAAATAGCGTTAAGGTGGTGGAATGTCGCGACCTTAATAGCGGCAAAACATGGCTGGAGGATTAGCTATGGAACGCAACGCTACCTATTATGCGAAGATGAAAAAACTGCGCAAGAAAATGGAAAAATGCTTGCGCGAGCCTTTCACCCCTGCTAAGGATAATGAGCGCATAAGGCTCTTGCGCGAAATTAGGGAATTGGAAAATGGCGATTGTTAAAATTCGCGTTCCAGCGCGCTATGACAATGGCGGCGGCAATATTTTTACCGTTGCTGAATTTAAGCTAGGGCGTGGCCCTTGCGGCAAGGTGGTGGCATCCCTTCGCTGCGGCTGGGAAGGGGGGCGGCAGGATATTTTCTGGGTCCATCAAATGCACGTTGACGGAACCGAAAAAATGTTTTACTATAGGAACGCGGACCTAATCGGACGGGTCGAGGTGGAGAACGAATAAAGACTTGGGCCGCAAGGCCCTTTTCTTTTGTCCTCTACTGAGAATCATTCTCAATAACTTGCGCCGATTTTGGCAGACTAGCAAGCCCGCGTCAAGCAAAAATTTATTTTTCTTGGGCTTGACACGACCGCGAACGCTGCTATAATCGTGCCCCCTGAGACCGGCTAGGATATGTTATAACATGACGATATGATATAACGTAACATCAGGATATGATATATCATCACATAGGGATATGATATAACGTAACATTTGGCGGCCGGTCGGTTCCAGCTAAGTCATTGAAAACAAAGGATTTTTTATTGCTAATGATTCGCAATAGCGCTGCTATTGCGCCGGCGGCAGTAGTAGTTCAACAACTATTTTTACGTGTGGCCAATAAAGTGCTAATTCGACCAGTGCTAAAGCTACCCAGCTAGGCATCTTCGTGCCAAAGACAGATTTCGACCAAAATTTCTCTAGCGCCGAAACTCACCTGCGCCGGCGGCAGTGCAAATTCAATATCAGTGCAAAATCTACCATATTCGGTAAACGCCACGATTATAAGCCTTATTTTGCGTAAAGTCAAGATTTATTTGACAAAGTGCTGATTTAACCACATATTTTTATTTTCTGCCACTTTGCTCGATGATAACGGGATGCAACGGGTGGTTTGCGGGAAAAGTTGCGCCGAATTTAGTGCAAATTCGAGCGGATTCAGAAAAATTTGCTGCGGACCTGTGGCAGGTTGCAACCGACTACGGGCCTTTCAACGGGTGTAGCAGACCAACGCACACTACAGTATTTACTCAATCTAGGGTGATGGGAATGAAGTGCGTATGCTTAGGACAAAATAAAAGCCTGCTACAACCCTTTAAAGGTCATAATAAGCTAGAGCATGTTCACGAAGCTAGGAGGTGGGGCGGCCGGTAGCGGAGTTCGTTCCAATTTTATGAAATAGATGAAAATTGGTATGCAACCCATCAAGTTGCCTTAGTATTCCATAGTGAATTAAATCACTTTAGCACGTTGCATTGGTCTTCACGTAGTGAAGACGCAATACGATGAGGACCTTTGACTTATTGTAAAATGATCTTACCGCTTTGGTAAGATTAAATTACCTGCGGAGGATATGTCCCTAATAGACATTCAGTTAAGGTACCCGAGAATTCCCTCCGTCCAGAGGCCTCTTCCTTCTCTTCAAAGTACCTTACCTAATGTAATTAGGGACATCCTCCGCAGTCTGATAAATCAATTTTTGCATACTACCAATCTGTAACTACGTTACTATAGTATCATGACTTTTGCCAAAAGTCAAGAATTATTTTTCCCAGGGTCGTAACTATCTAGCACAAGCGCTTAGTCGAATAATATAACCAGACTAAAACGAGGGGGAATGGGTATATTTTCAAGTTATAATAGTCTGTTTTTCTGAAAATAGTAGTTGACCCACTAATTGTTAAGTGCTAATATGATAACATGTATAGAGTAGAAGAAAAACACGGCGGAATTTATAAAGTTTTCGCTAAAGTTAATGGAACCGAGGAACTACTATCCTTTGTAGATAATGAAATTATTCCTTTTAACGGTAGCAACAGAATAGAAGCTTCTTTTAGTAGTGATAAGCTTTTAGATGATTATTATATGAAAGGGAAATATAAAGTCTGGTATTTAGACGGAGTATGGAAAAAGCTACCTAGAGGTTTTAAGAACAAAGCGCACGCTTTGTCTTGTATGAATGGGCTAAGATTTTTATTTCCCGAAGTGCTAGTAGTAGATAGTGAAACCGTCGAAAATTATATTTCTTGACTTTGAGGTCAAACTATACTATAGTATACTTCTAAACAATGAAGTTTAGATCGTACACAAAAGGAAAATCTCATATGTACTATGTAAAAACCGAAACTGAAAAATATACCATCACCTCTAGTTATGTAACTGAGAAGCAGGCACGCCGCTATGGTGGTGAACCTGTGAAACAAGATCTTCACCTTATGGATGACGGATTCACTGCACAAATTGTAGAATTTGACGAAGATTTGAAAGATATTGGTACTGTAAGAACCGTATTCCACTCTAGAATGGACGGAAAAGAGGCCGGTAGATTCTTACTGTACTTGCAAGATGAAGACAATGACTGGTACTACACTGGTATTAGTTTCCATAGCTATAGCGATGCTAACCAAGCTGTAAAAGGGGCGTTAAGCACTACTTTTGGGGATATGCTAATTTTAGAAGTAGATGCCATTACTCCCACCTCCAAAGAGGAATATAAACTAGCTTAAATGATAGCCACCTAGCTTCGGTTAGGTGGCTAAAATTTTACTTGACTTTTTGGTCCTTTTTTGTTATGCTACAAGCTATGGCATATGGACTACAGATATTTGGCCCCAACGGGGCCACCTGGTTAGATACGACCAGAAAGACAACTAGACAAATGGGTACAGTCACTATCACTGCAGGAGGCGGCACTACTACAGTAAGTGTGCCAAAAACTGGCTCCGCCACAATCTGGGCCTTCACCTACGGAAGTAACGGAGGAGTCGCTATTCTAGGCATAAATGAGGCAAATTCCACAGTGACTTATGGCCCAGGTCGTGATCCCTGGCCAGCAGGTGCCGTGGCCTACGTATTCTGGGGGACTGCATAATGGCTTTTGGCTTTCAATCTTTCACAGAAGATGGAACCCTTCAGATAGACGAAACAACCCCATGTCTTCAGCTTAGACAAAAGGGCCAGCTAACAGTTGCCTCAGGTACTAATACCGCCCATATTACAGCAAATCTCACCTACTCGGGAGGCTCTACTCCTCTAGTAGCCCTCAGAGTGCCGCCAGAACGACAAGCCTACGCAACCATGACCGGTGCCAAACTAAGTGGAGGAACCTGGACCTTTAAGATAGCCATGGAAAACTGGTCAGGACTTCAGGGTACCTACATTGTAGACTATTATATTTTCGACAGGCCCAACACTAGAGATTCCTGGGGACTAGCAATATATGATGCTTCGGGAAATCTCACCTACAGCTCCGCTCAGCAAGCTATGCTAGTAGAAACCCGCAGCCCTACATATAATTCCAGCAGGCAGGGCTGGGTCGTAGATGATTCTAGAACTTATGCTTTGGCACTTTGTTCAGGCTATGGCTATCGTGAGCAAGAGCACGAAATTTCTAACCCTTCTGGGCCTCCTACTTATTATTGGACTTGGGAGCAGAATCTAACAATGGGTACTAATGTTTTGGGCGGATACCGAATCGATCTTATCTCGACTAATGGTGGCGATGGATTTGCTCCAGCCTATAGTGATTATGAAATGTATGGAGACTTCGCAGAAGGTTCAGCGAATTTCCTTCTAGTAGATGTAACGGGGATGTGAAATGCAATTACCGATTTTAGTAGGTTCTAAGGCCGCAGAGTATTGGGGATATTTACCTCCGTGGAGAAACGGCTTCACAAAAGATATTGATCTAATAGCTTCCGAAGAACAAGTAGACTGGCTACACGAACACTTAAAAGGCCCTTTAATTAAGACTCCTACACGCAGAATTATGTCCCAGAATGGGGTTACTCTAGATATTGACATTAGAGATAATAGTGTTAATAGGAAGGTCAGAGAGTGGTCTACAGAGATTATACCCTATGACTTTAACAGTGGTAGAGGTTCCGAAGTACTGAAGTGTAGAGTAGCTCCTATGAAAGTCGTGGTAGGTTGTCATCTTTATACCATGGGCTTTAACGGTGCGACGTTTAGAAAGACTTTGAGGGACATGTTGTACTATGAAAGTCTGGGAATAGAGTTGGACTTGGATTGGTGCGAGGACTATAGAAAGACGGCTATAGAGACTTATAAGACTTATTATCTGGATTATTGATTTGGATTGTTGACTCTGGGTGCCTATCTTGCTATAATGGGCCTTCAAGAGGAGGCCGATAATGACCGTACGTGAGCTCATTAAGTATCTACTTACCCTGGACCAAGACATGATAGTGGCCCACCGGATGTTTAGTGAACAGTGTGAGCTGAACATTGACGAAATAGCAGTAGTAGACCTATGCTACCCTAGGTCCGATGGTTGGATTCAGAATGCTAGGCCGGATATGCCTACGAGGAAATATCTTTTGCTTCCGGGCAACTAATAAAAGGGCGGAGAGAGTACGACTACTAAATCTAGCTGTTGACTCACTCCGCCCTTTTTGTTATAATGAGGCATCAAGACAGGAGACCACATGGCGGCAATTGATAAAACCTATGGCACGCCTCAACAGAGTGCTCAAATGTACTACTGGATGAAGCGATGCGGGACGCTACGTTACCATTATGGTCTAGATTGGATCACGGATCAGGACGAGGTGGTTGTAATTAACACACCCACATGGCTGGACAAGTTTCATGCTCGGTTCTGTCCGTTTAGGTTCGTTCTAGAGAGAATTGTGGATGTTTATTCAGCCGACAGTAAGTTGGTAAAGATCTGCAAGCAACGTCTGGCCTCTACCACTTCCGATCATGTTCCCACTTACCGAACTCTCGTTAAAGGATAACTTATGCGTTACGTGATGATTGAAAAGATTGCCGAAGAGATCGCTTACGACAACGGTTGCGTGAGTGCGGACCAGTCGCTTGAGAAGATTATCGACAAGCTGTATCTGTTTCTGACGGATTACGACGATGATTTCCTGGCGTGTGTCGAGTCTTATCTGTCGACGCTGGATCACAGTGAAATGGTGCAGCTGGCTTGCGGCACTGAGGACGAAATGAAGGTTTATGACAGCGAGTTCGCTGATCTGTATGGCTTCAATGGTCTGAACGAGTTCCTGGACGAAATGTTTGAAGGTGCGATGTGAGATACTTTCTTAAAGGTGTCATCCCGACGCTAGTACTACTCTTCATTGTGGTGGTTCTGACAGTCGGTTGCGCTATAGCGGTTATATCCGTTATACATATTTTTATTCTTTCACCCTTGACAGCAGTTGCCGGAATTCTTCTTGGTGTGTTTATTTGGGTGTGTTATTGGGTTGGAAAAGCCCTTAGCGGGAGTACTGAATAATGTTACTAGTTATAGTAGGACTTTCGCTCGTTATAATAGTATGTCTTATCGCTCTCAGTGCTCTAGTGAATTCTATGAAAGATTTGGCATTGAAGATGGACCAAGATCGAAAGAATCTTGCTGCAGCTATTCTGAATAACCCTAAAGGCCACGAGACTAGCATCATCAATCTTGCAACGAGGGCTTTTCATGAGTGATTATATCTATCGAGGGCTGCTACCTGCATTTATGATCGTACTATCGATCTGTATGCTTTATATGGGCATTTTCTTCACAGTAATCGGTTATTTGGCTATTATGTTCGCCGCCGTTCTAGCACTACTGTCTTTGGCTTATGTTATTGGAAGGATTACCTCACCATGAGAGACACTCTAGAAGACGGCTTTTTGCCGGCACTGTGGGCTTTTATCCTGCTATGCGGGTCAGCAGCTATCATAAACCAGCTAGGCTTCGATAAATTTATTGTAGCGATGGGATTTTTCATCGGAGGAATTCTATCTTTTCTGGTTATGTGCTATAGTATGGGGAAGGTTATTCAACTATGGAAATCGGGACCAAAGTCACGCGGTCTGAAAAAGGCTCGTGGGGTGTCGCTGAGGTCGTAAGTCTTGAGCTTTTTATGGTGTCATTTTACGGCAATCCGCCCGTAAGTCGTAATCCTGAGGATTACGAAGAGTTTATTCCCTGGTATAAAAGAAAGCGTGGGTTATGATCCATATTGTAGAAATCCGTGAAGATGGCTATAGTGTTTCTAAGCGCATCAAAGATGATGACATTCAGGAATATGGAGATAGCATCATGCAAGGAGATAACGCACCACTAGCAGTGGCTATCTACACTATGGATGCTTTCGGCCACTATAGTAAGATGGAGTATTTCGATGGTACTTCTTACGCATGAAATGATAAAAGCTATCGAAGAAGTAGTGGAGGAATATATGACTAGCATGGGAACTATTATCGGCTGGGAGCAAGATGCTGAGAGGCTGGAAGCACAGGCTCGCGGGCTTCGCCGCGCAGCTAAAGAAGCCAAGCAGAAACTCGTCGCTTCGCATCTAGGAGACATCAACAGTTCCGAGCTCAGTGTAGATACTGACTACTGGGCCTGGGATTGCCCCACTTCACCCACTAAAAAGTGTGTGTATAATGACGAATTAGATTGGTGTCATGATGAGTGTATATTCTGTGGAGACCCCTATGAGCGGAAGTAGTTGGTATAATTCACAAAACATCAAGCAACTTCGCGCTGAGGGTAAATCACTACATCAGGCTAAAAATCTCCTGATTAAAGCCGAACTCCAAGAAGCCCTAACTGAGAACCCTCGCAATCTTGTCCCAATTCTAGACAATATCATAAGGAACATGGATTTTCATGACATATACCATCTGGATCGACTTAGGCAACGGCCTATGGGACTACGAAAGTGCGAATAGTTTGGTGGAAGCTATTGCTATTGGCGATGCAACCAACGCTGCTGATATCATTTATGGTGATCAGGTCTATCGCAGAGTTGGCGATGCTTGGTCCTCTTATACTATGGTGACTATTGATGTTACCTGAGCCGTTTAGACCCTCTGATGGTGCCTATCAGTATGTTGTTCTGTCCAGAACCACCTATAACGGTATGCCAGAATTTAATCGCCATACACTAGCGGAAAATGCGGGTAGCTTCGAAGCAGCTCTGATTTATGCTGCAAGGCGTCAGAAAGCCGGTTACTGGGTAGATATTTATAAGGAACTTGCATATGCTCTTCCTGCTGACACTTCTAACGCTTAAGCATTTCGTCTTCGACTTCCTTTATCAACCACCTTATCAGTGGCAGAATAAGGGAACGTACGGACACTGGGGTGGACTTGTTCATTCCGGCCAGCATATGCTTGCTAGTTTTGTGATCCTGCTCTTCTTTGTTAGCGTGCCATGGGCGGCGCTAATAGCGTTGGGTGAATTCATTATCCATTATCATATGGATTGGTTCAAGATGAACCTAAACAAGCGCAAAGGCTGGACTGCAACGACTCATAATGAGTTCTGGATTCTGACCGGTTTCGATCAATTTGTTCACTCTCTTACTTATATAGGAATGACCTATGTCGCAATCACCTGAAGAATTCTCAGCTGCTATTGTATCTCTACAGAAGTCTCTTTCTCAGACGAAAAAAGAGAGGGATTCTCTATGGCATGTGTTAAATTCAGTTCTGGAAAGAATTGAAGACTCGGACCTTTGGTGGTTTGATGTGCCTGATCGAGGTGGATTTGACGTGGAAAAGATTCGTGCAGTTTTAACTATGAAAGGCTTGAATGATGTCAGCTGAGTTTCTTGTAAAAATCACTCATGGCTCTGTGTCTGGGTTTAACGGACCTAAGCCAGATGTTACCGTCATATTCTCAATAGGTGGTATAGCAGTCACGTACGAACGAGAAACCCTTACTAATAAGGCTCAGGCTTTTAATATCTATGATCCTGTGATTATTAAAGCACGACTTATTATGGAATCTTTAGACTTAAACCCGCAAGATTTAATCGTAGAGGTGTATGAATATCAACCCGTATACGAATTGAAACAAATTAGGTAACGATGAAGACGGCTCTTGACTGGGGCCGTCTTTTTTCGTATAATGGGCTGTAAAGGAGACAGCCGTGAAGCTTTTATGTGGATTTCCATATCCCAACGAAGTCATTATGTATGGCTCAGACTTTGTAGACTCTTTAGCTTGTAGATGTAAGCACAGACCTTCAACCACTGACGGATACCGATGTGCTAGTAGACTTAGGCAAGCTTTTGGCTATCGACGATTGCACGATGAAAATGGCAGAACTCTAGTAGGTATTATTCCTATGATTTTGCCTGAGTTTGATAACAGGATCATTCCAACAGATCCATATGATGAATGGGGTTATGTACGTGAAGATTATCTTTTTAGACATGGACGGAGTGATATTATCTGGGCCTGATCTTTGGAACAGTTCCTATATTCCACGCAACCGTACAATCCCTCAGGATAAGATCGAGCTTCTTAAAAAGTTGTGTGACTCTACAGATGCTAAAGTCGTGGTGTCTAGTACCTGGCGAAGTGATGAGAACACGAGAGATCGTCTCCGCGATCTTGGGGTGCCGTTGCATGAGGATTGGCGCACTTGTCATAGCTGGACACCAGAATTTACGGAGGCTCATCAGGGACGTGGTTATCAGGTTCAACTATGGCTAAATAAACATCCAGAGGTCACGAAGTTCGTGTGTCTCGATGACGATGATGATTTTATACCAGATCAGCCGGTAGTATATACGGATTTTATGGTTGGATTGACCGAGCTAGATATTCTAGAAGCGGAGGTAATTTTGAATGGCTAAATATGTAGCAATTGTTGAGCTGGCTTTTTACGTAAGTGACGAAGACTTTGACCCTAGTCTTTGCGAGAGGGATAACGTCTATGATGCTGTAAAAGATCATATTCCTCCAGACGCTGAGATTGAAGAGCTAAAATTTTGGGAGAAGGTTAGTGGGTGAGTGGGCTGATTGGTGTCGTATGCACAATAACGAAGGCTACGATGACTATACTAAATCTGAACGAGAACGTTCAGCCCTAGAACGTTATGCTGAAATGGATACCAAAATGTCCATAGAGCTTAATTACTGGGCTAATATCGAGCGTATTAAACAACTGTACGAAACTACACGCGATTTCGAAACCATCTATCATAGTGTATGGGATATTATACATGAGTAAAATATTGGAAAGCTATATGGCGGAAGGTTGGACTGAACATAAGACGGATGGTGGTAAACGTCCCGACTGGCTAGAAGATGGGGTCACGATTATAGTCAGGTACGGATGGCCTGCAGGAACCTATATCGGTCCAGCTAATCGTGCTATCTGGGATTGTTTCACTAGATCATTTTGGGTGAAAAATGGGTGAATATGCAGACCTTTTTACTGACAACCTTATGTTCGGTGGACTAAATCCTTGGGGAGGTAAATCTCGTGGAGGACACAAACCTACCAGAGTTAAGTGTGATACTTGCGGATGTACGGTTAAATGGCTTGAGGACAGCTCCGGCTGGTATCTTGCTGAGTATAATGATGGAGAATGGATTCGACATGCCTGTCGAATGGGTAAATTTCCTAAGAAGCCAGTATTTACACCAGAACGAGCTTACGCCGCCCTCGTCATGCTGAGGACTCGTGAAATTATGGATCGTATTGAAGTAGGTATGCCCCCTACAGAAGCTATGGCTCGCCAATGGGCTATTGAAGAACTTAAGAAGAACGGACAAATACCGGAGGATTATGAACTTTGAATCGGACGAAGGCGATGACGGAGACTACGGTCCTGATACATCGCAGAACTTCAGAACCTTCCCCTCGGCTAAAGAACTGGCTGAGCGTGAACGATGGCGGAAGAAGCGAGAAGCAGACGCACATATTAGCCGTCAATTTAACTCTTACTTAATTGAATTGTTCAATGCTCAAAATCGGTCTTGACTCTAGCTGCTGAACGCGGTATAATGAGCGATCAAGACAGGAGATTACATGGCTGAAAATGAAACTCGCATCCGAACTAATAAGTTCGATGTAGAATGGCAGTTCGCAAAAAGGTGCTGGACCTGGCTAAGCCAAGGGCTGGATACCCCTCAACCTGCTGTACCTAACTACTCTATCTGGAAGGTAGTTAATGGTAAGGAAACTTTCAGCGGGTCTAAGCCCATTAGCCCAAAACGAGTATCTTGTGCAGGAGTAGTTTTGTTCCCATGAGTTACGCGATTATGATAAATAAGCTGGATCGTAAAGGTTGGGTGCTAGCGGAGCAGGGGGTTACCCATCCGTTTTATGACCAGAAACCAGCAGCTACCAGAGCCTGCGATACGTTCAAAGAACTTTTCGGTGAAAAGAACGTGAAGCTTTTTAAGGAGATTGAAGTTGGAACAGTGGCAGATTAAGGCGATCGCAGCAGTTGAGGCAGGCCGTGATGCCTTTATTCGTGACATAAATATTGCAGCGGATAAGTATCTGGAGGATATTGCATCAGGTAATAGGGAAGATTGGCACGAATTGGAAGCCGAGGATGTTATCCAGTGGCTGTGGGAGAGCGCATGAGCGAGTCTGTTCGTAAACTAAAGTTACTAGGAATATTCCTCCTAGTGATGGGTATTCTTGCCGTTGTTTACTACTTAGTAGTAATAGTTTTACTCGTAGTCATTTATTATCCGCTAGCATGGCTGCTGGGACCTGTAGCTGCCCAGTGGGCGACAGGAATTGGTGGATTTATTTTCTTTCTTTGGCTTATTTGGAGGGACCTGTGAAGATTTTCACTACGGGCGGTATATACGCCCACAATCTCGAAGCTAGAGGGCAGAGGATGTTAGATGATTTGGGACGATACTTACGAGACAAAAAGCTCACGACAGCCGATGTCGAATTCTTCCAATCCACAGAGAGCCACTGCGTTATCCTCACGGCAATTGTTAAACACTGATTTACTGCCCTCAGGTCCTACCGGCGCTATGGCTAGCATATATGGCCGTCCAGTGATTGGTTACCGAGGAGTTTGGTACGAAGAGAAGTTGCTTTTCGGGTCCGGCAAAGTTGATATTGATTGCTATGATAAGGCTTACCAGTTCCTAGGTACTCTATATAATATGCGTGTTCCTGAGTGCCAGCTACCTAGAAGCACACGACTGGTTAGACCCAGTAGTCGTACAAGTCCGGCTACTAGACGAGAAGTGGCAAAAAAGCGTGAAATTGTAGAGCGAATAAACGAAAAATTTCGTGATAATGCTATACAGAAAGCCTCTATTAAAGAGGTAGTTTCCGCTACCCCAAAGCAGCCTGTAGTAGATATAAAGCTACGCTTAGACTTCTGGAACTATCCTGACTGGGATAAATCTGGTAATCTAAAGGACGGTGCTCAGCCTTTTTGGATGTTCGATAATGTTGAGCCTAAGCCAGATCCTGTACCCGAACCGCCAAAGCCTACACACAAGCGCGTAGTCAAGAAAGTCGCGGGTGTAGAAGTTATTATTATGGAGCCACTATGAAGAAAACCTCGGCTGAATGGATGAAGACTGAGAAATATCGCTCGCTAGTGATCTTTGACCCGGATGGTTGGGATCGCAGGAACTTTGAGCGTTCCTGGAATGAAGAAATTACAGAAGAGGAGTTCGAACGACGTGTTTGCCTATCTACCACCGTTTTTAAGTCGCTTTAAAGGTAATTTCTTTTTCGATACCTTTATGTTGGGGTTAGGCTTAGCTATACTGGCTATGGTATCTCTAGGGGTAGTATCGGTTATTATGCGCTTCTTCGGACAGGAAGTAGGTGTCATTGCTCTTATTGCCTTCTGTATTTCTTTTATTTTCAATCTCTTTAAAAGGATTCCTTAATGGCTTTTCTCAATAACGAACTCCAGGCTCGCACGTACCGCAATATCGCCACTAAGGCTCTGGATGAAGTAGTTCGTCTGGACAATCTGGACCCTGAATTTATCGTCCATCTTACTAAGTTGGAAGGTGCTCTGGATAATCTCTACAATATGGCTCGCAAATGACTTGTAGAGAGGACATTCGTCTATCTGGCAAGCCTTACCCTAGGTCTTGTCCAATATGTAAATTCGGTCCGTGCCCTAGAGGCCACGATTACGGGAAAATTAAGTTGAAAGATCAATACGCAGTAGTTTATGAAAATAGCTACACAGAAGGCACTGGATATGACACCTCCACTGTCAGGTACGAAACCCTGAAATATTTTGATACGGAGCAGCAACTAAAAGAGTTTCTAGTCCAAGAAAGCGTCAAGACGTATACTAAATGTAACATCAAGCGTATTATTAAATTCCAGGAACTTAAAGCTACTACCACTGTGGAGGTCACTCTTGTTTAAATTTCTTTCAGATGGGCCTTTATACCTTCGTATTCCGGCCTATTTCACTCTCGGTACACTAGCAACCGCTATTGTACTAACTCTAGTAATTGCTGTCATCGCTTTCGCGATTTCTCTGGGTTGGTGGGGTTTTCTATTTATCTTCGCACTGATTGGGGGACTTGTAGTTACTTGTGCAGCTCTTACCGCTATCGAGCATGAAAAGCTAGAGAAAGAGGCGCGGGAAAAGAGGCAGCAACGCCTATAAAAGCTCTTGACTCCGTGTCTTATGTCTTATATAATGAGGCATCAAGACACGGAGATTTTTTATGCTTTCGGACGATATTCGACAGAAGATTATAGACTGGTTCCACCTTGAAGTTCAGGGCGGAACTTGTGAAGACGTCTTCAGTCTTTTTGACAAGATGATTGACGAAGGTGTACTTGAGCAGGAGTTTTTCGATGCTCATGAGGGAAATATTTGCACTCTGGTAGACTCTTTGTGGTTTACCTGTCAAGGCTGTGGTTGGACTATGCCTATCGAAGAGCAAGATGAGCGCGGTGATTGGCACTGCAAGCAGTGTATGGACGAGGAGCACGGATATGACGATTAATGAAGTAATTGATGATCTTCGTCGTATTGCCGCAGAAGATGCTAAAAGTTGGTATCCCGGCAAAGAGAAGACTCGTGCTGAAATCATCGTAAGCTACATCGAGTATCTTGAGAAGCGTAATGCACAACTCAATGCCGATCTTTCAAATCTACTCTGGAAGGACACGAAATGGGGCGCTTGACCGATATTCATCCCGTAGACTATATTATTGACCATTGGCCTAGCCCGGAGCTGAAGCCCATTCACTGGGGCTATAAAGCTGGCGGACTTATTTTCTGCCTCGCTTGGGCTGGACTTATTATTGGAGCATTGCTTTGAAGATTATAATTAAACGAACCGAACCTTTTCCATATTCCCACAATGACTATAACGAATGGGTGCAGCCTACTCATAAGTTTATGGTATATGTAGAGGAGACTAAACTTAAAAATAAGATAGCCGAATTTACCAAGGAGTCAGAAGCTCTAGGTTTCGTGGAACCTTTCAAGCGGGCAGGCGCAGAAATTATCACTAGCTGGAAGAGGTCTTTCCGAGTGACTACTACGGTTGTCGCTAATACGGAGGAAGAGGCTCTTGACCGTCTCTGCGGTGATGACATTGAGGCCCGAAAGCTAGCGGTGGTTGTAACTGTATGATTAAGATGTATGCCATTTTCTGCCGAGAAACTCTCTCGCAGATGAAATTTGAAGGTAAGCTAGCCGCTCAGGCAGGACACGCTTACCTACATGCTTGGTGGGATGCAGAGGATCGCACTAATTCAGAACATGAAGAAGCCCCAGGATTTCTAGGGTATGATTATTGCGATACTATGGATGACTACCGTAACGGTGACGATGCCCGTAAGATCGCTCTAGTAGTAGATACTGTACAGGACCTGGAACACTTATATGAACTTTATAAGCCGTACATGGGTGCTACTATTGTGGATGATTGTGGCTATACTGTGTTTGAGTGTACCACTACCACCGCCGTTGGTCTAGGTCCTGTTAACGATGAGTGGTTTAGAGAGGACGGCCACCCTCAGCTACTTAAAAGCCTTTACACTCTTAGAAACGAGATTCACCGAAATGCCAACAGCGCCTGATTACCTCAGAGACGAGTGGGGAACTGATGAAAGCCAAGCTATCACTTACTTAGAGGGTAGAGGCTTTAAGCTCACTCGTGATTGGCTGTGGAAGATGCCAGTAAATAGAGCGAGCCTTACTCCAAAAGAGGTAAGCGCTATTGACTTTCTAATTATGGAATGGGATTATGGAGGACTTGACCTTGATTGAAGATGATGCAGAAGCCCGTATCTTGAAGGCGCTAGCAGATGCTAAGCGTTTTGGAGAGGATTTTACCAAGGTACGTACAGAGGACTTAGACATTTGGGTTAATGCTCTAGAAGATGCTCTCAAGGGGCTAGAAGCGGGCTTGACTCGTATCGAGGAATGCTTTAACTAAGTATTGACTTGACCCGCTTATCGCGATATAATGAGTCATCAAGAACGGAGAAATAACTATGGCACAGACTTATACCGACGCTCAGATTGAAGAACTCAAGTCTGTGCCGAAGATGAACTATGAGATTGCTACCGTATTTGCAGAAAAGCACAATATTGGTGTCCGAAGTGTTATCGCGAAGGCGAAGTCGCTCGAAATTCCTTACGAGACGAAGGCCCCTGGCGATAAGAAGAAGTCGGCTGTCAAGAAGAAGACCAAGGCTGACATTATCAAGGAGTTCTACGGTGCTTACTATGGCCCGGAACTGCCCTCGCTGCCTAGCATGACTGTTACCGACCTCGAAAAGCTGACCAATTATCTCATTGCGGTCAATGCTACCGATGCCTAACTTAGCTATTGACTTCTACTGTTGACTGTTGTATAATGGACCCTCAATAAACGGAGGGTCCATGCACAGGTTAGATTACTTTAAGCAACTGGCAACCCGGCTGTTCCCTAGTGATATGGACGACGCGGAATTTCTGAAATATCTTATAGAGCTGGATAAATGGGATGATAACCGGACCAAAGAAGCTAGTGAAGATGGCAGTCTTTCTGACTAATGTTCTAAACATTGAGAAAGATTTCACTCTGGAAATCAAGCGTAAAAAGCTGAGCGATGTTAGCGCTGAATGTCTTCGCATTGATGATTCCGAGTTCGAGATTAATCTGTCAAAGAATGCTGTATCAACGGATATCGAGCTTCTTGGGCACGAAATGGTTCACCTCAAGCAATACCTAGAGGGTAGGCTTATTGATGGGGGACCAATCCCGGAAGGGTATCTATATCACTGGGAGGAAAAGCCCTATGTTTGCGGCAAGCTTATGGACGATTATTTCCTGTGTCCTTGGGAAATGGAAGCACGTGCGCTAGAGGCGTACCTAAGTTATCGGTGGACGAGTAGGAAATGAGCTATACAGAAGAACTAACAAAACAGATTATAGCTGAGTATGAAGCTAACCCGACGCGAGAAACAGTAGATGCTATTGCTGCTCGTATCGGTAAAAGTGCGCGTTCCGTAATCGCAAAACTAGCGGCGGCGCATGTGTATCAGACTCCTCAGCGACTTACTAAAACTGGCGAGGCCATCGTCAAGAAAGAAGAGCTTGTAGCTGATATCGAGCGCTGGCTCGAAATCGAGGCTCCTAGCCTGGCTAAAACGGGTAAACTGGAGTTGAAACGACTCCATACAGCCTTAGCGGAGATATTCCAGGATGAACTTCAAGAAGGCGAATTGGATAGCAGCACAGATGCCTAAGGGCACTGATCCAGAAGACGTGCTGGACGTACTGCTAGGAAATATTACTAATCCGAGCGAATTTGTCGCTCAAGTGCAAATGCTTGCAGATGAATACGATACTGATTTCGATAAGCACACTGGCAAGCTACAGAGATATTACAATGACTGAATATGAATACATCCAGAAAGAACTGGCACAAGACGAAACTCACCCTTCTGTAGAGGGTATCAAAAAGATTCTGGAAGGCAAGCCTCATAGTTTCGAGGACTGGCTAGTAGACTTGGTATGGGATTTACACTATGAGTGGGTTGAGCTTAGCGGTGTACGTCTACTTGGGGATGCGCAAGGAGAAGTGGCCCCATCTGACGCCTGAGACCATTCAAGGTTTCATGGACGAGCCGAAATGGCTAGATGACGAGGAAGATCAAGCTTTCATTGACTGTTTTTATAAATACTTTGAAGCTTGGCATCGCTTAGATTGATTGTTGACTTTCTCTGTCCGTCTCAGTATAATGAGGCATCAAGAGCGGAGACAGAGCATGAAGTATCCTTCGGATTGGAAAGAAGAACTTTCTAAGAAGCCTATTTGCGGTGTTCTGGCTACAGCTGTGGCTGCGAGCGTAACTTTTGAGAAGGCTACTGATGCTATCAAGCGTAGTCTTATGCCTTGGCAAAAGCGGCATGGAGGTAAGACATACCCTGAGCAGGTTGCTGAGGCCATGAATAAGTTGGGTGTTAACTACACTCAGCTTCCTCAGCCAGAGCGCATGACACTGCATAAGTGGCACTCGCTCTATGCTATGCCAAATGTTCACTATATGGTCTGGACTTCGGGTCATGTGGTAACTGTGCAAAATGCCTACGCCATGGATCAGTATGAAATTGCTCATATTGACGAGTTTGGTCCGCGTCGCTGCTATGTTAGAGAAGTTTTCATCATTAACTCAAATGAGTGTTGACTTTAGCTGCCCGCCACGTTATAATGAGTCATCAAGAACGGAGAAAGACATGGTTCGAATTATTGAGTTTTCAGAGAGTCCTTTCGGTTTCGGTGCAAAGGACAATTACGGACAGCAAGTGTTCGTAGCCACGTGTGAAGTCAGTGAAGACGGTAAGTATGATGGCTTCTCTTTCCTAGAAGGTGATGAAGAGCCTATGTCGGGAGTGTTTGATCCCGCAAATTACCGGATCGAAGTTGCGAAGTTGATGGGTTTCTAAAATAATTCTTGACTTGAGACCCTAAAGTTGATATAATGAGACATCAAGACGCGAATACGAAGTTAGGCCGGTATCCACAGGGTGCCTTGCCGAGCGTCTTATAGGTTAGCACAATATTATACGCTATTAAATCCGAGAAAGTTATGTGCATCGGAGCCTACATCAATTGGTGGCACTGAGAAGGTGTTAATGTCGTGGGACGCGAAACAGCCGATATTCATATGAGTTATTAACCACCAGACCCTGCACTGGCTCATATGTCTTAGTAATTGAGGGTTAGCTTATCGGGCTGATGGCGACATGCTGGCTAGAAGCGGATTGCAAGAGAAACCTCCAAGGAGGCGTACGTGATAAACCAGTGTCTTGATTATGATTCTGCGAGTCAATCCGGATTTAAACCGGAATAAAGGTAGGTTGGATTCCTACATCAAGAAAAGTGTGGCAACAGGCACTTAACATTTGGTGTTGCTTAGTTGTGAGTGGTAATTAACTCTCCCGAAGACTGATATTAATGGGATGAAACCCAGGGTCTGTGCCTCTCGGATATAGAATGAGGAAGTCTAGCTGCCAGGGTTGGTTACGTTAAGTAAGAGGGTTCGAGTCCCCGTTAAGCTAGCAATGTGGTTTGCAGATGGCACGTTAAACGCAATCTGTCAAGAGAACGGGACTCTTGCGAAGAACCCGTACATGCAGCACAGTCGCTAAGCGTCTGTATCTGTTCGATCGAGTAGTAGCGCTTAAATGCTCGGTCAACCCTTCGCGAGGGACGCAGGTAGTGTAACGGCAGCACCCCGGCCTATGATCGGGAGTCTGGGTTCGAGTCCCAGCCTGCAAACGCGCATATTATATAGATTCAGTAGTTTAACCGGGCGTTAAAAACGACTCCTCGAACAGCTCCGAGAATTAGAGTATTTCGCTGGCAATGCTGACCAGCCTGACTCTATATAATATGATTTTGGTGCGACTATCGCTTGACTATCAGTAACCTAGAACGGGAAGGCCTTTCTGTCTAGAAGTGATGTTAGGAGAGTAAAAGGTTTGTAGATAGCATGGAAGTTCTATAGGCTTCATATCATGTCGGGTTCGATTCCCTAACGCACCACCAGAGTTCCGAGAAGTGGAAAGTAAGATAGAGGCTCCTTAATCCAGACGCGGGTTGATCTCCGCTACAAGCTGGGCTAAATCGTGGAGCAAACTTGTTACTACTGCGATTGCTGGCATCCTAGGAAAAATTGCCTGTGACCAGTCAAAGAATTCCCCGGACTAACCTCCGGCTCGGTTTAACAGTTCAGGAGATCAACGACCCGACGATGAAAGAGGTTTCCGACGTACGCGGTGTAATCGAAGACGACCTCAACTCCTGATTCATATTGGGGTAGTTAACCCTGATAGGCGGCTCTAGCCTAAAGAGAGACGGTCTTTGTTGTGTAGAACAAAGCGGATGTGCGTGGTCGAGACACTTCACGTACCATTAAGGATTGCCGAACAAGTTCATGTAAGAGACTAACGGTAAATCTAGGCTTAGCGGCTTAGTAGGATTTTGTGGTCCGGTTCGCGGCCGCAGACGACAATTAGACGGGAACCGCGGGTCAAGGCCGGCTATGCGGTTGGTGAGGAGCAGGTGGTGAGCGACCTCACGTTCAGTTTAGGCATGGTGCAGCCTTGAGATAGCTGAGATTACGTCATAAGTCTCCTTGGTCCTCAAAATGTGTCTACTTTGGCAGAAGTTAAAACTGCCTTATACCGGAGAACCGGCCCGTCCTCGCGGGAAATATCTGAGGAGGTAACAAGCGGAGTAATTAACCCACCTAAAGACCTGAAGCGCAGAAGTTCAGGCCGGATCAACCCGTAATACGAATTTGCCGGGGCATGGGCAGCAACTTTCGGGTTGCTGCCCATTTTGCTGTGCGCCGACCACCGCATTTCAAGCACTTCCAAAGTTACGTGTTGACTCACATGTTTAGTTGGCGTATAATGAGTCATCAATAGGAGATTTTATGGCCAGATACAGAGTTATTAGGCGTAGGATTACTAAAGCCGAGTGGGACAATCTCCCCAGGGGTCGCAAGTATAATATTTCAGAAAAAGCGGTAGTATTCATCCCCCAGCGAAAGGTAACGCTGCTGGGTTGGATGTGTTTGGATGCCGATCAACCACTAGAGGTCTACTTCAGTCAGGAAGAAGCCGAAGAGCAAATCTTCCTTGAAAAAGCCGGCGTTGAAGTAGTTATTTCTGAATTTATAAGTAAGGATGACCCACTTTATAGGGTCAAGGTGCCGAATGAATCTTAAATGTTTAATCAAAGGGCACGACTTTAGAGACGAGTATACATATTTAGAAGGTTTTGACTACTCCGTCCAGAAAGTCTGTCTCAGATGTGGTAAAAAGAAGAAAGATAAGCGAACAGTCACATGGAAGAGTACGAAAATATCCAGATTGCGCGGAGGGTAACTAGACTTATCCGTGACGCAGGGAAGCCGACCTTCCCACTTGTAACGATGATGTACATCTTTCTCCTTCTAGCCACGGCTATTATAGGAATAAAGGAACTTATCAGTGCAATTATCTGAACATACTTATACTGTGCCCAATACTCATTGGCTCTACGGAGTGCCGTGGACTAAATCCGGAACCAAATTCGGAGCTAGCTTCCATCGTTCTTACGCAGATGCCAAGAAGTACATTAGTAACAACTCTAATAGTGAGCTGAAATCTTCTAGCCCTAAAATGGTTAGAGTATCCGACTGGCTTGCGGATTGGGTACATGAGTATGGAGATTATTGGGCTCCTATTAACTTCTTGTCAGAAGCTGTGAATTATGAGCCTACCTTGCATTGAGTGTTGACTTGCTTGCCGATTTTTATTATAATGAGTCATCAAGAACGGAGAACGACATTGGACCCCATCACATTCATGCAGATTGAGGCAGAAGTTTTCAAGGCTTGCCAAGGCCTTCGGGCAACTCCTGACGACTATAAGGATGCCATTGTCGAAGTCTACGCAGACTTTACACATCTTACCGATCAGGATATTGATCGGCTATACGCAGACTTCTGCGAATACAAGATGGAACAGCAAATGCTGGGAGGCGTGGTTGTCGACATTCTCCGAAACTTCTTTAAGTGATAAAGCACTTATTTCTTTTCTAATCATAGACGCCGGGTTTAGTAAAAAGACAGCCAGGCTTGCTCTAGAGTGGTTAAAGCTAGATAAGCTCTCTGAAGAGGAGAAAGAAATCTTTTTCAAGATTAGGCTTAACCCAAAGGACGCAGCTAAGGCAGAGTATTTTGCCGCCCAGCTTAACAATCTCAATTGGAGGCTAAGTAGTGTTTGTTAAAACGCTAATTCTTCTGACGTTTGCATGTCTAGCGGTAGCTATCGTGCTGTACGCATTATATTTAATTTTGAAGTGGGGATACGATCACATCCTTACGACTCGTGCCAAGGAAAAACGGGAACTTGACGCGAAGATTGCAGACCTCCGTGAACTTACTGAAACTTTGAAGGAATTGAATAAGTGAAGAAGATTTTTGCCGCCGCCCTCCTCGCTGCCTCGGCCATGTCGCTGGGTGCCTGTACTCAGATTGACGACGGCACTGTTGGCCTCCGTAAGGTTTACGGTGAAGTCGAAGATACCCCGATCAAGGGCTTCCAGTGGTATGAGCCGTGGTCGACGGATATTCTCGTTATGGATACCACCGGTCAGAAGATGGACAGTAAGCTGACTACTCCAACTGCTGACATTCAGCAGATCACCGTGGAGTCCGTAGCTACGGTTAGTCTGATCCCAGGACAGGCCGCCAAGGTATACCGTGCCTACAATACGGAATGGAAGGACCGCGTAGTTCCTCAGCTGCTTTATAGCGTGCAAAAGAACGAAATCGGTCGTTGGCGCGCTGTAGATATCATCGCAAAGCGTTCCATCGTTGAAGCCAACATTCAGAACGAACTGACCAAGCAGCTGCTTGCTAAGGGTATCCGGCTGGATGAATACAGCCTTACGGGAACTTCGTTCTCCGAAGCGTTCATGGATGCGGTTGAGGCGAAGGAAATTGCCGTCCAGAAGGGTATTGCGGCTAAGAACAACACTGTGAAGATCCAGGAAGAGGCTAACCAGGCTGTTATCAGTGCAGAAGGTGAGGCTAAGGCTATGCAGGCTAAGGCTGCGGCGGCGAGCAATCCTTTGGCGATGCGTCTTCGTGAACTTGAAGTTCAGGAGCTGGCCATCAAGACCTGGAATGGTGATGTTCCTAGCACTGTGATGGGCGGAAACGGTGCAGGTGTTCCCTTCATCAATGTACCTCTGAACGGTAGCAAGTAATGAAGACCTTTACGCTAGGTGTCGCAGGAGTGCTAGGGCTTATTGCTCTAGCGTTCCTTGAGTTCCTGATTAAGGGCTGGGTACTTTCGGTAATGTGGCTGTGGTTTATGGTGCCTTTTGGGCTTCCAGCTATTGGCATTGCCTGGAGTGTTGGTGTAGCTATGGTCGTCGGAGTCATGGCCCGACAGACAGACTACAAGCAAGACGATCGTCCTACTGATTGGGACAAGGTTGTTCTGGCTTATATTGGGCCGTTTATCATTCTCGGTATCGCTTGGATTGTTCATCAGTTCATGTAAAAGAAAGGCGAGTCTTCGGACTCGCCTTTTTTCGTTCTTGACACGGACCCTATTTTCGTGTATACTGCGTCTCTATGATAAAGATGTATCTTTCAGACGGTTCCGTCTTCGAGTTCGAGGAATACTGTCAGCTCAAGGCGTGGGTAGATATTTTTCATGTTATGAAAGGAGACGTTATGCGTATTGAAGGAGTCGGAGGTATCACATTAGAGTTACCGGAGATTGATGATGGCGATTGAAATAGTACATAGGGGTAAACACCCCAAAGATACGGATTATGAAGGCACTTGTTATACGTGCAAAACTAAAATCAAGTGCAAGCAGTCAGATGGCAGGATCAAGCCCGCTTACGATCAGCGCGATAGAGAATCCTTAATGGTAACTTGCCCTGTATGCAGTGCAACTATCAATTGCTATGAAATACGACCAAATACCAGTAACTGGTATGATAGATAAAATAAAAGCCCGCTGGAAATACTCCGGCGGGCTTATTTTATTTGTAAAAGGCATGATTACCGATTACTGTTGTTAGCTTATACTTCCATCTAATATTGTTATTAGACTTAAAGTAAAGGGCTCCTCCAGTAGGATCCCTTCCTAAATAGTTAGCTATCTGCCAAGCTTTGTTCCAAGCCTTACCAGAGTACCTGGTTTTAAACTTGAAACTAAATTGACCAGGTTGTCTAATTATCGAGCAAGGTGGTTTCTTCTGCTTTTTGCTTCTATTGATAATAACGTGGCCAACCGCTCTCTGTCCTAGTTCGCTCTCGCCTCTGGCCTCATGCCATATAGCTTGAGCAACACACACTACTTGCTGCGGTGGTAGATCTATCATAACTTAATGGGGTGTACTCTGACTTAACCCAAAATTTACTCCTTATTTCATAGGCACAAAAATAAAGCCCCCGAAGGGGCTTTATCTTACTGAACCTCTTGCTGAAGTCGCTGTGCCTTACGAGACCTCGCTACGGCAGCGCGCTTCAGACGGCGCTTACGATCGCTAGGCTTCTCGTAGAATCGCCTCTTCTGTAGCTCCTGAAACAGACCCTCGTCTGTCAGCTTTCGCTTGAGCACTCGAATAGCGCGATCGACATTGTTATTCCTTACTTCAACTTTCAAACTTAATTCCTTCCAGTAGAGCCGAAACCGCCGGCTCCTCGTTCCGTTTCGTCGAGTTCATCGACCTCAATGACATTGGCCTGCGTCACAGGTGCCAGCACTAGCTGAGCAATTCTATCGCCTCTGTTTACTTCAAAGGCTCTAGGAGCGGCAGCTCCCGTATTGCTAAGGTTATGCAGCAACACGCAAATCTCTCCGCGGTAATCGCTGTCAATAGTCCCAGGCGTATTAGCTACGGTAATATTATTCTTCGCAGCCAAACCAGACCTAGGTCTGACCTGTACCTCATAACCCTCGGGAATAGCTACGGCGAATCCCGTCTTAATCATTTTTGTAGTACCCGGCCAGATATCTGCATCTTCCGCTGCACAAATATCCATGGCAGCCGCACCAGCCGTAGCATATCTAGGTAAGGGCAATCCCTCACCGTTTTCTAACCTCTTAAATTTAAGCTCCATTAGCTACCTCTATTTGCATAAGTGTCATGATTGTGGAGCAATGGTACAAAAATTTAGGGCTTTGAATATCCACCCCCTGCCTTTCGGCAAATTCAGTATAAGCCCTCATAATGTCTTGGAGCTTACCTGTGCCGACAACCGGCTCGTATTTATCTTTAAAGAGTGGAATAACATTACTCATCCAAAAGTCCATCCTCGTTTTCTTAAATAATTAACCTGTGAATAGATGCTGGATAAGCTTCTATTTGGTAGAAGTATAAGAAGTTCTGAGTTAGGGACTCGTCCATAATGCTTCTTTAGTATAAATCTTTCTTCCCTACTCCAAGGGGCCTTTTTATACTTCATGCTGCAAGTATAACAATATTTAGCTTTCAAGTCAAGAACTATTTTATAAGTTAGTCGGTGGTATATTATTAACCAGTTGCTTAATCCAGAGTTGACTCTGGTCCTTATCTTGGATATAATGGGTGCAACAAAGGGAGACAAAGCGTGAGGCTTGAAGAGTTTACAACATGGATTAGAGAGCAAATTCGTTTGTTTGATAAGTTCAATCGCGAGTGTAGTCGAGAAGACCCTAAGCGATTCCCGCTGCGGTTTTCCAAGGAAGAATATATTCAACAGTTCAAGGATTTTATTGATGTCTGAACCCACGTATGACGATCTCATGAAGTTTGTAGTTGACTTCCGCAATTATTACGACGAATATGGCATTGAAGATAAGCTGAACCGTCAAACTAATCGAATGGAGACGTCTTCCGGCGTTCATGAGCTTGTTCTTCGTGCTAAGAAGATTTCGCCGCCTACCAAGCTGAAAAATGCGGCTAAGGTGATGCGCGATATGGGCGAGGAAGAGCGCGAAAAGGCAATCGAGACCAGCGATAACGTGATTAATCTGCGAACGCAGTTTTCTCGCAAGACTGCTGAAAATGGCGGTACTCGTGGGCTGATCGCTGATCTGGTAGACGCCTACAACAACGGAGATACCAGTAGCTTCGCGGACGCACTGGCTAGCATGGAAAAGTTCACTCGTGCGGAGCGGGGTGAAGAAACCTTTGGAGAAAAGAATGATCGATAAGAAGCCCTGTAAGCGTCCTGGTAAGGGCGTAACGAAAGAAATGCTGCGCGATGCTCATAAGGTGAAGATGGAGGCTAAGAAGATTCTTAACGCTCATAATCGAGACCTTTATCGTACTAATGAGTATATCATGGCTAATCTGTCAGTGAATCATCCCAATTTCGGGGATACGCCTCAAGAAGACGAAAAGCGGAAGCGTTCGGAAAAAAGTTCTTGACTTGACGGCTCAAATTTAGTATATTGAGACATAACGAGATTGATAAGTATATTGTTCTCTACCCTGCGTGGTAACATTATACTTATCTAACTAAATAGCCGCTTGAAGCGACTTAATAGCAGCTGAAGACGTGGGTTTGACTCCCACCTGCTCCACCATTATTCTAGTATAGGGACTCCCTGCTTTTACCGAGGCACTACTCTCCCGACAAGACGAATGACCATTCTGCGGTAACAGAAAAACAAAGCGCTCGATTGCAAAACGAGAGATTCCTATGGTCTAAGGACGTTGGCATGGGTCAGTGTAGCTTAGAAGTTTTACTAGAATATTGATGGGGCAGAACTGAGATCGATTCGGCGTGAAAAAAGCACGTTAGGCTATAGTCTGGCTAAACTTAAACTGGCCACAAAAAGTAAACGCAAACGACAATGACGTTGTCGCTTTCGACGAGATTCGTCTCGCCGCATAAGTGACCGGGGTCTGGCCCACCTTGTTACCCAACGGGCCACAGAATTTAGGAGATACTCTATGGATGACGCTAATCTTATATTTGAATTGCGAGTTTTGGCAGATGTAGAGGAGTCTATGTATAAGAGCGATCCAGATCCGCGAGCGGTATATATGGGCGCTGCTAATGCACGAATGCTGCGAGAGGCTGCTAATAGGATTGAGTTTCTGGCCGCATGTAAGCTAGATGAATTTCTGGCACAAAGGAGAGCTAATCGTGTATGAAAACGAATGGCCTATAGAGCCAGATCCATGGGTATTCCTCGCACTGATCTGTCTAGGATTGGCGCTTTGTTGGTTGATTTTTTAAGTAAGAGGTTCATATGTGGGTTGATCCCAAAGTTGTAATTGTTCCTACTCTTTCCGAAGAAATGGAGCAGTGGGTAGATAGTGTGGGTCCCGGCTGGCGTCCTCTTCTAGAGCGATACGCTAGGAATATTGACTATCAGGTTTCCAAAGGTGATATGCCTCCGGTTTCTATCTCTCAGGTAAAAGAGAAGTTCGGTACTCTACGTATATATACCCAAGGCGGAAACGAACTTAGCTCTATTCTAGAAGCTTTTATAGAGGATCTATCTGGCTACTATTGCGAGGACTGCGGTAAGCTTGCCAGTATGGGCAACAAGCAAGGATGGTTCAGGACTACGTGTGAGGACCACAAATAAGGAGCACAGATGTGGGCAGCATTTAAACTGCTACCTAACAAGCTAAAGATAGCGTGGCTAGGAACTATCCTGGTCACGCTAGCTGCATTGTTAGCGGCTACGGCTTTCGTGTCGTACAATAAGGGATTTAATGAGTCTCGTTTTGCTATTATACAATACGAGAAAGAAAAAACAGAATTAAAATCTAAATTAGACGCTGCCACATCGAAGGTAGATATTAAGTATATCACCAAATATGTGAAAGATGTAGAATATATAGATAGAGTGCAGACTAAAACGGTTGAGGTTATTAAGACGGTCGTTCCTGAGCAATATAAATTGAGTCAGGGATGGATTAATACTTATAACGCTTCCGTTGTTGGCGCCGAACCTCAGGATGCAGGTAACTCAAATCCTTCCGCGTTTAGTGACAGGTATGCACTTGAAAGAATCGCAAAGAATAACGCTCAGTGTTTAGCAAATGCTAACCAATTAGAAGCTTTGCAGAGTCTCATAACTGAGAGGGAGGCCGAAATTGCTAAGATTACTGGTAATAAGTAGTCTGTTGGCTCTAGCTGCGTGCGGACCGAAAGTCACGCTACCAGACCCAACAGTTAAGATACAGCCGATACCGGCAGAATTAATGACACCACCTAGAAAGATGGAGCCTATAACTTGACAGTAGAAAACACTCTGGCCGAGCGTGGAGCACGTTACGGCCAATTTATTGACCACGCAGAGATTGCACAGGGTATTCAGGAAGTTTACCGTAAGGGACGTAACTGGGATACTTTAGATTATGACATTCGTCAGTGTCTAGTTGTTATCTCTGATAAGATTGCAAGGATTCTCAACGGAGATCCTTACTACACTGATAATTACCATGATATCCAAGGCTATGCTAAATTAGTCGAAGATCGACTAAAGAAGCTTGAGGTATCAAATGATACTACTCCGGTGATTACAGTTACTAACTATGTCACTGGAACAACCACAGATAATAGTGAGCAACTGAAAGAGCTTATTCAGGGAATGATTCAAAGGAATCAGAAGGCTAGAGAATCTGTAGTTCAGAAACAAACTCTAAAGGATGATGTACTAGATCATCTTCCTAGAATGAATGAAGTCGGTAGCTATAATGTAACTGGCTATGATAATTATGATTGGCAACCGCCACGTATGATTATTAGAGACAATGCTATTGCTTGGACTAATGATAAAGGTCAGGTTGTAGGTAGGGTCGGTAACTGGGATGGTTTGGAAACCGCCGAAGTATCAGCTAAGAGTAAGTTAAATCAGTTCTTGACTCGGAACTGAAAATTTCATACAATGAGTCATATCAAGAAGGGAGTCTTCTAATGAAATATGATCTGCTAGTTTTTATCGGGCGCTTTCAGCCACTTCACTTGGGCCACCAGGAAGTGATTGAACGCGCTCTTTCTTTGTCCGAACGAGTTCTGGTTCTGGTAGGCGGAGAGGGGAAGGCGCGTTCCACGCGCAATCCGTTCACTTATCTCGAACGTCGGAATATGATTAAGACGATCTACCCGAATGTTATCGTTCGTGGGGTCAAGGACCACACTTACAACGATACCGCTTGGATTGAGGAAGTCCAGAAGAATATCAAGGAAGTTGCACTTGGAGACAAGTGGACTGGTCTTGGGATGAAGGATCTCAAGGTAGGTCTGATAGGTCACGCCAAGGACAACACTAGCTACTACCTGAAACTGTTCCCCGAGCTCCTCAGCGAGGACGTTCCTGTTGCTAGTCCGCTTAATGCGACTGCAATCCGTGAAATGTTCTTCGCGGAAGATCACCAGGCCTTTGAACTGTCCACGATTATGCATCGTGATACTGTTCGTTGGATTAAGAACGAGTTCATGGGAACTCCTGAAGCTGATCGCCTTCGTAGCGAGTTTGAATACATCAAGAACTACAAGAAACTGTGGGGTAATGGTGTCTTTTTGACGGCTGATGCGCTGGTCCAGGTGGGTGGTAACATCCTGCTTATTACTCGTGGTAAGGAGTATGGTCAGGGCTTGCTGGCACTGCCTGGCGGTTTCGTAAACCCTGACGAGACTTGCTTTGATGCTGCTTTCCGTGAGCTGAAGGAAGAGACTCGACTGAAGGTGCCCCTGCCAGTACTTAAGGGCAGCGTGCATGGTAACTTCTTCGCGGATCATCCTAATCGCTCGGAGCGCGGCCGTATCGCGTCTCTGGTGCAGCATATCAAGCTGCGCAATGAGACTAGCCTGCCAGAAGTTCGAGGTTCGGATGATGCCGATCATGCTGATTGGTACCCGATCTCTGATCTGCGTGAAGAGCTGTTCTTCGAGGACCACTATCACATCATTAAGAATATGTTGGGACTGTAATGTTTACTAAGGCGGAGAAACTAGCTTTTCTTATTTATATGGATAAATATCTCGAAGCAGGATCTCCGCCTTTGAGACATTTCTTCCGTAAGATATTGAACAGTGATGAGCGCTATTGGTGCTTTTACGTAATTAATGAGGTTAACAGAGTGGATAAAAATGTTGAAGAAGAGGAAGTTCTAAAACCTCGTAAAACAGCGGAAGAAGGTGCAGAAATTCTCAAACGACATACAAGGCCTATTGACTAATGCAAATATTTTTAGATTCAGACGGCGTACTAGCCGATTTTGACAAACTAGCTGGGGAAATCCTCGGTATGCCTTCTCGTGAGTTCGAGAAGGTAAAGCATCATGGTCCAGGAGAAATGTGGGCGCGACTGTATGCTCACGATGATTTCTTCTATAAGATCCCTAAGATGCACGACGCAGATGATCTAGTCAACGGTGTGATAGAGCTAGGTTTTGATCCTATTGTTCTCACCGGCATCCCTAGCAAGGATGGGAGCGACTGGGCCATTGGCCAGAAAATTCGCTGGTATCAGGATCATTATCCGGATTTGCCGGTTATCACCTGTAAATCTAAAGACAAGCTGCTGCATATGATCGAGGGTAAGCATAATGTGCTTATCGACGACTGGACACAGCATAAGGCTGCGTGGGAAGAGGCGGGCGGTACTTTCATCGTCCACACTAGCGCGAAGGACTCTCTGGAACGCTTGAATGAAATCATTCATATTAGGGGGCTTTAATGGACGGAAGTGCTTTCAGAGGCATAGGAGAAGCTATAGAATTTCTCTTCTATGCAGCTATTGTAATGGCCATAATTATCCTAGTTCTCCTAGGTGTTATTGTTTATCAGAATTTCTTTTAAGAGGGTTTATGTCTGGGATTTTTCTACATAAGAAAACAAGAACGCTTTACCAATATATTGGTATTGCACAACATACTGATGACGTTAGTCCTATGGTAGTCTATGCTCGTAAGTTCGCGGGCACGGATATTTTGGGAACGATCTGGGTTCGTCCCGCTGATGAATTCTTCGACGGACGCTTTGAAAAAGTATCGTAGACCCAGATAAAATTTACACCTTGACGATGAGGTGTAAATTTGTTATTATAATTTATGTTCGACAAAGATAAATTATATGAAACTTACGGCATACAGCCTAGTAAAATACTTGTAACAAAGTTTGGTAGCAGACAAGAGGCTACTCAAGAAGACGTAATTGATGCATTATATCTATTTGATAAAGATGCAGCAAATTTTTTAGGTATGTCGTCTCAAACTTTAAGACGTTATGTAAAGGAACTATTCCCAGACATTGATCTAAGGTCTATGGCTAATAGATCCTGGGAGAGTTTATTTTTAACCTTTACAAATGTTAAAAGATGTTCTAGATGTAGAGAGCTTGTAAATAGAGAATTATTCTCTAAAGATAAGTACACTCCAGACGGGCTAAAACATGAGTGTAAAAATTGTGTGAGAAACAACACAACACTTAAACCTGAATATGCAGAGCGCTGGTCCGAGTACAATAAAATAAGATATCAAGAAAACTTAGAATATAATAGAAAATGGCGAAGAGATTATTATCAAAGAAATAAAGATAAGTACTTTGCTAATTCAGCCAAAAGAAGAGCTGCTCAACTACAGGCTATACCTCTTTGGGCTGATTTAAATAAAATTGAAGAAATTTATTTAAATAAACCTAAAGGTTATAACGTGGATCATATAATCCCACTACAAGGAGATTGTGTATGTGGATTACATGTAGAGAATAATCTTCAATATCTAACCGAATCAGAAAATAAATCAAAAGGTAATAAATTGTTACCTGAATTTAGTTGTTGACACAGCTGCTAAAGTTTCATATAATGAGACAACAAAGAGGGAGACTCTAATGAACAAGTTTAATTTCGTACTAAATACCGATTCATATAAATTGAGCCACTTTCTGGGCTATCCCCAGGGCGCTACTCACGTATACAGTTACGCTGAGAGCCGTGGTGGTAAATACCCCGCAACTGTTTTCACTGGTATTCAGAAGTTCGTCCAGGAGCTGGCCGAAGTTCGTGTAACTCGTGCGGATGTCATTGAAGCGGCTGCTTTTGCTGCTGCTCATGGCGAACCTTTCAACGAGGAAGATTGGCTGATTATCGTCTTTGAACACAATGGGCGCATCCCCGTGCGCATCAAGGCGGTACCGGAAGGTACGGTTGTGCCTACCCGCAATGTTCTCGTAACGGTTGAGAACACTGATCCACGTATGCCGTGGCTGACCAGCTACATCGAAACCGCTCTGCTTCGTGCTGTGTGGTATCCGGTAACTGTTGCCACTCGCGTCCACGAAATGAAGAAGAAGATCAAGCCTTACTATGACCGTACCAGTGATCGAGGTGATATGGCTTTCGCTCTTCTCGATTTCAGTGCTCGCGGCGTCTCTAGCCGTGAAACTTCCGAGGTCGGTGGCATGGCTCACCTTCTTAGCTTTGTTGGCTCTGACAATATTCCAGCTGTGCTTGCCGCACGTCGCTATTATGATGAGCCGATGGCAGCTTACTCTGTAGCAGCCACGGAACACAGTGTCATGACCGGCTTCGGTGAAGAGAACGAGTTCGCTTCGTTCGAATATCTGATTGACAACATGATGCCTGAAAACTGTATCCTGAGTGTCGTTAGTGATACCTGGAACGTTTATCGTGCTTGCGAATATTGGGTTAAGCTGGCGGACAAGATCCGTGCCAAGAACGGTACTCTCGTTGTTCGTCCGGATAGCGGTGACATGCGCGAAGTGTTTGCTAAGATCCTGCCGATCCTCGCAGAAGGTTTCGGCTACGATATCAACAGTAAAGGCTTCAAGGTTCTGAAGAATGTCAAAATTCTCCAGGGTGACGGTATAAATGAGGACACTGTAGTTACTCCGTTTCAGATTGCTGAGGAGCTGGGCATCAGTGCTGATAGCATTATGACTGGTTCGGGTGGTGGCCTGATGCAGGCTAACATTGACAGAGATACCTGCAAGTTTGCCTTCAAGGCGAGCAATATCACGATTGACGGTAAGGATATTGGCATTGCCAAGAACCCTATCACCGATCCTGGTAAGATGAGCAAGAAAGGCCGTATGAAGCTCATTAAGACTGAATGGGGCGAATTCAATACCACTAGCGCTACGGCAGCTATGTCGTATCATGATCAATTGAGGACTGTATACGAAAATGGCAAGGTCTCCAACATGGAAACTTTCGGAACCATCCGAGAAAGGCTTTCCACCTATCTGTAAGACCTGCTTCCATTATTGGAGTGGGCAATGCAGACGTAAGAAGGTATGGTCTAATGTTCAAGGCTGGCAGAGTAACCCTGTATCAGCCCACTGGGAGCGCATGAAAAGCTGGTTCGGTAGAGATAAATGCGGACCCGAAGGTAAGTATTGGCTATCAGAAAAAGAGCACATGCCTCTGCCACCAGCTAGACCTACTAGATAAAATAAAGGGCTGCGCGTAAGCGTGGCCCTTTTACTTTGCAAAAAACATTTCTTGACAAATAGGTCGGGTTTTGGTATATTGAGCTATTACGAAAGGAAATCCATGCAAGAAGTATATCGTATTATAGTAAAGCCTTATGGGTACGACCATTGGGACATCTTTACGGAGGACAAAGAACTCTTCGACTCCATTAGGAAACTAGGTAATACGGATCAGGTACGAGCGTACCTGGGGGCTGATAAGTGGGCAGACTTAGTGGACAGCGACTTCGCTATTCCTCCTTATGTTCTGCTCGGCGAGACTACGATACACCATCGAGACTAACCATGAACTTATTCGTATTAGATACTGATCTAGACAAATGTGCGCAAGCACACATTGACTTGCACGTAGGCAAAATGCAGTTAGAAGCTGCGCAATTGCTCTCTACCACTGTATGGATTGATAGTGTATTCGGCTATTTACCTCGTGCTTTGCATAAGGAAGAACTTGATGAGCTTAAGAAACGAGTCGCGCCTGCAAGAAATGAACCGATTGATGAAAGAAAGGCAAAGGGTTATCCGGCACGCTATTTGCCTACCCACCCTAATCATCCTTGTGCTATTTGGGTTCGGACTAATTTATCTAATTACGAGTGGACCCTGTCTTATGTAGGCGCATTAGACTGTGAAAATCAGTGGCGTGGAAATAAACCCCACGCCAGTTGCGCCGAAGCGTTTAGCTTACCAGACCCTAAAAGTTTGCCGTGCGACCCCTTGAGTCCATTTGCTCTAGCAATGCCGGATGAATATAAATTCGGAGACGCTGTAGATGCTTATCGCCATTATTACATGGGCGAGAAGGCAGATATAGCTGTATGGAAAAGGCGTGGTAAGCCCGACTGGTGGGATGAGAATCTTGTTATGCGTGCGGGAGACGATCCGCACGAGAACTACCTTAAAACAGTTAAAGCAGCCGTAAATAAGACCAAAGCCTGGTCGAAAGGATATTAATGCGCACAATAGAAGATACTAGATCGAGGGCTCTACTATATGCTAGTGGATTGCCTAATATATACAAAGCAGAGGATTTAATTCGAGAAGCAATAGCTATAGAAGCTTACCTGATCTCGCTCAATAACCCTAAGGATCTTACTAAGGAAGATCTTTATGGGCCACTATGACGATCTGCGAGAGTACGAGTACGAAAAGAGTCGTACTGCTAAGAGAGCGGCGTTAATAGCCGCCTTAGCAGACCTTAGGGAGTTTCGATACCACAAGGCTGGAAAACAGTGGGCTGTGTCACATATCTATGACGGAGATAGATTGTTGAATCAGCTAGAGCGAAATATTAAATCAGAACTTTATGAACTAGGAGGCACATAATGTGCGTAGTAAGCATGGTTGGAGACGATTGGTCTCGTAGAGATAGATGGCCGCAGTGGCCAGATAGCATTCCATTTCCTGATAGGGCTACTGTTCCTGAAAGTGGAACCAGTTTCAGGTTGGGACAGCTAGAAAAAGAATTGGCCGAGCTTAAAAAAGCTTTCGCTGAAATGAAAGCTCAATTGGAAGCCGCTAAAAAGCAGGATATCGAAGAAGGCAATCCAGATTGTGAAATGGATTCCAAGACGATTATCCTCAAGAAGATCGCTGATCTGCTAGGAGAATCCCTAGATGGCATTTTTTCAGAAAAGAAACCTATTCGTTAAACTCAATGATTATGATCCAGTCTATGACGATGAAGACGAGGACGAAGAGTTTGAGTTTTATGATGACTGGTATATAGATACAACCATTTACGGAGAGAAACCTCTTGGCACATTGCCGATTAGTTGCACTAAGCAAACCTTATGATACCGTTGACGTGGACACAGCAGAGGAGCTTATTGCTTACTGTGCCCGCGTCAGCAATCCTGCAAACCAAAACAACAAGAAAACAGCTGCTAAGCTGATTAAATACCTCATTGAAAATGAGCACTGGTCTCCACTAGAAATGGTGTCAATGACCATTGAGATCAATACAACTAGAGATATTGCTAGGCAGATTCTTCGCCACCGTAGCTTTAGTTTCCAGGAGTTTAGTCAGCGTTACGCCGAAGTAGTAGACTTCTCGTCCCCGCGAGAAGCACGTCTACAGGACAAGAAGAACAGACAGAACTCTATTGAGCATGACAATGACGACCTAACTGAGTGGTGGAATAACTCTCAGCAAGTAACTATGGACCTAGCTGCAGGAACTTATAAAGCCGCGCTAGCGGAGGGCATTGCTAAGGAGCAGGCTCGTGCTGTTCTTCCTGAGGGGCTTACTAACTCCACTCTATACATGGCCGGTACTCTGCGTAGCTGGATCCACTATTGTCAACTTCGTATGGCTAATGGCACTCAGAAAGAGCACGCTGAAATAGCTAACCTTTGCTGGGCTATTATCTCTGAGCACTTCCCAGCTATCTCCGGTATTTTCCAGAAGGATCCTATTGACCTTCTGATTGAAAAGTTCTCGGAAGCACTAGAGGCCAAGCTGCGCGCTAGTGAAGATAAATACGAATGGAACGATGGGTTTCAGAATCCTCATTGGGAGGAGTCACTTCGTACAGAACTTCGTAAACATGTAAGCAAAGGCGATCCGCTAGACGTTGCGGCTTATTGTGCTTTTGCTCATTACCACGGATGGAAGATATAATGGAAAGTCAGTGGATTGACTTAGAGTATGTACATTTCGGGCGCAGAATTTTTGCGTCAGGATGTATTGAAGATAAAGAATTTTGCATCGAACTCAGCGAAGAACAGCGTGAGAAGGTGTGGGACTTTAACGACAAACAAAGGCGTGAGAAAACTAAGTTTCTCACAGAACTTTTAGAGCTATGAAAATTCAATATAGTTATCCAGTAAGACCAGGCCGTAAGGTAGAGAAGTATATCTCCGCCCCAGCCGAGCGTTCCAACGAGGTAGCTCTTGATATATTCAAGAGCTTATTAAACATTCCGGGACTGAACTTTAAATATGAAGGCATATTACAGAACAGCTGAAGGTCACGAAGGTAATTTCGAGTACCCAGTGATTATCCCCCAAGAATCAGAACATGAAGGTTTCACTCTAGTAGGCTTTGACGACTTTGAAATGGTCAGTGAAGGTAAAATGAGTGGAGCTATTACAGGACTACTGGAGTTTAGATTAGATCATGCAAGAAAAATCGGTTTTGGAAATAGATGAGATCAGTGGCAATTTCGTAATTGCCCTGACAGATGATATCGTAGAAGAACTAGAATATTGGGAAGAGGGAGATAAAGTAACCCTAGAGGTTCAGTCCACTCGCAACGGTGATAATGTTCTAGTCGTGCGAAGGATTTAAAATTTAGTTCTTGACTTGAAGCCTCAATATGTGTATATTGAGGCTTCATTGATTGATAGGAGACATGCGTGGCCAAGATTAAGAAGAAGGAAGGTGAAAACCTGACTGAAACGAACATCGAGAAGGTCATCGGGCTTCTTGAACAGGAAAAGCCTATCACTAAGAAGCAGGCTTGTGAAATCCTGAATATCTCTTATAACACTACTCGACTCACTAAGATCATCGAGGAATATAAAGAAGAGAAACTTCGTGACGAGAGGCGTCGGGCTGCTAATCGAGGCAAGCCGGTACAACCTCACGAGATTCAGAGCGTTATCTCTAGTTATCTAGATGGTGACTCTCTCAGCGATATTGCTAAAAACCTTTATCGCTCGGTAGCTTTCGTAAAGCGCATTATTGAGGATATTGGTATTCCGTCCAAGACGGTAGGCCATGACTACTTCAAGCCGCCTGTCCTTCCTGAGAAGTGTATGAGCGATACGTTCGAAACGGGTCAGATCGTTTGGAATACTCGTCATAATGGCATGGCTATTGTGCTAGGAGAAGCTCCATCCCGTCAAGATTATAAGGTCTATAAGGTCTATAATCTTGAAGTTATTGAAGAAGAATCTCCTTATTTCCGGTCGGTCCAAGATTACGGCGGGTATCACGCTAACACAGCGGCTTTTGACCTCGGCAACCTGGAACACCTTAAGGAGTATGGTATTGACATTTACAAGCCATACCGGAATACTTTCCCTAAGTGGCTTGCTGGGAGGTAGTTGTTGTTAGAGCATAAGCATCTTATTATCAGAGCGGAGGTAGAAAAGCCTCCGCTTGATATGGAATATATGAAGGGCTGGCTTTCAGCTCTTATTGATCGTCTTGGCATGAAGATAATGGCCGGACCTTTTGGCGGTTATTCTCCTATTGAGGGTAATCGTGGTCTGACCATTGGTGCCATTATAGAAACTAGCCATGTGGTATTACACAGCTGGGATGAAGAGTACCCTTATATGTTGCAGGTCGACGTATACAGCTGCTCTGATGTAGTTCCTGGTATTGTATTCGAAGCAATTGAAGAGTTCAAACCAGTACACGTGGACTATAAGTTTCTGGATAGAAAGAGCAAGTTCATTGAGATGCTATAAAATAGTTCTTGACTTTACTTGCTAATTTAGATATAATGAGTCATCAAGAGCGGAAACGGCGATAACGGGATTAGCCTCCCAAGGGTTGTTAAATCAACGCCGCTATTACATAGTTTCATGCACGACGAGATAGCTTGGTGAAATCGCCCTCCTTACAAGTGGGAAATGATAGGTTCGAATCCTATGTCGTGTACCAGTTTTGCTAGAAGGTGGGAACAGCTTCCCCACACACCAAGTACGGGCTTGGTAAAGTAACTAACATGGGTCGTTACCTGATGAGTGAAGAGATCGTACTTTGCAATACGTCTAGCAAAAGCCAGGGTGCGCTCCACCCTACCGGCCCCAAGCATAGGATGATCGTGCTTGTAAAATATTTGATCTATTCTGGGAGCGACACACGGCCCAGATGGTGGAACCGTCTCCGGACGGCCTCAACAGCCAAAGTACCTCCTTGGCTGTATAAATATGGAACGGGAGTTATCGCCCGCGGATGGTTAAGTTTCCGGTGCATGTACTTCAAACCGGCTAGTTTCGTGCGAATGCACACATGCTCACGTCGTCTAATGGCTAAGGCTGCCGCCTGATTAGCGGCCTATCGGGGTTCGAGTCCCTGCGTGAGTACCAGTTTATAGGGGGATAAATATGAGTATTGTTGGCGTTATTTGGCTTGTTTTGATTATTCTCAAGATCGTAGGCGTCATTGCCACCAGTTGGCTGTTGCTCATCTTCTGGCCTATTATTCTATTCCTAATTCTAGCGTTGATTTTCCTCGTTTTCGGGGTGAGCATCGCAGGTGTTAGTGCTTTCGTAAGTCGCTAACACCATTCCCCGTTGCGCTATCGGGTAAGGCGGCTAGGTTTTGGCCCTAGTGAGTGTGGGTTCGAGTCCTACGCGGGGATCCATTTTTCAACAACGGAAAGGTAAGTTAATGTTCAATCGTAGTCTTGATAATATTCTTGGAGCCTTCAGCAAGGTTCAGCGTGATCTCGAAACTTATATCGACGCTGAGAATGCCAAGAACGTGAAAGACCAAGAAACCATTGTCAAGCTCAGTGCTGGTGTAGATGCCCGCGCTAGCGAGATTGAGCGCGCTGCCCGCGTTCGCGATAAGGTCATCGCAATTACAGCTTAACGGAAGGTTATCCTGGGCGGCCCCAGGCCTAGTCTTGAAAACTAGTGGACTCGTAGCGATACGGTTGGGGATCGACACCACCAGCCTTCCTCCATTTCATGCCGACACCTCTGGCGAGGACAACGGCTTCGTACGTCGTTTAGTTGGGCTCGAACCCCAATGTCGGCTCCATATAAGGATTATCATATGTTTAATAAGTTACTCACAGGACTGTTTTTACTAGGGTTGGCTGCTGGCAGTCCCGCCAATGCAGACCCGCGCGTAATTGTTACCGCAGGGCCTAATGCAGTAATACTAGATAGTGAATATCATAAAACTGTGTATAACAGTGAACCAAACTGTAATAGTGATAAGCCTTTTCTAATTAAAGACAAGAAGTTGAATCGCATGATCTGCGTAGATCGAGCGACCTACGAAAAGTCTGAAGGCTAATGTGGCAGTCCCTCAGGGAGGGGTTCGGGCTCATATCCTGGACTAGCTAGGATCGTTACCTAGGTCTGCTACCATCTATTATAGCCGAGGTTCTCGACGGAGCCTCGGCTATTTTTATAGCTTTCGGGGATGAATCTCTGTAATTAAAACGGATTCAACCTCTTAAAATTTAGTTCTTGACTTTGACCGCCAACCTTGTTATAATTGGGCATCAAGAGCGGAGACTACCATGTTGTGTCACAAATGCGGCGGAAGTGGTAACTTATTCAAGCCTAAGCGTGGCTCGAAATTCAAAGACAAATTTCGCATCTGCTGTGCCTGTCACGGAACAGGTAATCTAAAAGCAGATCACGCCATCGTTGTGGCGGTTAAACAGCAACGAGAGATAATGGACCGATCTTAATAATAGGCTAATACCGGGACTCTTAATCCTTGGGATCGAGGTTCAAATCCTCGTCGGTTCACCAATTACTGAAATAGTTCTTGACTTTCACTACTGCCTTTGTTATAATGAGGCATCAAGAGCGGAGATAGCAATGAACGATCATACTTGGGAAGAGATTGAAGCTAATGAAGACTTAGCTGAACGTCTTGTTCATGAGTTGTCTAATGAACTTAGCACTTATGAAGAAGAGTCCGAAGAGTGGTATTCGGTTCATTATGAACTTTGTGACGCAGAAAATGAGCTGACCTATTGGCAGCTTCAAAAGGAATATTTCACGGACGTGTAGCTCAGTTGGCAGAGCGCGGGACTCTTAATCCTTAGGTCGTGGGTTCGAACCCCACCTCGTCTACCATTTTAGGTGCTTTATGTGGCAAAGGTTGAAAAGCTGGTTCAGCCCTGAGTTTGAGCCGCTGAAAATTTCAAATTTCAAACTATTCAACTCACTAGGGGAGGTGATATTTGAAATGGCGGTCGACTATAAAAATCCTGAATACAGTAAGATTGTAATTAATAAGCTGGATTAAGTTCCAGCTATAGCCGAGGTTGAACAGTCATCATGGACCGGTAGTTCAATAGGCGGAACGGCGGACTTTTAATCCGCGCGTATGTGGGTTCGAACCCCACCCGGTCTACCAGTTAGAAAAATAGTTCTTGACATTGAAACTGACTTGAATTATAATGAGTTTATCAAGAGAGGAGTCGGGACTTGAAGACCCGCCCCAATGCAGAAGTTTACGAGCTTATTGCAACTCTTGATAACGTTGTGATGAACATGCGTTAGGTTCATCCGGTCGCTCTACGAATAGATGCGGGGCTAGTCATTCCGTTGACATGGGACTAGCGGGCTAGAGAGTGGACGGCACTCTAGCCACTTGAGATTGGGTGATGGTCCTAAAAGCGCTATTCATCTGCCCGGACTGATTGTATTCGGGACTAAATTGAGCCGGTATCCTGCTCTGCCAATAAAGCTGTGCTACTACTCGGTAGAGCGGCGAGGCATCCGGACCGCCCCAGCCATTAGGATGAGAACCTAATGTGCCGCCTTCTCGGGGGAGCTGCTTACCAGTGCAGCAGGAAACACAGAGCACGCATCACTCAGTGAGGTGTTATAGGTGAACTGGTCCAGTTTTTTCATCTGGGAGTAGCGCAAGTGGTAGCGCACCTGCTTTGGGAGCAGGGGGTTGCAGGTTCAAGTCCTGTCTCCTAGACCAGTTTTACAGCTACGGCTGCTGAGCCTCCCCGCTCGCTCGATAAGCGATACTGATGCTAGCAATCAGTCGAGGAAACGAGTTAAAGAGGGACAAGTTTAATGCAGGCGAGCATAAGGTATGCGGTCGGTCTTCCAAACCGTACATAGAGCGGGTTCGATTCCCGTCGCCCGCTCCAGTTCCGAGGAGTACTTCCTCATCACATTAGGAGACAAAATGAAGTTTATTGCACTTGCAGCGGCTGCTGCCCTCGCCACTACCCCTGCCATTGCGCAGACCAATGCTGCCTTCACTGGTGTTCGTGCCGAAGTAACTGCCGGATATAATGACATTCAGAACAGCCCAGACGCTAACGACGTGGTTTACGGAGCCGCAGTCGGTGTCGATGCTCCGCTCGGCGACCGAGTGACTATCGGTGTCGAAGCCAATAGCTCGAATTTCTTCGAAAAGGAGCGCATGATTGGTGCTAGCGCACGTCTTGGTTACGCTTTCACTCCACGCACTCTTGGCTATGTCCATGCTGGTTACGATAACTATCGCGACGTTTTCAGTCGTAAGCTTGATGGCTTCAAGGTAGGTGCCGGTGTTGAGCGCAAGATTAGCGACGTTACCTATATCAAGGCTCAGTACAATTACTCTGAGTTTGACCGTAATACCGGTAGCCATGCCCTGCTTGCAGGCGTAGGTTTCCGCTTCTAATTTGATGGGCTCCTTTCGGGGTATAAAGATCCATGCTTGGGGGCGGCCGGATATACATGCTCCAGTAGCCAAACGGCAGAGGCAATCGGCTAAGAACCGTAAATTTGTGAGTTCAAGTCTCACCTGGAGTACCAGTTTGGTTGGGCACAGTCCCGTATAAAGTGTTCCCTGAGGTTACAGGAGCCGACCTAGTAAACATGTAAGGTTACACGCGGGAGCTGCAAATCTACAGCTTGTCTGGCAACAGTCTGGAGAAGAGACGTTAACTACGCCCTTATATGTATAGATCCGTAGATCCCAGCTATGTGTAGCGAGCCGGCTTAGCCGGTACTGGGAGAGTTTCGGGGTTGTGGTGTAATGGTAGCCGCGCTGCGCTTAGAACGCAGTGGATGAAAGTCCGTGTGGGTTCGAGTCCCACCTTCCCCACCAGTTTAGAAAGGTTATTATGCGTATTAAAAGCATCCATCCTATTAGCTCAGTGATTGTACGAACCACCGAGAAGCCTTGGGGCGAGTATCAACGTTATAGCGCGGATAATTGGCAATTGTTAATGGGTATGTCTTGGGAAGAAGTTGATGGTACGGAATTAGAGAAATTATATCAAGAGTATATAGCTGTACCGCATTGGTGATTTTAATTGTTGACTTGAGAAGCTAAAACGGATATAATGGCTTCAACAAAGAGAGACATGTCCACGTGGCGAAATGGTAAACGCAGGAGACTTAAAATCTCCCGGTTAATCCTTGTGGGTTCGAGTCCCACCGTGGATACCAGATTAAAAAGGAACATCAAATGCTTATTTTTGCACTGGCTCTAGCCGCTGTAGGTGTTATTGATAACGGAATGCCTTCGGACGCTTCCGTGACAGTGACTCAGGTTAGTGCCAAATCCACTGATTATAAGCATGGAGACTTGGTGCTAAAGGCCATCAAGGAAAATGCTCCTAACGTTAAAGTTTATTATGCGTCACCTTTCGAGCGTGACCCAGACGCTACTCGACCCAATGAAGTGATTATTGACTGGCAGATAGCCTATAAAGCAATGATCGAAATGAAAAAGGCCGGAGTAAAGTATGTTTGTACTTCTTTCTCTACTAATGATGAGAAGGGCGCAAAAGATTTCAAGTTTGTAGCTGACCAGCTTGGCCTAACGATTGTGGCCTCGCTTGGTAACGACAAGAGTGAAGGTATCTATCCAGCAGCCTTGCCCGGTGTGGTAGCTGTATTGGGAACGGAGCAGACGACTAAGGTAAGTCACGCTGCTCGAAATAGGGCCGATTTTGTTGTATCAGGAGATATGGGTAATGGAGTTCGCGGGAGCAGCTTCGCTAGTGCTCGTGTCTGTGGTAAGCTAGCGCATATGGGCGGGTAAAGCTAGTGGTTCTAGCACGCGGTCTGTAAAACCGCTCGGTTAACCCCGGAGTGATTCGATCTCACACCCTCCCACCAGTTTCGATGGCGTAGTGTAAACGGTGAACATGGCGGATTGTGATTCCGCAGTTGAGGGTTCGAATCCCTCCGTCACGACCAAAAGGTTATTATATGTATTTTCACTATACACGTTCTGAATTAGATGACATATTCAGGTTAAAGCGTAAGTGCGCGGAGATACTAGGTAAAGATCCGGAAGATGCTAGTTATGATGACATAATAATTATAGCGCATCTTAAGTCTAGATCAGAACAATTAAATACGAATTTTAATACTCAACTTCAATTGTGGAAAGCTGGGAAGATAAAATTCTCTCCCATTTAAAGAATTGTAACAGCAAACAAAACTAGAAGGTTCGATTCCTTCGCTCCTCTCCATATTATGAGGAGCTGGCCTGGCGGCCCCGCGCGAGCGGATCCTCAACAATTCTGATATAATAAAAGCAACAATTTTAGGTTTCACACAGCAAAACATTATAGTAGCTCAATGGGTAGAGCATCTCACTTTTAATGAGACTGTACGGTTCAAATCCGTCTTTTATGAAACCTGTTAAAGTATATAAAGTATACTAGCAGCAAAACAATTATATTGGTTCAATTCCAATATTTTCCGCTCTAGGAAAATTAGCCTAATGGTAAGGCAACAGACTTCAACTCTGTCGAAAGGTATACTGAAATGAGTGCACAGTTCTTCTGGGATCGTATGCAACGAGCGATCATGATGGATGAGACTAATAAGATTTTGGGCAAGCCTACTCCGTATTTGCGGGATGCAATCGAGTGGACTGAGGCCTACACTACTACCTTGTCTGGTAATAAAAAGAAAGACTTCGACAAGGAATGGAAAAAGCTAGACGATGAGCTAGCTAAAAAGCAAAAGGGATAATTGCAGCAAACCAATAACTGGGAAACCAGCGTATCTTCGGATACTCCATGATCGAAAACTAGCTTGCCTAGTTTTGCGGCTTCGGCCAAGGCTTCTTCTTCGATTTCTTTTTGTGCCTTAAACATAAAGAAGTAGGCGATCCCGTTTTACATATTTTTAGGCTGTGTACAGCAACACAAACCGCTATCTTTGGATGATCTAGCGATCAAACGCAGCCTGGTTAGATTATATGTATTCTAACAGCAACCCTTAACCACTTTCTAACCATACTTTTAGAAAAAGGAAATGAATACAGATGAATACTTTTGTTAACACTCTCGGCCGCTCCGCCGGCCACTCTCCTGTAATTGCACGTACGCAGAACGGTATGCGTGCTTTTGCAACTACCTCTAGCGCTCTGGTCGACTTCTTCGGTTCGGTTGGCGCAATGCGCGGACAGAACGTAATTCCTGCTTTTGAGGCAGCTTACGCTCAGGACGCAGACCTCGCAATTCGTATTGCTCAGTACGCTCGTGACATTCGCGGCGGTGCTGGTGAGCGTAAGATCTTTCGAGATATCCTGCTTTGGCTTGAGAAGAATGACCCTGCAATCCTTGCAGAGTCCAAACTTCTTGACAACACGGTAGAGATTGGCCGTTTTGACGACCTGCTTATCTTCACTAACCCTGCTGTTAAGCGTAAGGCTTTCTATCTTATCGCTAAGGCTCTTTCCGAAGGAAATGGTCTTGCGGCTAAGTGGATGCCTCGTAAGGGTCCGAAGGCTGTAGAGCTTCGCAACACTTTCGGTCTTTCTCCTAAGGAGTACCGTAAGCTGCTTGTTGGCCTTACGAACGTCGTTGAGACTGACATGTGTAAGAAGGAGTGGAATGGAATTAATTTCTCCCACGTTCCTTCGGTCGCAATGTCTCGCTACATGACCGCATTCCATCGTAATGCTCCAGAAGCGTTCGGTGCCTTCAAGGAAGCTCTGAAGAAGGGGGATCCTAAGGTCGCGAAGGTTAACGCTTCGGCTGTTTATCCTTACGATATCACCAAGATGATTGGTGGTGCGCAGGATCTTAGCTATAACCGTTATGGTTATGGACGCTCGCAGCACTACAAGGACGATGAAGTTGCTACCGCCATGTGGAAGGCTCTGCCTGACTACATGAACGATCAGAACGTCATCGCTGTCGTTGATAACTCCGGTTCCATGGGCGCTCCAGCTGGTGGCTCCGGTACGATTACTTGCGCAGACGTCGCAGCTTCGCTGGGTATGTATGTTGCAAGCAAGTCAAAGGGAGCTTTCAAGAATCTCTCTATCTCCTTCAACGATCAGGCCAAGTTCGTAGTTCACAACCCTAACAGCCTTGCTGAAAGCCTTACGGCTGTTTGCTCTGCTGCTTGGGGTAGCACTAACCTTCGCTCGGTTTTCGATCTTATCCTTGCACACGCAATGAGCAATCGAGTTCCCGCAGAGGACATGCCTAAGATTATTCTTATCATGTCTGACATGCAGTTCAATCCTGGTCGTTACGACGACCGTGCTCAGGCAATGATTGCTCGCATGTACCAGGATGCCGGTTACGAGACTCCTGTCATCGTTTACTGGAACATCGCTGATCGCGGTAACAAGCCGGTTAAGTTCAACGAGGCTGGTGTGGCTCTGGTTTCTGGTTTCTCGCCAGCTATCATGAAGTCCATTCTTGCAGTTGACCTTGATAAGATCACCCCTGACGCTATCATGCGTAAGGCAGTCGAAATTGAACGATACGACTGGCAGTAACTACCTAGAAGGTTTCATTGCTGGTCAATGGTTCGCTATTGACCAGCTTATGAACAAGTTAAACGCTTTAGACGGACCATTAAGTCGCAAAGCTCTTTTCTTGCTCCTTCTAGAACAATTTCCGAAGCTTCCAGAAAATAAGTCTTGACTTAGAGGCTATTTTCAAATATAATGATTACATCAGGAGCGGCCCGAAAAGCTAGGGTACTTACAGGCCCTAGTCGCTCTTGATACTTTTTCATAATTAAGTTCGCATCGAGTCATCTAGGCGAGGGCACCTGGCTGTTAACCAGGACGGAGAGTGGTTCGAATCCACTGATGCGAACTTAGTTATGATTTAATCAGGGGCGCGCTGGGCACGCAGTCGAGGCTTGGACCTTTGAAAGGCGGAGATCGTTACTCCGGCTCCTGACCATCACAGAAAGGTTAATATGATTGTTAGTAGACGGTATTTCGGCTATAGAAGGCCAATTGGATCTACAGACGGTTTTTGTAAACGCTACGAGGTAGCATTAGATTACAATAACATTATCAATGAATTTAATTCGTCTCAATTTAGAGATACACATGAACTGAAAATAGTGGAGTGTGTAGAATACAGGGTTGAGACAACCATTGCCCTTTCTTCTAATGGCAAGAAAGCGGACTCTGACTCCGTTAATTAAGGTTCGAATCCTTAAAGGGCATCCAGATATAAGGAGGTGACATATGTTAACTATTTAGGAGGTAACATATGAAACAGCAATACGAAAAAATCACTGAAGACTCCGACTGGTGTTGGAACTGGCGTGGTATTGGCCGATACTCTTTGAAGCATCGTTATTATCGCAGCGTAGCAACACAGAACGAGCGCAGACAGAACTGCGGCGCAGAAGCTGACGGGCATAGGGTTCGAGGCAAGCGCAAGTACATTCCACACAGCTGGGACGATCGTCGTGTCAGTCGTGATTGGAAACGCAGTTGGAAAGACTTCACTAAACAGAAGAAACAATATGGAGCAGGACGCTAAGTGGCACGGCGGCAAGACTTTCAATCTTGTGTAAGCGGGTTCGAACCCCGTCTGCTCTACCAATATTAGGTAGCCCGAACTCTCTGCAGGGACAGCTGGGCACTAATCCCCCGAACGACTAGTCCTCCTGATGTGCACAGATTGGAGAAGGCGTGGAAATGAGCCTAACGGGGGTTTCTAAAGTAGTTTTACTAGCGCGGCTTTAGACGTTTTCGGGAGTGCGTAGAACCCGCCAGTTTCATGCTCCTATAGCTCAAAGGTAGAGCATCTGCTCGACACGCAGAAGGTTAGGATCTCAGAATTCCTTAGGAGTACCAGTTTATGATTTGTATAGGTAATGCTTACGAAGATTGTGATGAACCCGCTAAGTATATAAGACATACTCAGTTTGCTGGAGACCACTATCTTTGTGAGAAACATGCTAGAGAAGATCCTGATTTTCTAAAGGATGATTCTTATACAGATTGGTCTAAATTACTATAAATATGGCCCGGTCGTCTAGTGGCTAGGACGCTTGCTTCTCAAGCAAGAGAAGAGGGATCGAAACCCTTTCGGGCTACCAATTAAGGAAGTATAATGGCTTTGAACTTTGCTAATCTTAAGACGGAGCATTCTCTTCCAGCACACTATAAGCTTCTCTCCCAACGAGAACGTGCTCAAGTAAGGCAACAATATATTAAGCTACAGAATGGTTTTTGCTGGTTCTGTAAGGATAAGCTAGACGGCCCTGCTAACGCGGGCATTCGTAGCAAAAAACTAAATATGCGTCTATTCCCCAAAGGGTTTCTAGATAACCCAATCCACCTACATCATGACCATAATACTGGCTTGACGATTGGTGCGGTTCATGCTTATTGCAACGGTTATTTATGGGAATATCTCGGTGAATAATGGTTCAGCAGATACAAACCTTTGAATTGCCATGGGGCGGAATTTGTCATTGTACGGAAGCGGAATATAAAAAACTTCTTGACTCGGATGCTCAACGACGCTATAATGAGGCATCAAGAGCGGAGACGACAATGATTAAGGAAGTAATCAAGTACGAAGTCGACGGCAAGGAATTTGATACCAAGTCCGAAGCACTTCAGTATTCGCTAGACAGGAAAGCTAACCACAAGAAGAACCTACATCGATATTTGAATGAAAGTTATTCTGGACGTGAACTGCTCAAAAAGCACGGCTTAACGGAGACCGGCGTTTGGGAAGTTCTAGGCGAAGACCCTAACTGTGATCTGGGTGGTTTTCATCACCGACCTTCTCTAGGGTTTTATCGAGGCAGCCTCCAAGAAGTTGTAGAGGTGGCGGTAGATTTGCCCGGATTTTGGCAATGGGGTGGCGGTGGTACTATTAAGAAGTCTATCCCACCTAATATAATTGATCTTGGAGAGTGAACCCGTTAGGTACGGGGACCGCCTGGAAAGCGCATCGGGTGGCGAAAGTCCCTTCGGATCGAGACCGACTCTCTCCTCCATGCTTCGTAGGCCCAGTTGGCGGGGCAAGCCCTTGGTAAGGGCGAGATGAAGAGTTCGATCCTCTTACGAAGCACCACACATACTGGGATTAGTTAATGAGTAACAACACAACTAACGTCTTTATGCTAATTGTATCTCTGATTGCGGCTTGCGCGGCATTCTTTATGCTAACTCAATGCGTAGCTGAAAGCAATAAAAACGGAAAAGAGATACGAATGGCCTGCATCCAGAAGGGCGGTAATTGGTCTCGGGTAAGTGGCGATTACGGTTGTCAGTTCAAATAATGGTTCTCTCGCGTACGTGGTCGGCGCGCTAGTCTGAAGAACTAGAGGTCAGAGTTCGATTCTCTGGGGAACCACCATTAAAGGATAAAATCATGGAATATGTAGAAAATCTGATTAATATTTATAACGACTCGGAAGATGAAGACGAGCGAGCTGAGCTAGTTGCTGAGCTGAACGAGATTTATAAGACTACTCGCGCGTTTATTAATAACGAGTAATCTTGTTTGGGCCTGTGGTGATTATGGTAAACACATGTGATTGTCAATCACACAAAGCGGGATCGTTACCCGTCAGGCTCGCCATTAAAAATGCTGACGTAGCACAATGGTAGTGCAACTCCCTTGTAAGGAGAAGGTTGAGGGTTCAAGTCCTTTCGTCAGCACCACGCCGCGGCGCATAGGTTGCTGCCTGGCCTGCAAAGCCATGGAATAAGGTTTCGAATACCTTTCGCGGCTCCAGTTAAATCAAGTGTTGACTTTAACTACTGAATTATGTATAATGGCTTTATCAAGAGGAGACGAAGCATGAACGCTGCTAAGATGCGCGAAATTCTACATAAAGATGTGGTTGTCGTCACTTTTACAAAGAAAAACGGTGAAGACCGCAAAATGGTCTGCACACTGATGCCCGAGTTCCTGCCTAAGTTGCAGGAAGATACAACTGCTAGTCCGGCGAAGAGCCCTGCTAGCGATACTACGATCACGGTTTGGGATCTCGGGAAATCCGCTTGGCGTGCCTTCAAGGTAGACTCTGTTAAGGAGTTTGAATATGGTGACTGACCATGACCCCAAAGGATATAGTTCTAAGAAAGTTTCAACTTATGAATGAAGAACTCAATTGGCTGAGACACTTCTTTAATGAAGCATCCTGCGGGATGGGACCAGCTGATATTGATATTTATTCTATGATTGCACATAACTATGTGCGCGAGGGCGGTAAGCTCCCTCAAGCCTATCAGTACCTGATAGGTGGGGAAGAAAATGATTAGTGTTCTAATTGCACTGCTAATTATTGCAGTTGTGGTTTATTTTGCCTTTTGGATTATTGACCGTATTCCGGTTCCAAATCCTTTTAATTGGATCGCCAAGTTGATCGTTGGAGTCATTGCTCTAGCAGCACTTCTAGGTCAGCTAGGTTACGCAGTTTAACGGGGAGCGAGCGTTGGTGCTCACTTAACTCTGGCAGAGTTGATGAGCGGGGATCGTCACCCCGGCTCTCCACCAGTTCGAGGTATCTTTGACGGCAATAGCCGCTGACCCTGGCAGGTTGGGAAAGCGTTAAGTGCCAGCTAACGTGAATGTATCAAAGACCTCACAGATTTTTACGGCAGTTGGCCATGTGATGTAACGGGTTCAATCCCCGACCGATCTGAGATCGAGTAAGCCTATCACATTAATGGGGAAGCTGTATGGGACAGCGTCTTGACTTGCAATCAGGAACGTGTGGGATCGTTACCCATCTTCTCCACCAGTTAAATGGTTCCATAGCATAACGGCTAGTGCAAGCGACTGATAATCGCTAGATGGAGGTTCGATTCCTTCTGGAACTACCAGATTCGGGCTCAGACCCCGATACCACGGAAGGTGATGCAGAAAACCTCTTGCAACTAGCTTGTCCTGAGCTAGTGATGGGCAATCAGGACCAAGTTTCATGCTAGAATGACGGGAATGGTAGACCTGGGCCGCTCAAAACGGTTCGTATGAGGGTTCGAGTCCCTCTTCTAGTACCAGCGTTGGTTAGGGCAAACGGTTAAGCCGCGGGTCTCCAAAACCTTGAGGACAGAGTTCGACTCTCTGAACCTTCGCCAGAATTTCACAGTTTGCGGGGTATTGTAACGGTAGCATGTCGGGCTCATAACCCTTCAGTCAGGTTCGACTCCTGCCCCGCTACCATTTTAACAACAAGGAGAATCCCAATGTGGGAAGAGGCTAAAGAGGAAGTACGGAATTCCAGCAAAGACTCTAGCGTCTACATTGGCTGTGACTCCATCAGGTTTAAGAAGAACGACGAGTGGTACGCTCGTTACGCTACTGTAGTTGTAGTTCACCGCGATAGTCGTCATGGCTGCCGTATTTTCTACGACATTCAGATTTTGCGTGACTACGGGCAAGGTGCTCAAGGTCTTAAAAATAGGTTGCTAATGGAGACGAATTACGCTCTTGAAGCAGCTACACAAATTACCGAAGTTCTTGGAGATCGTCCACTTGAGATTCACTTGGATCTTAATAACGACCCTAAGCACAAGTCCAACGTCGCGGTAAGCGAAGCCGTTGGCTGGGTCCTAGGAATGGGCTTCAAGCCCGTTATCAAGCCCCACGGCTGGGCAGCCTCTCATGCTGCTGACCACTGTGTTAGGTTCAAGTCCTTCGCTACAGGTTAATGCTTCTGTAAACCCTCTCGCTACGAACGAGTTGAAAGGTTAATTGGATCACATGCAGGTTCGAGTCCTGTCAGGAGCTCCAGATGTTCGGCGTGTTAAAGGTGTAGGTTCGAATCCTACCTGGTGCGATGTAAATGCAATCCAGTGTTGAAACGGTAGACATCCTCTGCAAGAGGCCTTTAATACGCTGTTCTTATACTAAGATTGCTAACAGCACTTTTTTATTGGAATAATCAAACGGTTGTCGAAAGACTTGCAGGTTCGAGTCCTGCCCCTTGCACCACTTATGCTGGGGTGGCGAAATTGGTAAACGCGACTGTCCAAACCCAATGGCAATCTGTGAATTTATTTCTTGACTTTAATCCCCGTTTTTCGTATATTAGTTGAATAAGGAGACAGATATGAAAAAGGGTGAAATGCTTGGTAAAATGATCCACTTTGCGGTCGATAAGCATAATGGTCAATTCGATAAAGGCGGTAAGCCTTATATTCTACACTGTCTTGCAGTATTGCATATTCTGAACTCTGACGATGAAGAGCTTCAGTGTATTGCTGTCGGTCACGACCTTTTTGAGGATACTGATGCTACGGTAGAGGATTTGGTTGATATTGGAATGACGCCTCGCGTAATTCTTGGTATTACCAATCTCACTAAGATGCCGGGCGAGTCTTATAACAGCTATAAGACTAAGGTTCTCGCTAGCAAGGATGCTAGGGAAGTTAAAAAGGCTGACCTCAAGCATAACAGCGATATTCGTCGTTTGAAGGGCGTAACGGAAAAGGACTTCAAACGAATGGCTAAGTATATGCTGTTTTATAGCGAGATTGAATCAGTGGTCTAGTCGACTGGACCGAGATGCGGACTCCTAATCTGCGTTCTGCGGGTTCGACTCCCGCCTAGACTACCATGCCTCGGTATGCCGCCTGACTTCTAATCAGGAGAAAGCTAATTGGACACATGGGGGTTCGAGTCCCTCCCGGGGCACCACTTTACGGAGAAGTTATGGATTATCTTTGGATTATCTTTGGAATTTGGGCAGTTGTAGCAATTCTCTTCTTTGGTCTAATCCGCGTTGAGGCTGCTAAGCAAGGCGCGCAATTCAATATTCTGCAGGTTCTAGTTGCAGTCTTTTGGTTCCTTTGGGGGCCTTGGTATCTATACATTCTTGCGAAAGAATGGTGGAATAAGTAACACGCTCCTGTAGCACGGCGGTCAGTGCCAGCCGCTCATAACGGCCGGGTCGGGGGTTCGAATCCCTCCAGGAGTACCACTTATGGACTTTAGTAATTATTCAGAACCAGGTTTAGGTGCGGCAGCGGTAATTATATTTACGCTGGGAATGTCTTTTGCCTTTATTCTTGCGTGGATTATATGAAAATTGAATACCGTTATGGTGATATCCTAACTACTGATAGTTTGTACATTGCACACTGTTGTAATGCTCAAGGTGTCATGAACTCCGGTGTAGCTAAGGCTATCCGAAATAAATACCCTAAAGCCTTTACAGTCTATAGAGAGCGCTATGAAAAGAGCGGATTGCCGCTTGGTTTCGTTATAGGCGCTGACTGTGGCGATCATGTTATTCTTAACATAATCGGCCAGAAGAACTACGGTTATGACAAGCATGTATATGTTGATTACCTGGCTATTCGTAGGGCTTTACGTTCTATAAATCAACACATTTCAGAGCCTGTTAGCTTTCCTCTAATTGGATGCGGATTAGCAGGCGGCGATTGGCGAATTATGTCCTCTATTATCGAAGAGGAGTCCACCAACTTTCAGCCAATTGTTTATACTCTAGACGATGAGGTTCCCTATTGAAGTACGCAATGACCATCGAAGTTGAAGCTGAGCAGTTTCTACCGGATGAAGACAAAATTCCAGCCGGCGTACAGTCCGATGGACCACGAAGCCCTAAGGTAGATCCTCGATCTTCCTGGATTCTAGTAGATAGTATTCACGGAACTAAATACATGAAGCCGGGCGAATATGTTATTACTAACCCCGATGGCAGCCGTTATTCAGTTGATAGCGCTTTCTTCGAGGCTAACTACAAACCACTTGGTGAGTGAACCAGACAGGCGTGCTGGGTCTCCCTGCTAAGGAGTTCGGGCGGCTAATACCCGTCTTCGGATCGAGACCGACTCTCACCTCCAATTTTAAAGGACATAACATTGACTTTAGATCATATTCTACAAGAGCGTATGGAGTCTAATCGGCTAATTCTCCTAAATGCTGTAGCTAATATAGTTATTGATCTTCGCTCTGAGAGAAAGATCATGGCCGATCGATTAGAGAAACTCTCAGCCCGAGAAGGAGAACTGCTAGCAGTGGATACTTTGTCTAACGAAGAGATTAGCAAACTTCTTCCTCCTGCGGTATTGGTTAACGGTACGCAGTACGATATTCGAAACTTGATTTAACGCCGGTATAGTTTAATTGGTAAAACTCCTCGTTGCCAACGAGAAGTCGCGGGTTCGATTCCCGCTACCCGCTCCAGTATACGTAGAGCTGACCCTTTCAGGTGTTTCAGGCAAGACCTGATATAAGTACGGCTAGCGCAACTGCTCTATGTTAGAGAAGCCCGTCAATTTTTGGCGGGCTTTTTGCTGTGCGCCGACCATCACGTTTTTAACATTCCCAAAGTTACGTGTTGACTCGTGTGCTTGTTCGCGTTATAATGAGGCCTAATGAGGAGATTGAAATGGCTAAGGTAGTTGGGCGAGACGAGAGCGTTGTAAAGCGGATTACTTGTCGTAAGTGTGCTGCCATTGTAGAGTACACTCCAAATGAAGTTCGCAATCTTTACAGTGGCACTGATTATGGTGGAGGCCCTGCCGGAGCAGACGGTTTCAGTTGTCCAGGTTGTGGGCAGAATATTATTACTAGGAGTTGGTAATGACTCATAATACTTTTTTCGCTTCTGACCATCATCTAGGTCATCAAGGGATGGTTGAGTTTCTTCGTCGTGACGGAGTTACTAAGCTGCGTGACTTTGATACCGTTCAGGAAATGGACGAGCATATCATCTCACAACACAATAAAGTTGTAGGCCCTAAGGATACTATTTGGTTTCTTGGCGATGTTGTTATTAATCGTCGCTTCCTTAGTCAAATTGCCAGATTTAACGGACGCAAGCGCCTAATTCAGGGCAACCATGACATTTTCAAGAACAAGGATTATATCAATGCAGGCTTTGAAGATCTTCATGCTTTTCGTAAGTTTGATAGCTTTGTTTGCACTCATATACCTGTGCACTCTGACAGCCTCGGACGCTGGGGCACAAATGTTCATGGCCATCTACACGCTGATAAAGTGAGATTGCCACGAGGTGTAGACGCTAAAACGGGAGATATCCTGTACAGCGATAAGCCTGATCCTCGTTACTTTTGTGTTTGTATGGAACAGCTTGACGACTACACACCTATTTCTCTAGAAGATTTGACGAAAAGGATTAAACGATGAAGCTACAGATTGTTTCGGATCTTCATTTGGAGTTTTATCCTCTGGAGATCACTAATGCTGGTGCCGACGCACTAGTTCTAAGCGGCGACATTTGTTGCGCTGCTTATTTCAAGAAGTCTGAGGCCTCTCCTTACTATGTTAAGGCAGAGAATGCTCATGCTTTTTTCCATCAGGTAGGGCGTGAGTTCGATACCGTTTTCTATGTTCCGGGTAATCATGAGCATTACTCTGGAAAGTGGGAAGAGACCTCAGACCTACTTCGTAATGTAATCCCAGATAATTTTATTTATCTGGACAACGATTGGGTTGACTTCAATGGTTATCGTATTATCGGCGGCACTATGTGGACTGACTTTGATGGCGGTAGTCCTGTTGCTCAGGCTCTGGTCGAGGGTGGACTTAATGATTACAACTACATTAAGTTTCGGGACCGTAAGCTCCGCGGAAGTAAGACCGCTTTGGAGCATGCCACGTTCAAGCGACTAGTTGATGACTTTGCTACAGATAACACGCTGGTGTTCACCCATCATGGACCCAGCTGGCAAAGCATTACACCTGCTTATCGCACTGGTAGGTATTCTCACCTTAACCCTGGTTATGTATCTAACTTAGATAATTTTATCTTAGATCATCCAGGGATTAAGCTTTGGACTCATGGCCATGTTCATAGTTCTCACGACTATAGCATCGGAGACACCCGCATATTTGCAAATCCTCGCGGATATGCAAATGCAACTTCCACAGAGAATCCTGATTTCGATGCTAGTATCATCGTTACCGTGTGAGCATCGTAAATTGATTGAGGGCCCAACTATACCATTGGCGTATGGTTCGGCTCTCAGTCAGATTTGCTGTGATTGTGGGCTGTATCTTGTCAGCGATTATTGGGGTCAACCTAGATCGGAACAATATGCTGACTGGATTTGGATGATGGAACGAGGTTTTATAGACAAGGACGATTATGACCACAGTCGTTAATTACATTATCAAAAAGATGCGAGAAGACAGCAAGTTTCTAGACGAAATGCGCCTAGTATATCCCGGTGATCCTACCAACTCTATTGGGGCGGATATCTATCTTCTGGATAAGGCAGCTGGTTGGTTGGAACGTATCAATTGGCAAACCGAACGAGATTTATATTTGGAAACACTTCCAAAAACAGAGGTAACTTATATTAATGACAATGACTAGTTATACCATGAATTGCTCTACTCTTCCAGGCTTGGGTAAGGTAGTAGAGGAGAGCGGTGAGCTAATCACTGTGCTAGGTAAGTTTATCTCCAATTACGGTCGTCCTGACTACTGGGACGGGCGTAATCTAGATCAAGAGGTTCAAGAGGAGGCGGCAGATGTTATTGCGTCTACTCTTAACTTTATTATTTGCAACGATTTTGATTCCAAGTTTATCATGAATAGAATTGCCGATAAGCTAGATAAGTATGCTTATTGGAGAGAGACTAATCAATGAAATGGATTCTAATCTATGTAATTATGAACCTTGCTAACCCAGCGGACCCTTCAGTTCTAGGGCATAAGGTTTTTGATTCAAAAGAGCAATGTGAAGCGGTATACGTATTAGCAGAAGCTAAAACACGAGCGCAAAATCCCAATAGCTTTAATATTGGGATGGCAGGTTTTTGCGTAGAGGCTGAGGAGCTATTACAAAAATAACTCTTGACAAAAGCTGCTAAAAATTATATAATGACCATCTAACAACACAAGGAGTTTAATAACACTATGGCATGGACCGACGAATCTAAGGCTAAGGCAATTCAGATGTATAAGGAAGCTGAGCCTACGCCAGAGAATTCCATGGATATCGTTAAGGAAATCGCGGAAGAGTTGGGCGAGTCTCCTAACGGCGTTCGCATGATCCTTATGAAGGCTGATGCCTACGTAAAGAAGGCCGAAACTAAGACTTCCGAAACCGGTGCCAAGAAGGCCACTGGCGGTACTCGCGTGAGCAAGGAAGGCGCACAGACTGCGCTGAAGGAAGCAATTGAAGCTGCCGGCGGTACTGTTGATGACGAGATCATCAGCAAGCTGACTGGTAAGGCTGCACAGTATTTTACTGGTGTATTCGCCGCCATTAAGGGCGACGAGTAATAATGAAAGCGCTGGCGAAGCTATGGTTTTGCCAGCGCTTAGTCGTGTCTGCAAAAAGCCAGCCTGCCGACACAGGAGTATAATGACGAAAGAGCAACTGATTGATTTAATGCGTCAAAATGGTGATTCTATTATCACCTATAGAAGCGCAGAATCGAAGAAGCTAAAATATAACGTTTGCACTTTAGATGTAGAAGATAATGACTACATTAGTGGCAAGCAAAACCGAGCTAAGGAGTCTGACAGTACTGTTCTAATGTTCTGTTGGGATGCTGACGCTTATAGACTTATCAATCCAGACAGTGTGACCAGCGTGGTTCCTCTAGCTAGTGCGATGAAGGAAAGGGCAAATGGCCGATGAGATTTTCACTCGGCTAATTCATTACGACGAAGTTAAGGATATTCAGGTTCGCCTGAGTGTTAATGAGTTTCGTGGTGTAGAGTATCTGTCCCTTAGAAAATGGTATAGAGATTTTGAAGGAGAATGGGCACCCTCTAACGAAGGTGTGAACATGCCTTTAGACCTAAACAATAGTAGAGAGTTATTTGCTGGCTTAATAGAGATCCTTTCTCTAGCAGAGGCTAAGGATGTAATAATCGATCACTTTAAAGATTTAATGCGAGACACGTTCCAATGAAGAATTTTCTAGCCTACGCAGCTGCTAAATACGAAGAGGGAAACCCTATCATTTCAGACGCTGAGTTTGATAGGCTAGTTGAAATACATGGTTTTGATGGGGTTGGGGCTAAGGTAGACACTACTAAAGCTATACCCCATCATTATCGCATGTACTCATTGCAGAAGTGTTTCAAAGGCGAAAAGCTGATTCAGCTCCCAGGTAATGTTGTAGAGACTCCTAAGCTGGATGGGGCCGCGGTTAGTTTGCTTTATGTAGACGGCAAGCTGGTCTTAGCCCTAACAAGAGGCGACGGCAAAGCGGGGCTAGATATCACGGATAAGATGAGATCTTTAGTACCTGAGTATCTGCGTGATGTTTCCACGAGGCAAATTACCGGGGAAGTACTGGCGAAGAAGCATATCCCCAACGCTAGAAATTACGCGGCGGGTGCTTTAAACCTTAAAAGTTTGGAGGAGTTTAAAACTCGTGAGCTGATTTTCGTAGCTTATGGAATCAAACCTGCTTGGTGCTATACTTGGTCAGACGACATGAGCGCTCTAAGCGACTCCGGGTTTCAGACAGTATTATATGCTGATATTGATCTTGACAAATATCCGCAGGACGGTAGAGTATTCCGAGTAGATGATAACGAACAGTTTGAATCTCTAGGCTATACCAATAAACATCCGCGCGGCGCTTTCGCACTAAAGGATATTCCTGAAGGTGTTGTTACTACGTTAGAAGATGTTATTTGGCAGGTTGGCAGGTCGGGAGTAGTAGCACCTGTGGCTATTCTAAAGCCCGTTAAGATTGGTGAAGCAACGGTTAGTCGAGCAACTCTACACAATATTAAATATATAGAAGAACTGGGATTGGAGCTAGGTTGCGAAGTGGAAATCATTCGCTCCGGTGAAATTATCCCAAGGATTGTACGGAGGGTATAATGCTAACCTTAGTAAAATTTTATTCAGACACATGTGCTCCATGTAAGGTGCTAGCGCCTGTAATCGAGCAGTTAAACGACTCGGAGGATGATCTAATTGTCACGAACGTCAATATCTCAGACAATCCGGGACTGGTTCAGCAGCATTTTGTACGAGCTGTCCCAACCTCTATTCTATTTAAGGATGGAATCGAAGTCTCCAGAAAGGTCGGACCGGGTAGCCTCTCTGAGTTTAAGGATTGGCTAGATGAGTTTAGGAATTTACAACCAGAAGTACTTCCAAACCCATCCGCAGGAATCCCAGGTGCCAGCACTATTGTACTGCGTAGTGCTAGTGAATCGGAAGACGCTTGAGCGAGAAGCGATAAAAATAGGGATAACTAAAGGTACTAGCAATAAAGACGCCTTAAAAAGAGCCGGTGGGTTCAGGGGGTATGATGTTCGCATCCAAAAGCTAGTAAAAGGGCCTCTAGAAGAAATATTCTATCTTGAACAATTTCTTCATGAGAAGTGGGACCATAAGAGAATGAAACCCTCGATCAAATTTGGGGGACATACCGAATGTTTCGAACCCGATCCCGAAATAATTCGTAGCATACCAAAGCAGGTCTGAGAATTTAGTTCTTGACTTCAAGGTTAGAACCCGTTATAATGGCTTCATCAAGACGAGAGGAAAGCTATGATAATTCCACCAACTAATTGTCCTAGCTGTAACTCGGAACTTGAGTGGCAGAACGACACATTGTATTGCAGAAATAACGAATGTCCAGCTAAAAGTTCGAAGCAAGTAGAACACTTCGCAAAGACATTAAAGATCAAAGGTCTAGGCCCTGCTGCAATCGACAAACTAAATCTGACTAGCATCAATGATATTTACGACATGGACTTGGAGTTTATGTCTATGGCGCTTGGTTCAGAGAAACTCGCTGTTAAGCTTTTTGAAGAAATAGAAAAGTCTAAAAACGAGCCGCTTAACACAGTTCTACCGGCCTTTGGTATTCCTTTGGTAGGTAAGTCCGCAACGGATAAACTTGCTGCAACAGTCGAGTCATTGTTTGAAATCGACGAAGCTAGTTGTAAAAAGGCAGGTTTAGGTAATGTGGCCACAAATAATCTAACTAAGTGGATTGATGAAAGTTTCGATAGATTCTCTCATCTTCCTTTTAGTTTTGAGTTTAGTAGCGTAGCATCTTCAACGACTTCGAGTAAGGGAACGATTTGCATTAGTGGGAAACTAAAGAGTTTCAAGACTAAACAAGCCGCTAAAGAAGTTCTTGAGAAGCTAGGCTATAAGGTAACAGACAGTTTAACCAAAGATGTTACCATTCTAGTAAATGAAAGCGGAACTGCGTCCGCAAAAACCGAAAAAGCCGATAAACTCGGTATACAAATCGTAACTGATTTAAACACAATAATTGGAGAATTTAATTAATATGACCCTTCCTAAGTGGAATGAAGACCGTACTGCTCAGCTTGAAGCAGGTGTTAACAAGGATGAAGTAGTTTCCAAGGCTACTGTTGCAGAACTGGCCGAGAAGCTGGAGACCAGCACTCGCTCTGTTGCTAGCAAGCTGCGTAAGCTTGGTTACGAGGTAGAAAAGGCTGGCGATGCTCCTAAGGCATTCAGCGACGAAGAAGCAGAAGATCTGACCGATTTCGTCACCAACAATGCAGGTGCTTTCACCTACGCTGAGATCGCCGATCAGTTCGCTGGTGGTAAGTTCTCTGCCAAGGCGATTCAGGGTAAGATCTTGAGCCTGGAGCTTACGGACTCCGTCAAGGCTACCCCGAAGCCAGAGGTTCAGAAGACCTATAGTGAGTCCGAAGAGGCTGCTGTTATTGCCGGCGTCAAGGCTGGTAAGTTCGTTGAGGACATTGCAGCTGAGCTTGGTAAGGAAGTTGCTAGTGTTCGTGGTAAGGCTCTGAGCCTGCTTCGCGCTGGACACATCGACGCTATGCCTAAGCAGCGTGAAGTAAAGGGCCAGGCTCCTGACGCTTTCGAGGCTCTGGGCGATGTTAGCGGTCTGACCGTTGCTGATATTGCTGAAAAGCTTGGCAAGACTGAGCGTGGTACGAAGACCCTTCTTACTCGCCGTGGCGTAACTGCCAAGGACTATGACGGTGCTGCAAAGGCACAGAAGAAGGCAGCTGAGTAAGTTATCTTCTTTCTAGGATTTACAGGCGAGGGAGTGGAATATTCCCTCGCCTAATCTTGTTTGGAGGATAAATGAGTTTAGCGAGCGCACTTATTAAGAGAGTATTGGAGTGTGAAGACTTCGATACTTGGACTAACGTGCGTAAGCATTATCTGCCTGATGAATATCATGTCTTATTTGATATCATCAGTAAGCACTCTGACAATTACCATAAGCTGCCAACTCTAGAGGAGCTGAAGCTTTCGGTCAGAGACGCTGCTACTACCGATAAAGTTTATGCACTAGAGAGTGTTGACACTGAAGCCGAACCTTTTCTACTGCTCGATTACTTAAAGAACGAGTATGCTCAGAAAGAGGCGATGTTTCAAATCGACAGGTGGATCGACAGGTCAATAGCCTTCGAGAGCGCAGAAGAAGTAGTGCGAAATATTCAGCAGATTGGCATGGACCTTGAACTAAAGGTTGAGCTTATTCCGCCTGAAGAAAGCATGCAAAGAATTAATCTCTTCGAGTCTGAGGAAGAGATGGCCAAGCGCATTGTGCTAGGTCTTAACAAAGACTTCGATAGTATGTATGACTTTAAGTCTACAGACTACATCCTCATGGGAGGTAAGCGAGGCTCTGGTAAGTCTATTACTTGCTCTAACTTGGCTAGAACCGTTATCGAGAAGAAGAAAAAGAAAGCTCTTTACTTCTCTATCGAAATGGAGCCTAGAGAAGTCATTCAGCGAGACTGCTCTATTGCGACACAAATTCCTTTCTATAAAATTCGTAACAGAAACCTTAACCAAGACGATTGGGAAAAGGTAGTAAGATACTGGGCTAGTAGATATGAGGATGGGTATAAGGATGTAGAGGCTTACCTCGTACATCACGACTTTAACAAATTCCACCAAGCAGTATCCAGGCGTAAGCTAGTACCGCATATCGTGGACGTTGTATATGATCCATCTTTAACTTTAGGTCGTATCAAGGCTGAAGTAGAAAAGCGCATCAATGAGATAGACCCGGAGACGGGAGAAACTACTCTAGGTGTTATTATTGTGGACTACATCAATAAGGTAAAGCGAGTTGCCAATATGAGCAGCACAGACCATCTAGACTGGAAGGAACAGCTAGGTATATCTCACGCTTTTAAAACAATTGCTCAGGAAGCCAAAGTGCCACTATTTTCCCCTTATCAGACCGATAAGGATAATGAGGCTCGAATGGCCAAGGGTATTCTCGATAGCTGCGACGCGGCTTTCGTCCTAAATGCTCATGACGATTGTATTACTTTTGATGTTACAAAGATGCGTGGCGCTGACGACGATGTTTCCTTTACATCGGCTACCACGTGGGACACGCTGACTATCGGACCTAATTCGGTAGAACCACCGGTCGAAGAAGAAAAGCCAAAGAAAACTAGCCTTAAAACTAGTAAAAAGACTGGAGAGAATATTTACGACGATATTGACGCCCCATTTTAAGGAGTAATCTATGAATGTAGAAGAGCTGTTAGCAGCTAAAAAAGTGGACTTCCAAGCTAAAGGGGCTGACTTTATCGTTCGTTGTTTGAACCCGGACCACGACGATAGTAATCCGTCAATGAGAATTGATAAACTTACTGGTATCTTTGGATGCTTTTCCTGCGGGTTCAAGGGCAATATTTTCTCCTACTTTGGCGAAAAACCTAACTTTCTACAACAGAAGCGAGACTTACTTCGTAATAAAATACAAAATAAGTTAGCAGAAAATATCGGACTTAATATGCCTAAGAACGCAGTAGAGTTTGATAGAGAGTGGAGAGGTATTAAAGCTGAAACATATAAGAAATTTGGGGCGTTTGAGCACAGCGATGCTAACTTTATTGGACGAGTTGTATTTCCTATAAAAAGTCTGGCAGGTAAAATTGTTGGATTTAACGGGCGTGCAATGTCACCCGATAAAAACCCTAAATATCTGATCCATCCTACCGGAGCTAAGTTTGGCTTATTTCCAGGTAAGATTGTGCCGATACAGGGACGAGTAATTCTTGTAGAAGGCATCTTTGACATGCTTAACTTGCATGACAAAGGGTTAACTAACGCAGTATGCGCTTTTGGTACGCAGAAAGTAACTAAAGAAAAGCTGCAAATTCTAAAAATTCAAGGTGTTAGTGGTATTGATATTCTATTTGATGGAGACGAAGCTGGTGCATCCGCTGCGGAGAAAGTCAAAAGTCTAGCGGAGTCCATTGAACTTGATACAAGAACTATCACATTAAATAACACAGATCCAGGTGAGTTGACAGCCTCTAAAGTGATCAAATTAAAGGAGAAATTGTATGGCTAGAATCGCTCTAGTTGAGACAAAGCCTAGTAGAACCAACTTTAATTCTGCGTTTGAGAACGCCTTCGAATTCGATAGATTTGCTCTGTGTTCAGATGCATCCATTAAAAAAGTACTAAAAAAGGATGTGGACATTGAGATTGACGTAGACGATTATGACTGGATTATTCTGGTCGGGTCGGATGCTTTTAAGTATTTCACGAAGAACTCATCCGTCACTGAATACAGTGGTAAAGTTGTAGATAAGAAGTTTATTCCTATTATCAACCCAGCTATGCTAAGTTTTAAGCCAGAAGCTGAAAGACTATGGCAAGAGTCTAGAAAAAGCCTCACGGCTTATGTAACTGGGCAAACAGAAGCAGTAGATCATTACGATGATAGTCGTTTCTTTGGTATTACTGACGAAGCCGAGGCTATTAAATACGTTCAGGAAGCTCTGGACAGCCCCAACCCTTTCGTAGCACTCGACTCTGAAACTACAGCTCTTTGGGTGAGAAACGGTTACGTTCTAGGTATTAGTCTTTGTTATCGTAAGGACTATGGTGCATACATTGCTAGCGATTGTATCACGGATACGGTTAGTGCAATGCTGCAGGAGCTTTGGTATAAGAAGACGGTAGTTTTTCATAATGCTAAGTTCGACCGAGCGTTCTTAAGTTTCCACTTTGGCTGGGAGTTCCCTAACTACGAAGATACGATGCTTCTGCACTACCTTCTGGATGAAAATCCTGGTAATCACGGTCTTAAGCAGCTAGCTCTTAAATATACTCAGTACGGCGACTACGAAAAGCCAATGTACGACTTCATTGAGGAGTATAGAAAGAAGCATGGAATCTTAAAAGATGACTTTACTTTTGATCTTATTCCTTTTGATATTATTAAGGTATACGCGGCAATTGACTCCGTAGTTACCTTTATGCTGTACATCAAGTTCAAGCCTGCAATTATGAAAAACCCCAAGCTTTTGTGGGTTTACGATAATATCCTCATTCCTGGAAGCACATTCCTAGAATATATTCAGGATAATGGGGTTCCTTTTGATAAGCAGCGACTGTTAAAAGCTCAGCTTATGATGCAGTCTGACATTGATGCGGCAGTAGCTAAGCTATATGAAAATCCGATCATTCGTCAGTTTGAAGAAGCACAGGGGAAGGAATTTAACCCCAACAGCACTCAGCAGCTTCGAAAGCTCTTGTTCGATTTTATCGGACTTAAACCTACAGGCAAGAAGACAGCGACAGACGCTGACTCTACAGATGCTGAAGTTCTGAAAGAGCTATCTGAACAAAGTGAAGTACCAGGTCTTATTCTTGATATTCGTAAAAAGTCCAAGATTAAGAACACCTATCTAGATAAAATTATCCCTCAGTTGGATAGAGATTCTAGGCTTCGTACCGGCTTCAATCTGCACTCTACTACCTCTGGGCGTCTGTCGTCTTCTGGTAAGATGAATATGCAGCAGCTTCCGCGAGACAATCCAGTAGTTAAGGGAGCCATTAAGGCACGTCCTGGGTATAAGATTGTTTCTATGGACTTGACCACCGCGGAAGTTTACGTAGCCGCGGTGTTGTCTAAAGATAAAAAGCTTATGGACGTTTTCCGTAAAAAGGGCGACTTCCACTCTACCATTGCTAAGATGGTATTTAAGCTTGATTGTCCTGTTGAAGACGTAAAAGTCAAATACCCACTACTTCGTCAGGCTGCTAAGGCTATTACCTTCGGTATTATGTATCAGGCCGGTCCTCCAAAGATCGCTGCGCAGATTACCAAAGACTCTGGTCAGTATTGCTCTACCGAGCAGGCGCAGGAATATATTACGGGCTACTTTAAGGAGTTCAGCTCCCTGCGTAGGTGGATCGACGAAAACAAGAAGTTCATTGCTGCCAATGGTTATTGTTATAGCCACTTCGGCCGTAAGCGTCGTTTGCCAAACGTTCACTCTAGTGATCGTGGTATTCAAGGTCACACTGTTCGTTCTGGTATTAACTTCTTAGTTCAGTCTACGGCGTCGGACGTTAACGTTCTAGGTGCTATTGATATGCGTCACTGGATTCTTGAGAGAGGTTCCAAGGCTCGTATCTTCGCTCTAGTTCATGACTCTATCCTAGCTGAAGTACCGGAGGATGAGGTCGACGAATACGTAACTGCTCTTAAGGAGTTCATCGAAAAGGATCGTGGGGTATCTATCCCAGGTTGTCCTATCGGTTGTGACTTTGAAATTGGCGACGACTATTCCTTTGGTAAGTACGAAAAGTACGAGGCAGAGTGGGATGCAGAACGAGAAGTATAAAGAGTATATAGGGGAAATTCCTCATAATACACTTCGTACTTGGTACGCCCAACTCATGGCTGACACCCCGTGGCAGCATGTGGGTTGGGCGGGAGCCGCTAAAGAGCCTTTTAGGCACTGGGCGGCTTACCCTGAGTTCGGAGGGTTGATAAAAACTATATGGGATTGTATGAATTTTTCCTTTAAACAGGATGGATTTAATATCAAGCCAGATAGAGTTATTATGAATCTATACAATCATGGTGATAGCAGCTGGCTACATAAAGATACGGATAAGCCTAGCTGGACCGCTATGATCTACATGAATGATTACTGGGATCTTAACTGGGGCGGAGATACCGTCCTCGTGGAAGACAACGAGATAGTTAAAGCGTTTGCTGCAACTCCCGGTAAGTTTATTATATTTAGAGGCGATATGCTTCACGGAGCGAGGCCGGTATCTCGCGAAGCGCCTTATCCCAGATTTGGCATAGCTTTTCAATGTGTTGAGGACATACAAGGATCTGCCAAAGATCAAGTTTCCAGTTTACATTCTCCCCTCTAGCGATTGGTATTATGCCGACGGGGTTCTCTTTCTAGAACAACAGGTTCTGGACGAGACCAATATGCCTGGGAAAACTCTAGGCATACGAAGGGTTCAATGTGGTAGGAGAGACTTGTTCCCTCTTAGAAAAGCTATTACATCATTACCAGATTTGATAAAGTGCAAACACAAGTACTTTATTGACTCTAGAGGCTACGCATTCATCTACCAGAAGACACAGAACGTCAAGTTGAAGTCTTACCGAATTAAAAGAATTGATGCTAAAGATGTAGCCTCTATATTGTGGCTCGAAGGAGTCCCATTTCCGTTCACCATAGAACGTCCGCCCTTACCTGAGTACAAGTGGGCTAGACTCCTACATATGGGTGACGCCCCTTGGCTCATATACGACTATGCTACTCTTGAAGTCAAGAGTACTTACAGAAGGGTATAATCCCTTAAGGACTATAATGAGAGATAAAGCGACCAGAAAAGCTAGAAGAACACCGGGTAATAAAAAACAGAGTCTCGGTCTTGGAGAATTGGTTAGAGTTGACCCTCTAACAGATACTCAAGAAGTAGCTTTTCGTTCCTCAAATAACATGGTTTTAGACGGTTCGGCTGGTACAGGTAAGACTTTCTTATCTATGTACAGAGGCTTGGATTCGGTTATAAATAGAGAAGAACATTCTCGACTTGTTATTATTCGCAGTAACGTAGAAACCAGAAAGATGGGATATCTACCAGGAACCGAAAAAGAGAAAGTTGAAGTATACGAAGCCGCTTATAGAGATATAGCTTCTGAGCTATTCGAGCGCGGAGACGCGTACGATATTCTAAAGTTAAAAGGAATCGTGCACTTCATGCCTACCTCATTTATTCGAGGTACTACCCTTCGTGATGCGTACATTATTGTTGACGAATGTCAGAATATGACCTATCATGAGCTGGACTCGGTTATTACACGAGTCGGTGAAAACTCTAAGATCGTTTTCTGCGGAGACTATTTCCAGTCAGACTTGAAGGACACAGGTATTCTACCGTTCCTAGATGTTCTGAAAGCGATGAAGGATTTCGATTTTATTCATTTTACTACAGACGATATCGTACGTAGTGAGTTCGTTAAGAATTATTTAGTAACAAAATATCATGTACATGGTAACAAACAAATCATATGAAAGCAGTCCTATCTAATAGGATCTACTTAGAAGTAGCTCCTGATTATGAGGAATATTTGAAAAATGAATTAACATATGAAATTCCTTCATATGCTGATCCTACAAATCCAATCATAATCAGGAACTACGGAACTTTTAGGAAGGGTATTCTAACTATTCCTATCGGAAGAGTAGATCTAATACCTTCCAATTATGATATTGTAGATAAGCGTATATTAAGCCCAGTGAATTTTCCTGAGTTTAAATTCTCGCTGAGAGAGTCCCAGCAAGCTGTGTATGACGATATTGATGACAATGCGTTAATAAATGCTAAGGTTAGTTGGGGCAAGACCTTTACGGGCATGGCTATAGCCGGTAAATTAGGTCAGAAAACACTAGTAGTCGTACATACTATTCCGCTAATGAACCAATGGGCGAAAGAAGTTACAAAGGTATACGGATTTGAACCAGGTATCATAGGCGGAGGAAAAGAAAATTACTCTGCGCCGATAACGATAGGAAATGTCCAAAGTCTTTACACGCGCATGGATAAACTATGTAAAGAGTTTGGTACGGTCATTTTAGACGAAATGCACCACGTATCCAGCCCTACCTTTTCTAAGGTCATGGACAGATCCTATGCTAGATATAAGATTGGTTTATCGGGCACTATCGAGAGGAAAGACGGTAAGCATGTAGTCTTTAGAGACTATTTTGGCAACAAACTGTATCAACCTCCTAGAGAGAATTATATGAAGCCTAAAGTTCATGTAATTAACTCTGGTATTAATCTACCTAGCGGAGGCAACCTTACTTGGGCTGATAGAGTAACAATTCTACAGGAGTCTAGCGAGTATAGAAACCTGATATCGGCCTTAATAAATAAGTATGTTCGCGATCAGCATATAGTTTTGGCGGTTTCTGATAGAGTAAGCATGCTTAAACACGTCGCGTCAGCGACGAACTCCGCACTTATTGTTGGCGAAACAAAAGACAGAGAGCCAGAGTTTAATAAGTTAAACACTGGAGAGGCCAAAGCACTTTGCGGTACTCAGAATATTTTCTCTGAAGGTATATCTTATGACCCACTTAGCTGTCTCATACTTGGAGCACCTGTTAATAATGTTCCTTTATTAGAACAGTTAATTGGACGAGTGGTCAGACTTTGCCCAGGAAAGCAGCAGCCAATTATCGTAGATATAAGACTTGCCGGATATACCGGCGACAGGCAGTTTATGACTAGGCTTGGGCATTATATGGAACAAGAATACGAAATTATCCATATATAAAATAGTTCTTGACTTTTAGGGTAAAAGTAGATATAATGATCAGATATTCATGGCGAAGAATATATAGAAAGACCGGAGGAAGCTCGAAAAGGATAGTACTGGCTCTAAAAGCTATCATTAGTACATCCTTACCAAAAGATCGGTTTGATCCAATTTATAACTATTATTACACTGACTTTTCTGGAGATAGTTTCTTGCTTGATCCAGTTTCGTTATCTACTAATAGCTTTAGGTATTCACCTAAAGAAATAGCGCAATACATCGCCCTTGCATCCTTTAGAAATTACGCTTATTATAGAGCTACTAAAGATGCCAGTTTAGAGCTTCTTCACAGTCCTATAAGTGAAGACAATATTAATCAAAACAGCTTATTACGTATTCGTGATGGAAGAGTTTATTTCTATTACGAAGAAAGTATCAAAAGGAGAAATAATTTATGGCATTGAAGTTTGGTGACGCAGCAGGTCAGGCAGTTAAGGATCGTGCGGATTCCTATAAGATTAAGGATGGCGTTAATTCCGTCCGTCTGGTAGGTGATCTTGTCGCTCGCTACGTCTACTGGATTAAGGGCGAGAATGGTAAGCCTATTCCGTTCGAGTGTCTTGCGTTCAATCGTGAAACTGAAAAGTTTGACAATAAGGAAAAGGATTGGGTCAAGGAATATTACCCAGACCTGAAGTGCAGCTGGGCATATGCTTCTCAGTGTATCGCTGATGGAAAGCTTGAGCTGTTCAATCATAAGAAGAAGCTGCTTGGCGCTATTCTTGACGAGGCCAAGGAACTTGGTGATCCAACGGATACCGAGGAAGGTTGGGACATTGTATTCGAGAAGAAGAAGACCGGACCCCTTCCTATTAACGTCGAGTACGCTCTGAAGGCTCGTCAGCTTAAGAACCGTCCGCTGACGGATGAAGAGCGCGAGCTTATCGCAGACCTTAAGAGCATGGATGTGGTGCTTCCTCGCCCTACGCCTGCTCAGCAAAAGGAACTGCTTGACAAGCTGAAGCAGGGCTCTAGCGAGAACATTGACGAAAGTGTCGATGAGGAATTCAAGGTTGATTAATGACGCACTATCTATATCTAATAACTAGATTGGATGGTGAGCAATATGTCGGGGTAACTAATAACCCCGACAGACGGCTTAAAGAGCACTATTATGGGTCAGGAAATTTTAAGTTAAAAGGAGAAAAAGGTCTCAAAATAGAGATATTGCTAACAGGTGAAAAAGGTTTTATATATGCTAAAGAAGCGGAATATATAAATAAGTATAAAGCCTCTTTAAACGTACACCCTGGAGGTTGTTTCCCCTATAATGAGCCTGACAGATCTGGCGAGAAAAACGGTAAAGCAAAGCTTACGGAGAGGGATGTTATAGATATAAGATTGTCCTATTCTAAGGGCGAAAGTCAGCAATCTATAGCAGCTAGGTATAATAGGCCTGCAGTTACTATCAGTAAAATAGTGACAGGCAAAACTTGGCCTAAGTCTCCCGGACCTATCGCTAAACCTGCTCAGGGTAGGAGAGCTAATTCTCTTACCGAGGAACAAAAGTCTCAGATCAAAGAACTGCATAATAAAGGGCTTTCCGGGCCTGAAATTAATGAATTAACTGGAATTAGTTTGACTTCTATATACAGATATAGGAGAGCGATATGATACTATTCACCGCAGATATACACTTAAAAATAGGCCAAAAGAATGTACCCAAAGAATGGGCTATAAATAGGTACAGACTGTTTTTCAAGCAGGTCAAAGAATTAGAGAAAAGAGTTAATCTTCATATTATCGGAGGAGACCTTTTCGACAAGTTACCTAACATGGAAGAACTTGAGTTATACTTTGAATTCGTTAGTGGTATGACAGTGCGTACTTTAATCTATGCGGGCAACCATGAAGCCACTAAGAAAGGCCAGACCTTCTTTTCTCACTTAAAAGAAGCTACCCATAGGCTAAACCCACTGGTAACTATTATTGATGAGATCTATGAAGAAGATAACTTCACGATAGTACCTTATGAGTTCATACACAAGAAAGGTGTATGGGATTCGCTAGACAAGAGCAAAGCATTATTTAGTCACATTAGAGGTGAGATTCCCCCACATGTGAAACCGGAGATTGATCTTGACCTCATCGAAATGTTCCCTGTCGTGTATTTGGGTGACTTACACAGCCATTCTAATTGCCAGCGAAACATGGTTTATCCCGGTTCCCCAATGGTTACTAGTTTTCATCGGAGCCGTGTGTCTACTGGCTACATTCTCATTGATGATAAAGATCTCACTGAATGGACTTGGGAAGAATTCGACTTACCCCAATTGCTAAGAAAAACGGTCTCTAACGAGGCCGACATGATACCTACTAGCCCGGATCACACTATCTATGAGCTGGAAGGTGATGTAGTAGATCTTAGTAATGTGAAGACAAACGAACTACTAGACAAGAAATTAGTTAAGAGAAGTACGGATACTAGCTTGATCCTTAGTAAGGATATGACAATACAAGACGAGCTAGTAGAGTATCTAACCTTTGTGTTAGAACTTCCGGAGGACAAGATACAGGAGGCTGTGAGTACGTTTAATGATTACGCTAAAGACATTGGAGTGGAGTAATTGTTTCAGCTACGGCCCCAATAATAAACTGGATCTAACCTCTGATACTGTTACACAGATCTTAGGACTGAACGGAATGGGGAAATCCTCCATTCCGTTAATTATTGAAGAAGCAATATTTAATAAAAACTCCAAAGGTATTAAGAAGGCGGATATTCCTAATAGATACCTTAAAAAGGGCTATAATATAAAACTAACTTTCGATAAAGATGATAGTGAATATGAGATTCATATTGATCGAAAGGCAGCAACCGTAAAGGTTAAACTAATTAAAAATGGCGAAGATATCAGTAGTCATACTGCTACCAATACCTTTAAAGCCATCGAAGAGATTGTTGGGCAAGATTTCAAGACATTCTCTCAGCTAGTATATCAGAATACTAACACTAGCTTACAATTCTTGGTAGCTACCGATACTAACCGCAAGAAGTTCTTAATTGATCTACTGCAGTTAGAGCAGTATGTAGCACTGTTTGAATTGTTCAAGGAAGCTGTTAAGCAACATGCAGGAACTGTATCTAAGATACAGGGACAGATCGCTACAGTAGAAAAATGGATAGCGCAAAATAGCCTGCAGGACACATCTATAAAGGAGTTAATTCCCGTAGATGATCTTGATTTGTCAAGCGATGAAGCAGAGGTAGCAAAGCTATCCTTGGAAATCACCAACATTGACAAGACCAATAGAGCTATCAATAAGAACAACCAGTATAAAGAATTGCTGGCAGCTATAAATATAGAAGAAATCAATGCTATCGAAGCTGAGCCTACTTTGTCCTATGACGACGAACAATCTCAGCTAGGCGGACTAGAGTCGGAAAAGCTTCGTATAACTAAGTCTATTAGAAACCTTAATAGCTTAGGAGATACTTGTCCTACTTGTGAGCAAAGCATTGATCCCGACTTCAAACAAAAGCTAATAGAAGGAGATAAAGCATCTCTGAAATCGGTGGAGTCAAAAATTGAAGAAATTAAAAAGACTATTGACTCTATTAAGTCTAATAACTCTAGGTACAAACATAAGCAGGACAGTATCAAGGAATGGGAGGAGTTATTTTCTTCAATCAACAAGACTCTGCCCTCAGCAACAATCAACAAGCAAGACTTAGTTGATGAACTTTCTAATCTAAGCATCAGAATATCTAATGCTAGAGATAAGCTGAAAAAGATAACTCAGCAAAATCAAGAAGTTGCGAAGCACAATTCTAGAGTTAATGTCTTTTTAGAGCAGTCTGATAAGTTCCAAGAGGAACTGGCGGAATACTCTGCCAAGCTCGACAAAGAGTTGGCTAATCTTAACAACTTAGAGTTGCTTAAGAAATCGTTTAGTACTAATGGTTTAGTCGCTTATAAGATCGAGAACATGGTGAAAGACCTGGAAGAGCTTACGAACGATTATCTTGCTGAACTCTCCGACGGCCGCTTTACTATTGAGTTTAGTGTTATGTCAGACAAACTCAATGTTAATATTACCGATAACGGCAATAACGTTGACATACTTGCTCTATCTTCTGGTGAGTTGGCACGTGTTAACACGTCTACTCTTCTCGCGCTGCGAAAGTTAATGAGCAGTATCTCTAAGTCTAGAATTAATGTTCTATTCTTGGACGAAGTTATCAACGTTCTTGATGAGGCAGGTAGGGAAAAACTAGTGGAAGTTCTTCTAAATGAAGAGCTAAATACCTACATTGTTTCTCACGGCTGGAGTCACCCACTATTGACCAAGCTTGAAGTTATCAAAGAGGATAACATCAGTAGGATTGAGCATGACTGAACAGCTTGAACTACCCTTTGAGGAAGAACTTCCTGGAGGTTGAAAATGAAATTCTTTAAAAAGATGAAGGATGGCGGTGCTGAAAGCACCGTCACCGGATATTGGTTAATAGAGCTGAAATCACTATTTTCTGTAGTGTTGTTGAAGTTTGAAGGTAAGAGTAGGGAGGCATACCATACTCATGCCTTTAACTGCTTAAATTGGTTGATTAAAGGTAGATTAGTAGAAAAGCTATTAGATAAAAGAATACTACCTAATAACGAAGAGTATACGTTAGAAAGATACTATCAGCCCTCTTTAAAACCGTTCATTATACACAGAGACGATTTTCACAAAGTAGATTCTATAGGAACTAGTTGGGTAATATCTATTAGAGGACCATGGTTTCATCTATGGAGAGAGTATCTACCTAATGAAAATCGCTATAGAACACTAACACATGGGAGAAAAGAGATTGGTTGATGCACGAGCAAAAGGCGCGCGCGGAGAGAATCTCGTAAAAGATCTGCTTATAAAGCATACCAAGCTGCCCTGGGTAAGGACTCCCTTATCTGGGGCACTTGACGTTAAGTACCAGATGAAAGGCGACTTAATGCTCCCGAATAGCGCAAACAGATTCTGTATAGAAGTTAAAAACTATAAAGAAAGCCCGCTATCAGACAAGATTTTTACTAGCAAAACTAATAATCTTATCTTATGGTGGGAGAAATTAAAAAAGCAATCTAGCGAATGTAATCAAGACCCTCTGCTTTTCTTTAAGTACGATCGCTCTAAGATATATGTAGTTACAGATATATTTCCAGATGTAGTTGAGAAATATATTTACATTTCATGGTTAGACTGCTATATTATATTGGCCGAAGAGTGGCTAGGAAAGGAAAGCATAAAATGGCTTTTGTAAAAGAAATGCCCGTGACCAATGTTATGATTGTCGACGCCATGAACGTCGCGTTCCGTTGGAAACACCAAAAAGCAAAAAATTTCGTGCAAGACTATCTCGGCACGGTGAGTTCGCTGGCCCGGTCATATGATTGTGGGCAAATTATCATCGCTGCAGATATGAAGGGTTCGACGTATCGAAAAGAGATCTACCCTGCATATAAAGAGAATCGGAAGGAGCTTGCAGACGCTCAAACGGCTCAGGAAAAGAAAGAGTCTAAGGAATTTTTCGACGAGTATGAGCGCGTACTCGAAGCGTTGGAAAAGAAGTACCTGGTACTTCGATACCCCGGAGTCGAAGCTGACGACCTCGCCGCATACATAGTAGCCAAGAGAAAACTATATGGCTTCGAGAAGATATGGCTAATCAGTTCCGACCGAGACTGGGATCTTCTGATTAACGAAGATGTAAGCCGCTTCAGTACTGTCACTAGGCAGGAGATTACTCTCGATACATGGCCTTACGATGTTACTCCGGAACAGTATCTGTGCTTAAAGTGCCTTATGGGCGATAAGGGCGATAACGTTCCTGGAGTGCCTGGAGTAGGTCCTGTTAAAGCTAAGCAACTGATCGACACTTACGGAAGTGCTTTAGATATTTGCGATGCTATACCTATTGACAGTAAGTATAAGTACATCCAGAACCTTAATCAGTGTCGCGATCAGATTTTAATGAATCATGAGCTAATGGACTTGCTTACTTACTGCGAGGAAGCTATTGGACGAGAAAATGTTGCTGATTTAGGTCGCAGACTTATCATGAACGATAAGCGAGAACACGATTTGGAGTTTACATAATGGTAAAATTAGTTAGTGCCGAAGAGCATGAACGCCTATACCAAGAGAAATTAAAGAGACTAGAGTCTCAAGCTAAAAAGGAAGCAAATGACAGTAAGCACAAGAGCACAAATTATAACGCGTAGAACGTACAACAGACCTCTCGATGAAAGTGGAAAAGTATTTGAGACATGGCCGGAAACAGTCTCAAGAGTTATCGGCCACCAAGAGTGGCTTTGGGAGCGAGCAGCAGGTAGAGACCTTACAGACCTTGAGTATGCGGAGCTTTACGACTTAGAGCAGTTGATGCTGGCTCGTAAGATCTCCATGTCAGGACGTACTCTTTGGCTAGGAGGAACCAGCGTATCTAAGAACCGTGAAGCCAGTCAGTTTAACTGTAGCTTTACTAACGTTGAAACAGCTTATGATATTGTTGACGTTCTGTGGCTTCTTCTTCAGGGTTGCGGTGTAGGCTTTAGGCCTGTAGTCGGTACTTTGAACGGCTTTTCTAAGCCGATCAAGAATATCAAGGTTATTAACAGCACACGCACTGTAAAGGGCGGCAAAGAGACAAATACCGAGATTTGGGATGCGGATACCAAGACTTGGACAATTCGCGTAGGTGATAGCGCCGAAGCGTGGGCTAAGTCCATTGGCAAGCTAATCGCAGGTAAGTATCCAGCCAATACATTGGTACTGGACTTTTCTGAACTCCGTCCTGCTGGTGAACGTCTAAAGGGTTATGGCTGGATTAGTTCTGGAGATGGTGCAATTAGCAAGGCCTACGTAGCTATTGCTAATATTCTCAATGGTCGCGCGGATAGCCTTCTCTCTAGAATGGATATTCTGGATATTGTGAACTGGCTGGGAACTATTCTTAGTTCTCGTCGTTCTGCTGAAATTGCTCTTTTCGAGTATGGTCAGCCAGAATGGGAAGAGTTCGCTATTGCTAAGAAGGATTTCTGGCTTCACGATAATGAGCACAGAACCCAGTCTAATAACTCTCTAGTATTTAACGATAGGCCGGAGCGTGCAGACCTTGAGCATATCTTCCAACTCATGCAGGAAGCGGGGGGATCAGAACCTGGCTTCATTAATGGCGCCGAAGCGCTTCGTAGAGCACCATGGTTCAAGGGATGTAATCCTTGTGTCGAAATCTTGCTTGGAAACAAATCTTTCTGTAATCTCACAGAGATCGACCTCGGTAAGTTTAAGGGAGATAATGCAGGTCTTCACTATGCTACGAGATTGGCCGCTAGAGCGAACTATCGTCAGACCTGTGTAAATCTTAACGACGGCATCCTACAGGAAGCGTGGCACCTTAACAATGAGTTCCTACGCCTCTGCGGTGTTGGTCTCACGGGTATTGCTAAGCGTCCGGATATGGGGTCTTATGAGTACGAATATCTAAAGCGTACAGCTACAGCTTCTGCGATTAGCATGGCCGAGGAACTCGGCTTACCGTACCCTAAGAACGTTACCTGCGTTAAGCCAAGCGGAACACTGTCCAAGATTATGGATACTACTGAAGGCGTTCACAAGCCGTTAGGTAAGTACATTTTCAATAATGTTACTTTCGGTAAGCATGATCCTATTGTCGAGAGGATGAAGGCAGCTAAGTATAAGGTAGTTAATCACCCTACAGACCCTGACGCAGTACTAATCACATTCCCGGTCGTATGGGAAGACGTGCCGTTCCACAAGGTGAACGGTCTAGAGGTTAATCTAGATAGTGCTGTCGATCAGCTAGAGAAGTATAAGCTTCTTCAGACTAACTGGACGCAGCAGAATACTTCGGTTACTATCAGTTATAGTCCCGAAGAAGTTCCAGAAATTATTGATTGGCTACTCCATAATTGGGATATTTACGTTGGCGTGTCGTTCCTTTACAGGGCCGACCCTACTAAGACCGCGGCTGACTTAGGATATTTATTCTTGCCTCAGGAAGTAGTCTCTAAGGAAACATACGAAAAGTATGTTGCCACACTGTTGCCAGTTAATCTAGAGAACGCCGATAGCTTTGATGAAATTCAGGGCGAAGAATGCGCTACAGGCGCTTGCCCTATTAAATAAGGAGTAGCGATGTTAAGTTTAAAAATTGAGAACCAAGGTTACGTAGATATCATGCCCGAGTCTATTCTAGCCTTTGAAGAGGTGGCGGAAGGGTCGCTGGAAGATAGACCTAACACTAAATGTGGGATTTTCTTTGATATTGGGGAAGGTATCACCAGTGTTTATGTAGAAAATAGCTACGATGTAATTAAATCCGTAGTACCTAGGTTGAATTTCGAGTTGAATATTCCGGGAGTTAATGCTAGACGCATTACTATTCCTAGGGATGGTATTATCTATAGACAAGCTATAGTTACTCCCGAAGGGGAAGAGCCTGGAGAAGCTAAGACTCTAATCAAGTTTAGGCTTGGAACTAACGTGATACCAATTACGGTTAAGGAAACTCGCGAAGAGATTGACCTGAAATAAAAATAGCCCCGTAACGCAAGTTACGGGGCTTTATTTATGCCCACCCTCCGATAAGCAGGGCGGCCTGAAATTGATTAGCATATTCTGCTATCGTTGTATTCTTATCTACGCCGTTTATAATTCTACGAGCATTTGTGAACTGTGCAGTGGTAGCAGGTCCTGTCTTAGACATATAGGTTCCACAGGATTTACCCGTGAACCAGCCCTCTGACATTCCTCTAATCATTATTTTCGAGGCATTATCTACAGTTAGTGCCAAGTCCGGGTTCGCTACCAGCCCTGGGATAGGGACTAATTTCTCAGCCTTGGCATAGTTGTCTTTCCATGTAAGCTGAACATAGCCCCTACCGAAATACTTTGCTCCGTCGCCTGGGGTAGTATTACCGTGTGCTTTTGCTAGGGTTGGTCTATTTCCCTTAATGTCATACATTCTGATGAAATAGGCAGTACCTCCTAGTTCTTTAATTGGTTGCATAGTATGAGCCGTTTCGTGATAAGCTGTTGCCAGTGCATAGGCTGTCCACCCTACAGGCCAGTTGGCATTGCCGCAGGCTTTTAGAATGGCTTCGCAGCCTTTAACTTCATCAGTAGTAAGGGCGGGACCTAGGAGGTTTCCCTTTCTAATGCTATCGAAAAAGGCGGCTGGTTTAGCTAATTTTGTCATGATTATTCTCCAATCTAGTTAATCGAGTGATAAACCTCAACATATTGGCAGAGGTATCAGTTTGAACTACTAGAGCTTCTGTATTTTCCAATACGGCATCTCGAAGATCCTGAACGGATCGCAGAATTCTCTTAATATCTCTACCGGATTCTTCTTGATGCTCTCTGAGAGCTTCTATTAATTCTTTTACTAGCTTTGAGTCTAAGAAGCTGGCACTAACAACAGTGGCTGTATCTTTACTTGCGGTGTCTTTTGGTTGGGTCTTTATATATCTAAGTACACCAATGACGGCGGCCACTATAGCTATAGCTATTGTTCCCGCCGTCTGTGCCCATACTGGTAGTGAACTCGCATCCATTTTAGATTACCTTTCTTCTCTTGGCTTCTAAATCGGCCAGCTTTGCATCTCCTGCAGCGAACCAAAGAGATAACATATCTAAGGATAGAAGCAAGGAATATAATGCTGCGGTTGGAGTTACCCACTCTAGACTAAAGGCTGCTATAAGGAGTACGGTCCAGATCATGGATCCGGCAAAAGCCCCTACTGCTCTTATGTGTGCAGAGGGTCTCCATGCTCCATTAATAACTAGAAATACTAATCGTACGCTACCTATAATCAGAGCTATCGCACCCCACCAGTCTTGTGACATTATTCTAAGTAGTGGATGGAAAAATACTTGCTCTTGAAAGAGACCGGGAGCGCTTAGAGCTAGCAGGCCCCAAGCTAATAATCCGGCTGAGAGCGCCCATTCAGGCGCTCTCTCTCGGAAAGTTTCTTTAAACCTGACCAGTATCACTTGAAAGCGCTACTGTATTAGATTCGGTGTTGTTTGCAGAGTCAACATATGCTAGTGGCGTAGTTGTATTAGCATTCAACCCATAAGTATTCTTCAAATTATCATAAGAAAACTTGAAGCCGTCATGGGCCATGTTTACCTGATTAAGAAAGTTTTTAAGAATAGACCCGCTTGCTTGTGAAGGGATCGCCCCATTAATAGAGTTAATGTAGTCTTTAAAAGCATCTAGCTTTTCCAAAAGTTCTGTAGTTAACCTCTTCTCTTCGTTGTAGATGAGATTATATGCATTGTTAATTTCTTCTTGTGTTGGCATTTTAAAATTACTCCTTTTACTTGGGTTTAACCCTTAAGCATCTAGATTACCTAGTTGTACTCTTTTTATTCCTGAGGCGTCAAATACTTTCCAAGCCCCGTTATTATACTCAGTTCTTGCTCCTCCACCAGGCTTAACAATAGAAAAGCTATCTGCATTAATAACCATGTTTCCAGATGATCCATTGTTATTAAGAGCCCAACCTGTTATATAGCCATTAACATCCAAAGTTATACCCGCCTTACCCATTAATGTATTTACACCATTTTGAGCAGTGCTAATAGCCGTTATATTTTGACTAATGCTAACGCCCTGCGTCGACACGGTGCTGTTGAGCGAGGCGTATTGACCGTTCAGCGTGTTGACCATCTCGAAGCTCTGACGTGCAGAGGCCTCGGCAGTATACGGCGTGGCATTCTGACCGCGCTCCAGCTTCACCTGACGAACGTGCATGCTCTGCGCAGTGCCGCTGCCCTTGTACCAGATGATCCGGGCCTGAACCTTAGCCGCGCCCTCCGGGGCAAATGCAGTCACTTTCAGATCCCGACGGGTCGAGCCATCTGAACTGAAGTTGCGCCCCGGAGAAATCGCCGGGCCGCCAGAGGTGGCTAGGTAGCCGCCAGAGCTATTGAGCCAGATCAGTTCCAGATAGGTGTGGCCAGTTCCAGACAAAAAGTACCCGACGTCACAAGTGAGCGTGTACCAATCCCGCTCGATATTGACGGGGTTACTTTCAATATAGGTCCAGCTATTGTCCGGCACGTTATTGCCGTTGACGGCATAAGTCCCCCAAGTGTCCGTGCCGCCATAAGTGCTGAACGACGCGTTGTAGGCACTCCAGTAGTCTAGATTCCCCAGCTCAAAACCGCCGTTCCGCAGCAAGTTCGGGTTCCCCGAGGTGACCTGGGTGCGCAGGGTTGCGGTGTCGCCTTGCAGGTTGGAGGTTGCCGTCTGCAACGTGCTGATCGAGCTACCCTGCGACTGGACCGTCTGCGACAAGCTGGCTTGCGTACCCTCAAGGTTCGAGATCGACGTCGCTTGGCTGCTGATCGAGCTGCCCTGCGTGGCCACCGTCTGCGACAGGCTTGAATACTGGCCATTCAGGCTGTTGATCGAGGTCTGCTGAAGCGTGAACGACGCAGAGGTGCGGCCGGGGAAGTAGGCTGTCGGCGAATTGGTGTCGCTGTAGACCTCAGCGATCTGCGGGCGGACCATCCAACCCCAGCTGTCGGTCGCACCATTCCACCCCCCATCCTGCGACGTTCCGTGCTTGACCCAATTCAGCAGCGCGCGGGTGGCGTTGGCCGGAGCTTGCGCCTTGACCCACAACCGCTGGTAACTGCCGATAGTCCGACCACCGTTCGACTGGGCGAAACCGGGGTAGCTATCACTGCGCGGACCATCGGACACGCCCACGTTAGTCCCGTTGGCATCGTACCACTCGATCTTCATGTTACAATAGCAACGATGTGTGGCGGCATAGACGCTGGCCTCGTACCAGCGGCCGCCGACGACGCTGACATGGCTCGAGTACCACTGAGCGGCACGCCAATTGACGTTGTCCTGTTGATTGATGAACAGGTTATGCTCGCCTTCAGGACGCCAGTCATCGCCGGCACCGTCTCGTCCCCAGGTGAAACCCGAAGTATTGCCGCTATCGTGGGAGTAGAAACCCCACCCCTCGGTGCCGACGGCAAACTCGGTGTTCTGGAGCAGGTTGCCGCCGACCGTCACGCGCTGCAGCAGGGTCGAGATCGTGCCACCCTGCGTGGCCTGAACCGACTGCAGGTTACTGATCGAAGTACCTTGCGCCGACACGGTGTTCGACAGGCTGGAGACTGTGCCGTTTAGTGTCGAGGTCGTAGACTGGAGCGAGCTAATCGAGCCACCTTGGCTGGAGACGGTCGTTTCCAGCGACGCATGGCTGCTATTCAGATCGGCGTAGGCTTGGAACATCTGCGCCGCCGTCGCTTCGCCGCTATACGGCGTGGACGTGCTACCCAGTTCGACCTTCATCTGACGCACCCGACCACCCGTCAGTACGCGCTGCGGCGGGATCGCTACAACAAAACGGCTCCGCGCCCACGAGGCGTTATTCGGCGGTGTATGGACGTGGCGAACGCGGCTGTTGCCAGACTGATCGAACCCCTTCGGCCCAAGGTCCGGTGTTTTGGTCTGGGTGATATAGCCTTGATTGCTATCATACCAAACCATTTCGCCGTAACAAATCAGGCCGTCCCCGGACAACTCATAATCGAACGACTGGGCGTGACCGTTCGGCCCCGGCGCGCAGGGGAATATCGTCGAGGTGATATAGAAAAACACATAGTCATTGCTCGTGTTGCCGAAAGGCTGATTGACTTCAGCGTAACGACCCCATGCCCATGTGTAGACACCCCAAGTCCCGTTCTGCTCCCATCCGCGTAGCATGTTCTCGAACCCGCCATTAGGGACAAGGTTCGGGCTGCTCGAAGCAGATACAACATTGTTCAGGTTGGCGACGCTGCCCTGCAAAGTCGTGATCGCCTGCCCATTGCTACTGATCGACGAACCTTGGGTCTGCACCGTCGATTGCAACGTGCTGATTTGCCCCGCCTGCGTAGACGACGACTGCTGGAGCGTGCTGACGCTGCCGTTCAGGCTGTTCACACTGCCCTGTAGCGAGCTGATGGATCCGTTTGCACTCGTCATCGACTGCGACAGCGACGTGACGCTACCTTCGGCAGAAGACACGCGGGTTTCCAGCGAGGCAAAGCTGCTGTTCAGTGTCGACAGGGCGGTAGCCTGCTGTGAAAGGACCGCGCCGGCGCCGCCGATCGTGTAGGCCGCCGGCGACACGGAGGTCTCGAAGACCTCCTTCATCTGCGGACGAAGGATGACGAGATAGCTATCGTTGCCCGAAGAAGTTGCGGCCTTCTCGAACACCATGCGGCACGACACAGCGCCCGCCGGGGTTTGCATTTTAAGGTACGGGCGCGCGTATTGACCGATGGCGTACCCGCTGTAGCTGCCCGGACCGTAGCCGGTGCCGTAGTGGTTCGCGATGTTCGTGTTGTTGCTGTCGAAGAACTGCACAAGGATGTTACCGCCGCACCGGTGCGCGCCGATGTACCCGCTCCACTCGTACCACTTGCCCGCCTCAACCGGAATATATTGGTCGATGAAGAAGCTGGCGTAATAGCCGGCGTTGGCGTCCCCTTGCCCCAACACATAGACATGCTCATTAGGGGGGCGCCAATTGTCGCCCAGTATATCACGGCCGCTGACGAAGGCGCCGACGCCGTTGTGGTAGGTCAACCACCCTTGCGCACCCGTGGCAAAATCGGTGTTCGGCAGCAGATTGCCAGCGCCTGCGGACACCTGCGTCTTGAGGGTGGCGGTATCACCCTGAAGGGTAGATGTCGCCGTCTGCAGCGTCTGGATATTGGCGTTATGCGTGTTGATCGTCGTCGTGTGCGACGACACCGTCCCGTTGAGATTGGTGTAGCTCTGCTGCAGCGTGCTGATCGATCCGCCCTGCGACGAGACCGTCGTCGACAAAGAGGCGAAGCTGCTATTCAGATCATTGAACGACTTCCACTGCTGCACGACGCTCGCGGCGCTGTTGAAGGGCGAGGCACTTGCGCCGGTCTCCAGCTTGACCTGGCGAACGTGGAAATGGATGATATTGCCGTTCATCCGGTTCAGCACCACGCGGACGCGAGCGCGCACCGAACCAGCGGGGGATAGGCTGGTAAAAGTCTGCGCCTTACGAGCGCTGTTGTCCTGGCTAAAGTCGCCGCCAGCCGCACGCATCGGGCCGTTGAACTGACCCACCACGTTGTTGGCCGCATCCCAATAGACGATCTCGCCGTAGGTATAAGCGGCCGGGTCCGAGACGTTGCATGAGGTCTCGAACGACACCGTGTGGTTGACGCCGCCGTAGACCGGAATGTCTTCGGTTTCGAGATAGGTGTGGGTTTGGCCACCCAGCGTGCCGAGCGACTGGTTACCTGCCACCTGACCCCACGAGCCGGACAGGGTGGAATACCACCCGTTATGGGTGTAGACCCAGTTGTTCAACCCGTTGGCGAAGTCACCGTTGACGATAAGATTGGGCTTGCTGCCTGTGTCCACGCGGGTCGTCAGCGAGGAAAGGTTGCCTTCCGCCGTCGACACTGCCGTTTGGAGCGAGGTGATCGAGCCGCCCTGCGACGAGACCGTCTGGGACAGGGTCGACACCGTGCCGTTGATGTCGGACACCGAGGATTGCAGCGAGGTGATCGAGCCGCCCTGCGACGAGACCGTTGTCTCCAGCGTTGCGATACTGCCCTGCGCGTTCGTGACGGCCGTGGCGTTGGTCGTGATCGAGGCTTCGGCGGTGCCAACGCGGGTGGTCAGGCTCGCGATCTGACCTTCGGCGGTCTGAAGCGCAGTCGCCCGATTAACGACAGTCGCTTCATCAGTGTAGTTCGACCACTCAAAGCCGTTTTCGACCTTGATCTGGCGAACGCCGGCATACTGACAATTGACCACACCGGAGACGACGAACCGGGCGGTGGCCGTCGCCGCGTTCGCCGGAGCGGTCGACGAGACAGCTACAAGCCCGCGATCGGCGCTGTTGTTCGAGAAGTCGTGGCCATGCCCACGGGGGTTCTGCGGCCCATCCAACACGACCTGGCCGTTCGCGTCGTAGTAGATCATGTCTACATAAACGACGCCCCCATCAGCGTACAGCACCGTGTCGGCCGAAATGGTGTAGCTGTTACCCGCCCGGATGTTGAACGGCTTGCTTTCCAAAACATAGGTGCCGTTCGCCGGAGCAATAAGCAGAGCGATACTGCCCCAATCGAAGCCGTAGCCGAAATTCCAGTTGTACGGGCCGGGGTTCTGCCAACCGACCATGCCCAGCTCGAAGCTGCCGAACTCCAGAATGTTGACGCGCCCTGCCGACACGCGGGTTTGCAGCGCCGACAAACTGCCTTCGACGTTGCTGATCGCGACAGCGTTCGACGAGATCTGTCCACCCTGCGTTGCCGTCAGCGTCTGCAGCGCATCGACCTCGCCTTCGGCGGCGGTAATGCGGCCTACGGCGTTACCCAGATCGCTAGTGACATTGTTGACGCTCTGCTGGAGCGAGTTCGCCTGAGCCTGCAGGGTGGAGACCGAGCTGTTCAGCGTCGCCAGATCATTGCCCGCACTGTTGGCGAAGGTCTGCAAGCTAGAGAGACTGGCCTGCGCGCCGGCCATATCCTGCTGAAGCGTACCCACGCTCTGCTGAATAGCGCTGGTGGTGCCCTGCAGGCTGGTGATGTTGCCCTGCACAGTATCGACTTCACCGTTGAGCGAGGAGAGCGCGTCGTTGACCTCGGAGAAGTCCGCCGAGACGCTTGATTCCAGGGAATTTATTAACAGGTTAGCATTATTTATAGCTATATTGCTATTGATTATATCGGACTCTAATTGACTTAATTTTTCTCCCGTAACCGAGTCTGATTGTTGTAGCTGTTCTGTCTTATCAATAATATCTTGAACTGTACCAGGCGTGACAATAGGTATGGTGGAGCCTTTAGCTCCACCAACCTCTGGTAGCGGGAAGAAAGGTGAGTAGTAAGTCTTTGCCATCATTATCCTTGAATAATCTTGTGTCTTACCCAATAATACCTGACTATCCTACCATGGACACTACCCACAGGATCTATAAAGGAACTGGTAGGTATTGGTAGCGTTTGTAGTAAAGAGGCTGTCTGAATTATAGCCCCCAAAGAGGTGCCGTTAGTTAGTCCAGTTATGGCCCCCTCCTTAGTATCAGATAAAGTGAACTGGGTAGAAGACGGTATGCTTTTAACGAAGTAAGTTTTTCCCACTTCCAAGCCGTTTAAAGTTACCTGGCTAGTGACTTGGTCTCCTAGCTGTAACTCATGAGCAACTGTGGACGTTAATACGTTATCTGAGATAGTATTAACCGTTAAGTACAGGTTACTCGAAGAAGAACTATATAGTTCTGTATATACATTTTTTGTATTAGCTAACGGGTTGTTGACCCAAGTAACGTTAACACTTGAATACGCTTCGTCACCATTATCTAGGCTGGTGGCTCTTAATCCCGTAGGAGAAGCGATAGTGGTTTGTCCAGCTAATCCACCTAACCCTGACGCTGCTTGTTTACTAATCTTACTTAATACATAGAAGCTATCATCATACTCTTCGGCTACAATATCTACAGTTGCGTCCTGCTGATGTGTTAGAGTAGATATTCTAAATTTTTTATCTACCCAACCATATCTAGGATACTGTATTTGGATAACCTTACCCGCTAGCAGTAATAGCCCTCTTGGGGCCATATTGAATGACACAGTAAGACCAAATCTAGTCTTATTTAGATATTTATCTGCCAGAATTCTGGTATTATAATAATTAGTTATACCAGGAACAGTAACACTACCCTTTTTAGGTACGTTTCTATCGGCTTTCAGATAATCAGAATTAAAGAAGCTTATATTTCTAGCTTCAAACTTATTAGCAGGATCAGCATAAGCCGCAGTAAGAGAATTAAATGCACTTTTTATGCCTTCATCAGACAGCCTAATCTTACCGATTATCTGATCGGCTGTTATATTCCTGACTTCATTATCGTCTGAAGCTATAACACCCTCAGCCTCCTCTACCTCTAGATAGTATTTGTTGCCGCTATAGCGTAGAATACCTCCAAAATGCTCCAATAAACTATTCATGTTATCGAACAAAGCTAAAGAAGTATCTATAGATAGATTAGTTTGGTGTCGAGTTACATATCTCTGATTATTTTCATCCCAGCCCAGTAGCCTCCAATAATCTACCTCGTCAGAGTCATACAAAGAATAACCAGATATTTTGGACCCATTCTTCATAGCGCGGATAGGATTGCCATCTATAGCTAGGTCGATGCCGGGGCCGCCATTAGTGCTAGTTAGCGAGAGACTGGATTTATAAAGTAACCCGTTAACGGTTCCCGAAGTATGTGTAGGCGCAGTAGTTTTTACGCCCGCCGCAGTTACCTCATATAGGTTAGTGCCGTAATATACCAACTCTTGGAGCTTATAGGATTTCCAGTTATTCCAGGCGTTAGTTAGCTTCCCCAGTATATTAGTAAACTCTAAGAACTGGCCATCCCTGCCTACGTAGGTACCCTGCCAAAGCATAGTACCAGAAGCGGGATACCTGTATACGTGGCCACTTACTGGATAAGAGCCTGTGGTTACGCTTTGTACTGTTACGTTTGATCTAACATCGCAAGCCCTACCAGATTCTAACCACGAAGGTAAATCTAGGTCCTTGTACACATCCAGACCTCTTCCGTATGTGGTAGAGGTTATATAATCTAATGTTTGAATAGCTGGATTAATACTTACCCTGCTATCCCTATACTTTGGGAATATTTGTACGGAATCGGTGGTGGTGGGAATATATTCCGGGTCCCACAAGCCGTCAATAGTAGCTATCTTATCGGTACCGCCGGTGTATCCTATAATTTCATATTCCTGTACTATTTGCCTATCTAGGGTGCTATTGTACCTGATTACTTTAACTATGTGGCCATTATAGTAGCCGGCAACAGAAGAGGCCGCGGCATTCAGTCGTATAGTATTTCTAGAGACTATTGAGGCTCCATCAGTAATAGCTTGTGCTAGAGAGGAACTTACGGCACTAGCGAGTAACTTTGTGGTTACGGACGTAGTTGTAGCAGAAGAACCTTGAATAAGCATATCTGAGTTGAAATACCTATTGTTAGAGTATCTCGTACCATTAGGCTTAACCAGACTAAACACGGCAGTGGACTCAGTACTATCCCCCCCGCTATTCATTCCGGTAGTGGAAGCAAAGTTAATAACTGAATATCCACCGGCGGTAGCTTGTCCAGTTACTGCAGCGGACATGGCCTGCTGTATGCCTCCATTAAACTCTACAAAATTGTGGGTAATCATTGTCCACTTAGCTCCGCCCGAGCTTTGCATGTAGAATTGCGTTACAGAAGGTACTCCATTGACAAGACCTAGTGGCGGTGGGATGTCAAATATAAAACGAGTATTTGAGGTACCGTCTGGATTTATAAAAGTCCATTTATCTACAATCTGAACAGGAGAAGCTGTTATAGCTACACCGCTCATATTGTAAAGAGTTACCATATCTCCCAGTAGGAAGTTATTAGCATTTTCACCGGTAGCTTTATTATAATGACTATAACTATAATCGTAATTATAGCAATTAATACTTTTGCCTTTTATAATAAACTCTAGGGAGGGGATACTTGTCTCCCCTTCCGCAATTTTGAATTTACCTAATATATAAGCAGTATCTAATACCCTGTGGTTAGGACCCCAGTACTCTGCGGTATCCGCTCCGGTCCAATAGTCATTTTGAACTTTGAAGTTGTTAGCCTTGGCAATAGATACTAACTGCGAGGATGCTTTTTGACCTGTTTTACCGGAAAATACGTCTAAAGTTATCTCTTGAGGAGAGGTTAACTTAATGCTTTCTCCGTCAATAACGCCCTTACCTGTAGTCTCTGCTACAGTAGTTACAGGTGCTACATAATTCTTATACCCGGTATTTCTTATTAAATTATATGGCAAGTTTGTTAGTAGGTAATCTTGTCCAGAGTAGAAGTCTATAGTAGCGGCGGTACTTACGGAAGTTGCACCCCCCAATACGTCACCTCTATCGGCTCGCCCTCTACAGATTAGCTCTACAGTATTATCTGCAGTCTGCTGACTTCTAGCATCGAAATCGGCCTTATCATTACAAATTAAAGAATTTCCGTCAATATATACATCGTATACACCACCAATCTCACCCTCACTAAGTGCGTAAGCAACATAGACGGTAGAGCTATCGTTCTTTAATGTATCGGCAAAGAATGGGATACCAGTAGTATTTCTTACTCCGTATATAACTGGGATAGACTTAGCTTGCAGTTGGAAATCTAGGTCAGTGGTACGAGCCTCATCCACCATAGTTTTCTTTACTTTAACTTTGGAGCCTATACCCATAAAACCGTTTTTAGCTTTAACGGTTTGCTTTTCCACCTGAACCGTGTAGGTAGAGAGCATATTAATAGATGTTTCAGAGTGAGCGAACCCTTTATCGTAAGCATACTCTAATTTTAGTGTAGACTGCGGTTGAGGATTACCGTTCTGGTCTAGTGCTCTGTGGAAATCATCAGAAGTAATTCTTCCTTTTACCTGAGAGAAGTCGCCCCAGTGACTGGTAAGACCCCAGGTAACATTAATAGCACTGTCTCCGTCTTCAAAGGATACATTAGAAATAATACCTTTGAAGATTAAAACAGGGGAACCCACTACTGTGCCATCTCTGAAATACCCCCTGTAAATGAATACCTCCCTATTAACAAAAGAGGCATACTCAGGAATATTCTTGTCAAGCAGTATGGATTTAATTTCTTCGGAGGCCAGAGACATTTCTAGATCTACGGTTCCAGCAGGATCCATAGTGTCTTCTATTTTCGTGATTCTTAATACGTTTCCTGCTCTGAAACCCTGTATGTTAAAATCACCAGAATAGTTTAAAGCAGTTATGGTTACTTTGTCGCCCTCCCTAAAACCTGCTAAGGTTAGATCTACGTCTGCGGGCCAAGTTAGATCATAAGTAGTACTATTTACAGTAGCGATAGCTACGGAACCTTTAGCATAGGCACCAATAGCATTACCGTCTAATGTTATAGAGAAATTACTGGCTTTTGCTTCGGTTTGCTCGGCTACGCCGGATACTTCTAGTACTTTATTGGCTACGTATACCTGGCTTCCATTAGCCACCCCGTTGAGGTTGGTACTGCCGTCATCAAAGTTAACATCTCTGCTAGCATCTGTTAGGTAAGCGTACTTCTCTTTTGAGGTAGAGGCCACTCCGTTAGCGGCCATTCTATAGGGCCTTTCGAACTTAATTAGATGTGCGTATACGAACGGCTGATTAGCCATTAGCATCGTACGAAGGTCTGCGTGTACTGGACGTTCTGTTAACATAACTTAAATCCCAACAAAAATACCCGCCAAAAGACGGGTATAAGTATTCTTAAAAATTGTGTTATTAGCCAAAGTCATGCTGCAATTATAACATCGACCCCAAGAAAAGTCAAGCTAAATTTTTTCGGAGCATTTATGGTTGGATCTCTTCTAGTGACAATGAGAAATTATACAAATTATCTGTATTAAGATCATACTCCTGTACATCACCTTTAGGTATAACTCTGATTTTCGGGCTGATAAAATTTACAACTGAATTATCGGCTGTATTCCTCTCTAACGGAGGGCTGATATGTATGCGCCTCTGTGCCGTAGTAGGAGCTGTTGTACCTGCTTGATATAAAGCTGCGGTTTCCACTCTGGTTATCATGTAGGCCTTCAGGTGATTAGCATTGGCAGGATCTGATATAGTAATCAAATCTTTAGGCTTAGGATCTCCTGAAATAGTGGTAGCAGATTTAATGTTAAGAACAGAAGAACCTGCATTATGTGCACCATTTACAGTTATAGAATTAGCAGCAGCATACGCTGCAAATACGGGATCTTTAGGTTTAGAGTGCTGAGGCAGCACTACGAAGAATGGTAGTAGACGCCCCCTAGAAAGTAGGAACGCGTCTACGGGGTCGAACTGAGATCTTAGCATCTGATGATACGTAATATCTATTTCCCAGTTCTGAGAGTCTGGCCCTCTGTGAATACCCCTACCACTCTTTGTTCTGCTCACCTGAGATTCTTTAACTGAGCGTAGTCTCATGGAGGCGAAGCCTGGACCAGCGCTTCCGCTTGTTTGGTCCAGACTTCCCGCATCAGTTATCTTATAAATAGGATCAGGAAGAATATCACTGAATGAGTTAAAAGTTGCCATTATAATCTACCTACATTTGGTCTAGTATAGACATTTACGTCTACATCTTCTAGGAAACGCTGGCCATTAGAGTTGGCAGCTTCTCTCAACATTGAAATAATATTACCTCTCTGGTCCCTTAGTACTCCTTCCATACCCTTAGCATCTATTGCGTGAATGTTAATCTCTGCACTGATTGGTGAAGACTTCTGATTATCATTCACTGGAGTGATACTTACGGGTGTTTCTGGTGTAAGAATTTCAGGGCCCTTTTCGCCTACCATGTAGGCGGTATTGCCGTAACCTCTTGGTAAGTCACCGCCGTAAGCGGAACCTACAAGAGCGTAGTTAGAAGAGTTATTACCATAACCGGATTGACCTCTTATATAACCTAACTCGCCCCCAAGATTGTTATTAGACTTAGCAAGATCTACGCTTTCACCTCTCTTACCAATAGTTAGGCTAGAGTTAGTGGAGGCAGTAGATGCTGCATTGGCTGTGCTTTGGTAACTAGTGCCAGAAATGATAGCAATCTGAGCGGCACCCATAGCAGCTATAAGAGCGGCCAGAATAGGTCCTGCTATAGGGCCATAGCTTAGAGCCTGAGCAACACCAGCAGCAGTTGAAATAACGGCCTGAGCCATCATCAGCTTCTTATTGGTATTGAACTGCTTTTTAGCTATTTCGTCCTTCTTCTTCTCAAGAGATTGAATCTTAGCAAGACTTTCTGCACTTTTACCGTCTCTCTTCTGCTCTGCCGCGATCTCTCTATCAATATTCGTAATCTTAGCATCTGCTGCTGCAGAAACTACAGATTGAATAGTTGAAAGAGCGGAGTTCATTACCGTAGCTACTGCAGATATTTTATCTGCCATAGTCGAGGTAGAAGAGTCGAAGACTCTCAAGGCGTCTAGAGAGGCGTTACCAATTGAGCTTATTCCAGTAATAACTGAAGATAGTACTTCTCCCTCAGGTCCAAGTTCAGACATTTTGTCCTTTATACCTGAAGTTAGCTGGTCGAAGGTATCTAAGAAGTCTTGGGCTCCATCGAAGCTTCTGTTCCTGCGCCAATCTATCTCGACTGGTACTATAATTGGAGGAATTCCTATCTTAGGAATAATACCCTCTAAGTTACCTAGAGTTGGATCATAATTAAGCCCAGCGTTAACGACTATAGGATCGTTATCATTTGAGGCAGCCGCAGTAACAGCGGATTGAATCGTATCTCTAGTTATAGTTGGCTTTATTGGAGTAGTTACTGGTGCCGCAGATACTAAAGCTTTAGCATTGTTGATTCGATTCTGATAACCAGCAGCGCTAGGGCCTCCCGCTATTTCGTATCTCTTCTCGAATGCCTTTGCCGCTTCTTCGGCGCTGGTAGATGCCTTTAATAGTACGGCGGCTGTCTTATGGGTAGTTTCAAGCTCATATTGTATGAACTTTAACTGCTCTTGCAGCGTAGCATCCTTTACTTCTTTGCCGAACATCTTGGCAAAAGCAGCGGCTCTAGCAGGGTCCCACTGAGCTATACCTACATGCTTGCCATTATCAGCTCTAGTATTTAGATTCTTGCCGGACTCTTGTTGTAGATTTCCTACAATTCCTGCTGCTTGAGCAGCAGTCCAGCCCTGCTTTATAAAGAATTCCATAGCTTCCTTAGCACTTTTCTGCACGCTGGCATTGAGAACCTGGGAAGATGATGTAGTATCTATCTGCTTTTGGATGGCAGAAATCCAGTCATTGATAGCAGTAATAAGATTTGTATTACTTAATACTAATTCTTGAGTTTGCTGTGTAGCCTTATCAAGTGCTGGATTTTTGTCTGAAAGATTATCCGCCTTTGCAATTCTCTCAACAGCCCTGGGCTTAGTATTAAGAGCGTCTCTGGCCTCTTCTCTAGCATTTCTTCTGGCCCTTATACCCTCCATGAAAGATATGATAGAGTTATTACCTTTCACCACAGGCAGCATTAAGGCGCGAAGTTCTGCTTCTTGTGTAGAAAGATTAACGTCTAAAGCCTTCTTTAGACTCTCGGCGATTGAGCCAGTATCTACGGTAGTTATTCTATCAATAGTAGTATTTAGCTGAGCTATCCTACTATTAAATACCCCATCCTTGTTAAGCTCTACTAGCCTGTCTCTTCTTTGGGTTAACTCTTCCTTAAGCTGCTGTCTTTGAGCATCTAGTAAAGCATATTCTAGGTCTATTAGGCCTTTCTTGATGTTTACCTCTTCTACTGCTAGCTTATAGGCTGCAGCAGCAGCTCGTATTTCTATAGCTTGCTGACCTTCATCGCTTAATTCCAAGCCTCTCTTCTTGAGATTCAACTTAGTTTGTGCTGCGATTTGATCATTTGTAGCTTCTACTAATGACTTCTGTGCGTCTCTTGCCTTGCTTAGATACTCTAAAGAGGTTTGCTGCCACTCCAGACCTTCTTTTCTTGTATCAAATAGAACTTTTTCTAAAGTAGCAGTTTGATACATAACTTCAAGCCTCTGCTGATCTAGTTTATAGCCTTGATCTAACAGAGATAGCTCTTGAGCATAGTAGTCTTTCAGAGCCTGGTTAGCGGTTTTATCTTCCTGAGTCTGAGCGCGCGCCGAAGCAGCATCTGCTACACGCAGTTTATCCTGCAATGCGGCTCTCTTAGAAGCATAATCCTCGTCCGAGTGCTTCTTATCTAAGGCGTAAGTAGCAGTTAGTATTCTCAACTGTTCCTTTAGAGTATCAGTTCTACCAGAAATCATTGCTGATTGCTTTAGGTATTCCTGATTAATCTCTTCCGCCGTATTTCTCTGAGCAGCTAAAGTAGCTAATCTAGCGCTTTGAATTTCTACTTCCTTGGACGCCATAGCCGCTAATTTCTCTGCCGGAGTTATTTTGCTCTCAAATATAGCAGCGATTTCGTTGGCTAAAGACTTAGAAGCATCCTCTAGTGCCGCGATTTCTTTCTCGATACCCTTAAACTGTTCTAGGTCAGCGTATCGTTTAGTAGCTTCAGTCAAGGCCTTATCGGCAGCTTCCACTCGCTGAACAACTGCTAGATCATCTGCAGACATAGCGCGACGAACGGCTATATAATCCTTCATAGCAAGATTAATCTTTCTTTCGGCAGCATCTCTATTCGCAGAGTCTAGTGCTGCTCTTGCGGTCTCTATGTTGTTCTTTAATTGCTCAGTACCTTGCTTTTTGAGCTCTTCGGTTATCTTACTTTCTATTTCTAGCTGGGTAAGCTTGGCGCGTTGCTGTGCCAGGGATGCGTTAACGATAGCCTGCTGAGTTTTTAGGCTCTGAATCTGAAGATCCTTAATCTTATTTTCAGCAGTTATTCTAGCTCCTTCACCTTGAGCTGTTACCTGATAGTTGGCTTGGTTAGCAGTCAGTCTAGCCTGCGCTAGAGTTAGCTGGGCTTTGATTGATCGTTCGGTTCGCTGAGCGAGATCGACCATTTCTTGAGCTTTCTTAATATCAGCAGAAATTATACCAGCTCGTTGCTCCAGGATCTTTTTCTGGTCTTGTGCATTTGCGAGCTGAGCCTTTTCTTGTATAGATAGCTCCTTACCCATGCCAACCATGCTTTTATAGTTCTGGATTATAGCGTCTAATCTGTTACTCTGCTCTATTAATTTAGCGGAGTCTGGACTTAGTAACCTACCGATATTTGGTCCAATACCCTTTAAGATAGCTTCCCAATCCTTGCTTACCTGAGATCCTTTCGCTACCGATAGTTCGAACGCGTTGATAGAGTTGACTACCTGATCTATGGTGAGAGCTAGTTTATCGTAAGAGGTGGTTTGAACTGCTCCTCGGAAAAACTCACCAGCAGCCTGATCGGCTTCCTTTAAGGCTTCTACTAGATCCTTTACCATTTCGGCGGCTGGACCGCTTCTCTGATTGATCTCATTGATTGCCTGTGAGATTACCTGAAGTTTTTTATCTGTTCGTAGACTCTCTATGGTTTTGAAACCACCATGTAAGTTAATAACTTCTTCAGTAGCTTCTGGCGCACTCTTTGCTAAGTTATCTAAAGCTAGCATAGAAGGCTTTAGTTCATCAGTAAGAGACCTAAATTTCCAAGTAGATACGTTTTCTAGGTCTTTCTGGAATAGGTTCAGTACCTTGGAATTCTGAGCTATACCAGTTCTGTAGCTAACTAGACTGCGCTTATCAGTGAACGATTCCCAGAAGGTGGCTACGCTAGAAGACTCTCCAGACTGCTTAATAAAATCAGACTGAGCTTTTGTAGCTGCATTGTATGCGTCTACAATTTCCTGCACGCTATTGGACTGAATAGTTATAGCCTGCTGAGCTCTAAGAGACTCAGAAGCTGTAGATAGTTGGATCTTATTGTATTCTGACTGGGACTTGGCAACGGTGCGAATAACCTCCAAGAAATCTTCTAAGGCTTTTTCTTGTGCTTTAACCTTGTCACTTTTCAAAGCGTCCCAAGCGGTAGTAAGTAAGCCAACAGCTAACATTATCTGACCGACTATTGGTATAGCAGCTAGGAAAGCGGCTCCTATAGCCCTTATACTTACGGACGCTGCGAATGCTGCAACACGTAAAGCCCCTAAACGGGATATTGCTCCGTTGTTAGCGGTTTTCTCCGATCTAGAGTAAGAAGCTATAGCACTAGCTATATTTTTGTATGCGCTAGAGATTTGGAGTTGGGAAGCATAGATAGTGGCGTTAGCTGCTCTATCAGCTGCCTTAGACTTTTGAGAAGCAGCCAAAGCTCTCTGTTCCGCGGCCTGCGCGTCTGCAGTAGCTCTGAAAGTAGTATTGGCTGATTCTATTTCAGCCGTTCTTACTCGATCTATAGCATCTCGCTGTGCTTTTAATTGATCTATAATTGCATTTTTTCTAGCTATATTGGCCGTATCCGATGCATCCATTTTATCTAGCTGTTTTTGGTGCGTATTAATGGATCTATTGAGAGCGGAGTAAGCGCGATCTTGTTCTTGCACAGAGGCCGTGCCCTTGGCTATAGATTCTGCTGTATCGTTGAACGCTTTCGGACCTTTAGGAACTGCCGATACTTTACTTCTAGCGGCATCTATTGCCGCCTGCCCAGCGGCTTTAGCCTTAGCCAACTCTGCGGTGGCTGCTGCACGAGCTTGCTTGGCTTGCTCTTTAGAGGCTGCCGCAGTCTCTAGAGATTTCTTGGAAAGATTGGCTAAGCCAGGTAGAAGTTGTTTAGAAATTCCTGCAGCAAATAATACAGCAGCTCCCGCTAAGGCTCCCTGGGAAGACCCCAGAATATCTGCTAAAGGTTTTGCCGCTACATTAATAA